TCGCCGATGCGGGTCAGCGAGATCTCCTGCGTCAGGATCGAGGACATGTTCGTGGACACGCCGTGCCGGGCGACCAGCTGGTTGTTCTGGTTGATCTCCGCGACGTTCACGCCAGACTTCGAGAGGTTGTTCTTGAAGGTCCGGGTCATGGCCTGCGCGATCGTTGCGGGCAGGCCGGTGAACGACGTCAGCGACTGGTTCGTCAGCCCTCGCGCGACCGCGTTCCGCGCCAGCCGTCCGGCCATCGCAGCGGCCAGGTAGAAACCGTCGACCTCCGTGGAGGCGTTCACGGCCGAGTTGAAGGCCAGCAGCCGGTTCGGGTAGCACAGCACCAGCCGCTTGCTGTCCTGCGCCAGCGCCAGCTGGTCGTGGCCGGTCGTGTTGTCGTACGTCGTGGCCAGGCCGGTGAACGCCATGCGGCCGTAGCCGTCGTCGGCCGCCGTCTCACAGTGGTTCTTGACGTCGGCCAGCATGTTCGCCACGTTCGTCGGCGTGTGCGCGTTGTACGTGCCGTCCACGAACAACGGCACCAGGATCTGCGCCCGGTAGTCCGCCTCCAGCTTGCTGTACGCCGCCTGCAGCTGCGCACGGAAGTCCCCGGCCGACGGGTTGGTGGCCACGCACAGCACGCTGGCCGCGCCGTTCTCCAGGGCGATCTTCGCCGCCAGAGTCAGCGCCGAGGCGACCTGCGAGGCCGTCGGACTGGTCGGGGACGTCGACACCATGGCCTGGCCGTACGTGGCCACGACCTGGTCGTAGTCCTCGAACTCGGTCGGCTCGTAGTACGTCGCGTTGGTGAACGCGTACGTCACCCGGACCTGGTCGCCGTCCTTCAGGCCGTTCGGGGACGGCTGGGTCAGGTCGCTCTGGCTCGACGACAGGCGCTTGATCGAAGTGATCGCCGTGGCGGCACCGCCTGAACCGGCGGTCACCACGAAGGTGTAGTCGGTGTTGTAGACCATGGCCGTGCCCGACAGGGTCGTGACCACGGGCGCCGCGATGGCGGGCGGCCCCACAACCGCCGTGGTGTACACGCCGCGCTGTGCCAGTGCGGTCGCCGAGGCGGAGAAGACGGTGACGACCTCACTGGTCGTCTGGTAGCCCAGGGCCGGGCCGATCACCGTGACGGTCGTGGTTGACACGCCGCGCGGGGTGACCGTGGGAGTCGATTCGTCGCTGACGTAGACGCCGGGTGGCGTGTACGTCGCAGAGGAGATGTCGGGCATGCCACCCACCAGTCGCGTCGGTCAGCTGTCACCCCTTGGGCTGCTGACCGACGCCGGGACAGCATCAGTGCCAGGAGTCGAAGCCGCTGTCGCTGAGATCGTCGAGGGTGAGGTCGGCGGTCGGCGTGACCACGATCTTCGAGAGCGGGACGATGACGCCGGTCTCCGGGTCCGGCGTGAAGTCACCGATCAGGTCGATGGCCAACGTCCGCTCGTAGACCACCTCGTCAGTGCCCCACGGTGTGCCTGGCTCGGCCGACTCGCCGGTCGACTCGATCTCGTCCGTCCGGACTGTCAGATCGATCAGGTCGTTGTCCGCCAGGTACGAGCGGAACCGGCCGCGCAGCGAGTCGAATCCCGACCAGGCAATCGTCGCCACCAGCTCGTCGTAGACCCGGTCTCGCTCCACGCTGGACAGAGCGACGACGACGAACTCCCAGGAGCCCTCGAACCGGAAGCGTGTGTACGGCGCGACACGGCCGCCGTCGACCGGGTCGGTGTCCTCGACGTGCGATATGCCCGCCTGCCGCAGCGGGCCCGTGTCGCTGTAGCGCACCCAGACCTCGGGGAAGCTGGACTTGTCGACCGGGTACTCCAGCGAGCAGTGCAACCCCTGGAACTCCGCCACGGGGTACTGGTCGTCGAAGGCCGCGTGCAGGGCCTCGATCGCGAGGGTCTTCACTCTGGTGACGTACATCAGCGGAACTCCTCGCCGTGCAGGCGGACGTTGTTTCTCCAGCCCCGGTCGGCGACGTAGACCCGTTCGGCCAGCAGGCCGTTCTTCTGCGCCGCGAGGGTCATGGACGTGTTCAAAAAACTCCTGGGCTTGAGGCCCGGGTGGCGCCACCAGACGCCGATGTTGCCCGGGTGGATGGCACCCGGGCGCTTCCCGGGCCGGGTCCAGGGCTGCTTGGACTCGCGCCAGCCGATGCGCCCGGGAGCACCCGGGTAGTGGGCCGGGCTGTCGGAGACCAGCACCTTCAGGCCGGTCTTCGGGTCCTTGCGGTAGACCTTCTTCCGCTCCCCGATGCGGGCCGCGCGCCGGAAGATCAGCACCTGGATCTTCCCCGACTCGGTGGTGCGCGTCTTGGCCTTCGGGTTGTCGCGCCGCTCCTGGCCGGTGGGATCGTCGATCCACATCGGGATCACTTTCCCCGCCAGCGAGCGCATGGTGAACGGCTTGGTGCCGTGGTCCTGGTACCAGACGACGTCGGTGGACCAGGAGAGGCCGAAGTACCCCTTGCCGTACAGCGGCTGCAGCCCGCGCGCAGCGCCGCCGGTGAGCTTCGGCATCCGGCGCCTGGCCTGCCGTACGGCCTCCAGCGCGGCGGCGCGGGCACGCTTGGGAGGCAGCCCCTTCTCGACCATGATCATGCGGTCGGGATGGGTGACGAGGTGGACCTCCGGGACCTCGACCAGCACGGCGCCTCCTCTGCTCACCCCTTGGGGTGGCTGGAGGGCCCCACACACGAGAAAGCGCCCGAAGGTCCCCACCCCGGGCGCATCTCGTCCAGCAGCGATCCTACGGCGCGACGCGGCCGTTCTTGTTGAATGCCTCATAGGTGAGCGGCATCAGCTCGCCCCACTTGGCTTCCATCTGCTCGGCCACCATCTCGATCTCCCGCTGGGGGAACGAGGGCGTCTTGGCGAGCTTGCTGGTGGTGCGCAGGCCGAGGAAGTGCATCAGTGAGCGGGCGTTGCAGGTGACGTACATCGACGAGAAGAGGCCGACGGGGAGCACAGAGCGGGCGACCTCGCGGGCCACGCCGTCGGCGAGCAGCAGCTGGTACGCCTCGTAGGCCTCCACGTAGGCCCGCGCCATGGTGTCGACGGCCAGTCTGTGCTGCTCGGGAGTGCCCTCGACCATCTCGTACTTCCCGGGCCTGCCCTTCTGGACGAGCTTGCGGTCCTCGCCTGGCACGTAGAACACGGGCTGAAGCTCGCGGTACCTTCCGCTCTCCTCGTTGTAACTGAACCCGACCCTGTGGCGCATGAACTCGCGGAACACGAAGATCGGGGCGCTGACGAAGAACGTCATCGAGTTGTGCTCGAACGGCGAGCCGTGACGATCCCGCATCAGGTAGTTGATCAGCCCCTTGTCCTTGTCGGAGAGGGAGCACTGCGACCACTGACACTCCAGGCCCTGATGAGTGCAGTCGCCGCGCATGGCGTCGCGGTCGGCCTGCTCGCCCACGGTGGAGACACGGGCGGCGAAGAGGACGTCGTGGTCGGACGCAGTGTGCTTGACGATCTCGACGGTGACGTCGGAGCGGATGGTGAGGTCGTAGTCATCTGTGGGCATGGCGGTACCCCTTGGTGTGGTGGTGTGGCGGCGTCAGTCTCGCTCGTACAGCGGGATCAGCGGAGCGCGAATTACTTCTATGTCGGCGAAACTGGGCGGAGTTGACCCAGAACGGGACAGGATGGTGATGAGGTCGGTGGGGTTCGGCGGGATTGTGTAGGCCACGGAGTCCTCGTCCTCGACGGCCGCCCGGGTCAGGTTGTATGCCGTTCCGTCGTCCCGCTGGTGCGGGGTACCGAAGCCGGTGCGCAGCGTGGTGCGCTGCGGGGTACGCAGTTGCAGGCGCTCGCCGGTGGCGCGCATGGCGTAGTCGCCGCCGTGGACGCGGAAGTCGCTGGTGGTCTCCATGTGGACCTCCTGCGGCGAGACGACGCCCCGGGCGGTGAAGCTCTGGCCGTCGTCGGCGTCCGTGAAGATCGCCGGGCGCACGATGAGCGCGCGGTAGCCGCCCTCGAAGCGCGTGCCGAAGCAGGAGGGGCACTTGTTCCGCGTCGCTTGCCCGTACGCCTTGGAGATCCGGTCGGACGCGCACACCGTGCACAGGCCGACGAGCCCGGCATCGTGGTCTCGCGCCGTCCACATCAGGCAGAACAGGGTGTTCTCGCCCATCATCCACAGCGCCTGGTCGTGCCGTTGGCGCTCCTGCTCGACGGCCCAGTTCTGCTGGGTGCGGACGTACGTCCCCCGAGTCGTGCTCATCAGCTCGCCGGGACGGGGACGACGCTCTGGGCGGAGAACACGGCGGTGCGAGTGGCGGTGGGGATCTGTCCGTAGTGCTGGGCGGAGAGGATGACGACGTCGCCGCCCTGGTAGCGGTTGCCGTTGGGCAGCACGACGTCGACCAGACCGGCCTTGAGGGTGACGCTGTACATGGGTCTCCGATCAAGTCGTGGAGCAGGGGCAGATGTGGAGGATGCGGAACTTCTCGGCCTGGTAGAGGTCGGTCACGGTCTTGCCCTGGGTGCAGGCCCGATGGACGCACACCACCTGGTCGACTCCCATGACGTCCAGGTCGAATTCGACAGACGGTGCAGGACCTTCGTGGGCGCCACCGGACATGGCCCCTCCTTGCCGATCAGTAGAACCGTGTGAGCCACCGGGGCCTTGCGGCCTCGGACAGCGGCAGCCGGGTCGGTCCCCACCGCCCGTACGCGCCGCCGGAGACGAGGACCCGGGCGGTGCCGAGCCCCATGTGGGCGATCTTGAAGGTGTCGAGCTGGGACTTCAGGACCTCCTGCTCGCCCTGCAGGATCACGCCCCAGCGGTCCATGTAGTCCCGCCGGTCCAGCCGCGAGACGCCGGAGCCGGACTGGACCTCGGGCTGCTCGACGTAGGAGCGCATCAGGTGCCGCAGGCACTCCACGTACAGCGCGGACTCCAGCAGGGAGCCCCACTTGTCCACCGGGAAGCTGGCGCCGCCGTCACCGTCGATGGTGTACGTCTGGTACGGCTGGGCGGCCGTATTGAGGCGGCCGACGGCGATCCTGAGCAGCTGCGCGAGGCGGTTCCGGCCGAAGTTGGACTGGACGTACGTCTGCAGGTGCGGGCCTTCGGTGGCGTAGTCGAACAGGTCGCTGAACCGGTTCCATGTCTGCTCGATCACCCCCTTCATCGAGTCGGCCAGCCGGTCGTACTCCGGGGCCGCCTTGCCGACTTCCAGCCAGTACCGCCACTCCTCCTCGGATCCGGCCACGGTGTACGTCCACACCAGGACGTACGGGCCTGGAGTGGCCGTCTCCTTGGACGACAGGCGAACCGTGTACTGGCCGACGCCCGGGTGGTCGGCCGTGCGGGAGAACACCGCCGTCTGAGCGTCGTCGTCGTGCAGGAGCGCCACCGTGACGTCGGCGTCGGCGTCGCCGGGCGCGCCGTCGCGCATGACCTGCAGGCCGAAGTCTCCCGCCGCGTAGCGGGAGATGTAGGCCCGGTCGGTGTACTCGTCGGTCGCCATCAGGTGTCCTGCGAGTTGACGAGCATCGCCCAGCCACGCACCGACGCCAGGCTCACCGACACGGTCGACGTGGTCGACGTGGGGGTCGTGTAGAAGTGGATGCCGAAGTTGTGGCTGCCGACGCCGACCGTGCGCAGGCCGTCAGCCCCCATCATGTAGTGCCTCGACCAGCCCGCACCGGAGGTGTTCGTCTGCTGCACGCGCATGTACGACGAGGTGCTGCCGATCTGGGAGTCACTGCCGTCGACCTGCGGACGTGCTGCGACGTTCGCCGTGTAGATGGACTGGCACTGGAACTCGACCTCCAGGTGCACCAGGAGCGCACCAGGCCGGTTCACCGTGAAGGTGGCCATCTTGTAGTAGACGTGCGTGTCCTTGCCCATCGCGGCGTTGGGCTGCACGTACCCGGTCCATACCGGCGCTGCGTCGAGGAGCGCCCGCCACGCGGTGCCCGTCCACACCAACTCGCGGCGGGTGTCGGTCTCGTAGATGCGCAGGCCGGTCTGAGCGCCGCCCCAGGCGGGCCGGGAGCCGGACGTGCAGATGTAGACGCCCGGGTAGGCGTCGAGCTTGCCGTTGTTGTCGTTGAAGTCTTGGCGGAGGAAGGGATCGGACTGATCCCACGTCTTCAGCCCCAGCCGTGGTGTCGTACCGGACATCGCCGCCCTCTCCTCGTGTCGCCTTCGCCCCTTGGCGGCCGATAGGCGGGCGTGAACAGCAAGCGGCCCCGTCCCGGAGTCGTGGGACGGGGCCGCTGGACCAGCTGAACTCAGACCACGGTGTACGCGTTCGACGCGGGTGAAGTGGTGTTCTGCAGCTGGCCGATCGCGGTGACGGTGAACGTGATGACGTTCGTCAGCGTCAGACCGGGCACGTTGGCCGTCAGAAGGGCCGGGCCGACGTGGACCTTCTGGCCCGTGGACGCGGTGACGTCGTAGCCCCCGGACGGCTGCCCGGTCGACGGCGCCGTCCAGGTCACGTTGGCGGTGGTCGTCGCACCGGCCGCCACGGTGGGCTTGCCAGGCGCGGTCGGCGCCCCGTACGAGCCCGGCTTGATCGACCCGTCCTGGTTGTAGATCGGGTTCGCGACGTTCTTGGACGACAACGCCACCGGACGGACCTCGTCCTCGTTGTTCGGAACGACAGCGGACGCCGAGAACGGGCTGAACGCGCCGTCACCGTTCCTGTTCGAGGCCGCCACGCGGAACTTGTACGCCTGGCCGCCCTTGACGTTCTCGAACCGCCAGCTGGTCACGTTGGCGGGCGCGTAGACGTGGCCGCCGGTGTCCGACTCGATGACGTACTGGGTCACCTTGGCATCCGAACCCGGGTTGGACACCGGCGTCCAGGACACCAAGATGGACCGGTCGGCGGCGACGGCCGTGGGCGCGGCCGGAGCGACCGGCACGGTCGTGGTACCGGCCGGAACGGCACCGAACGCTGCGGTGTCCTGGGTGCCGGACATCAAGAAGAGCGGGTTGATGGGCTGGGTGAGCCCGTTGCCGACCGGCGAGTCCGTCTTCGTGGTGTCCGCGTTCGCAGCCGCCGGAGGGGCCGACGGCGCCTTGTACGGCTGCTGCTTGTCGATCACCGTGGAGATCGTGGTCTCCTTGGTGCCCGAGATCGCAGTCGACGTCGCCGCCCAGCCGCGAGCGTCAACTACGCCTGCACCGTTGGTTTCGGGCTGCGCGACCGGGCTGGGAGCAGCGCCCGGCTGACCCTTGGTACCGATCGAACCGTCGGTCTGGTAGGTGCTGGTCTGATCAGTCGCGGCCATCGCAGCCCGCTCCTTTACTTGTCAGCAGGCGCGGGCGCCTGCGCCTTCTTGGCCGGGGCACGCTTGGCGCGGGTGGTCGTGGCGGCCTTCTCCTCGACCTTGGCCTCGACCTCGGGCTCCTTCACCGGCTCGGAGGGGCCGTTTTCGGCCGCCTTCTGCTCCGGCTCGGGCTCTGTCTTGACAGGCGTCTCCTGGGGGATGTGGTCCCCCTCGAAGACTTCGGCGCCGAAGGCGACGGCTACCTGGTCGAGGTTTGCGTACGGGCTGCCGCCGACGCCGGATGTGTCGAGCGTGCCGGTGACCAGCAGCGCCCGCTCGTGATCGCTCATGCTCATGTGACTCACGCCTTGAAGAGGGGTTCGATGACGACGCGGAGGGGCTTGTCGACGGCCTTGTAGGACTCGTCGGACTCGTTCCACTCGGTGACCACACGGATCGCGGTGAGCGGCTTCTGGTCCTCCGGCTGGTACTCCTTGACGGTGCCGAGTACGCGCAGCAGCTCCGAGTCGGCGGAGAGGTCGTCGTCGATGACCAGGGTCCCGTTGCGCACCGCGCGCACGAACGGCGCCAGCAGTGCGGTATCGCGGGAGACGAACTGGACGTCACCGCCCGCCTCGTCGCCCTTGCCCTCGAAGCGCAGGTACGACTTGGGCTTGTCGGGGTCCGGGGTGACGACGACGACGCCGCCCGACGGGTTGGAAACCTGGAGCTGCTGGACAGGCATGATGCCTCCTCGATCAGGGACGGATCCTCCGTCACCCCTTGAGCGGCCCAGCAGCACCCCAGACAGCACTCAACCCCCGGGAAGGGGGAACCCGGGGGTTGAGGCTGGCGGCCGGAGAACGGAGCCGCGCAGAGGGCCCACCACAAACCCTCCTCACCCCCTATGGATGGAGGCGGCCCAGGAGACAGTGACTGTGGCTGAAATTCTCTCCAGGGGGCAGAATTACGGATGGTGGGGTTCCAACTACCGCCTGAATGTGTCAAGGTGAGAATATGTCACCCCGCCAGACGACACACCGAGCGCACGCCCGGCGGTGACCCTGGTCCCCCTTCGGGGGCCAGGGCTCACGGAGGTCCCGACCACCCGCCCACGGGTCGGAGGCCATGAGCCTATGGCGGCGCCCCCGAGGTCAGTGGGCATGACGAAGGCCCCCTCCAGTCGACTTGGAGGGGGCCTTCGTCGAGCGTACCGCGTCCGGTCAGCTCTTGACGATCTTGGCCAGACCGCGCGGGTTGAGGATGAGCATCGACACCATCTCGTCGAACACCCAGCCCTTCCAGAAGGACTCCACGCGGTGGTTTTCCTCGACGTCCAGCGAGTACAGGACGGGGAAGACACCCAGGAACTGCGGGTCCGGCGTCAGGAAGATCGTGTTCTGCGGGATGACGATCGAGCGCTGGATCTGGAACTCGCCGTAGGAGGTGATGGTCTCACCCGCGACGACCCTGTCCTTGAACGCCCAGCCCGTCTGGTTGATGTCCCACCGGTACATGTCCCGGTAGTCCATCGGGTTGATCAGGATCCGGCTGGACTGCAGCTCGTGCATGTCCGTCATGGAGACGGCGCTGTAGAGCGAGCCAGGGGTCAGGTAGCCGGACGCCTCCGTGATCACGTGGTTCGGGGTGACCGTGTGGTCGGCCCGGCCCGCGTAGTCGGAGATCGCGGCCTGCAGGATGGTGACGAGGCGGCTGTCCTCCTGCTTGAGGATCGCCTGCTTGGTCTCGTCCTGCGCCTGCTCGACCGCGTTGATGCGCAGGTAGAGCAGGTCCTCCTTGCGGATCGCCGGGCGGCTCGCGATGCGGAAGAACCGCACCTGGATGCGCTTGCCTTCGAACGGCGTGATGCGAACCTCGCCGTCCGTGCCGGACATGATGTACGCCTGTCCGAGGTCATCCCAGACGTCGTACTCGACCGGCGTACCAGGGGTGCAGGGGTCCTCGACGAGGACGTTGCGGGTGATGCCCTGGTAGCGGAGCTTCAACTGGATCGGGCCGATCATGCCCACGCCGAGGCGCTTGATCCCGTTGACGGAGTCGGAGGCGACGGCCTGGAGGCGCTGACGCTTGGCCTCGAAGGAGAGCGGCTGGTTGCCACGGGACTCGCGCCGAGCGAGGATCTCGGAGACGTAGTCGTCCGACTTCTTCGCGGTGCGAACGTGGCCGGTTGCGGCGGGCGCTGCGGTCATGGTGAGTGGAGTCCTCTCGCTCGGCTCGGGCGCTTTAGCGCAGGCCGCCGATGGTGATCTTGGACGGGGAGTTGACCTTGAGCAGGCGGCCGACCGGCAGCGTCGAGATCGCAGTGGCGACCGCGCCGTTCGTGGCGAGCGCGAGCTTGCCTCGGCCCGTACCGGCGGTGATCGCGTAGACGAGCCGCTCGGTGGTGCCGTTGGGCTCGGTCCAGGCCTGGGTGTCGTCGAACGCCGGGGAGAGGACCTCGAACTGGGCGTCCGAGCCCATGATCCAGACGGAGGTCGCGTTCACGCCGACGTCGAGCAGCGGGTCGAAACCGTCGCCGCCGACGTAGTCACCGGCGAGGCCGTAGGGCACGCCACCGGCGCCGATGAGGCTGACGGTCTCGCCAGCGGTCTGCGACAGGACCATCCCAGGCCAGATCGGGAGGCTTCGGTCCCACGCCGGGTCCAGGAACACGGACGCGGGGGTTGCCTGGGTCCAGGCGTACAGCGGGCGCAGGGTGCGCTTGATGTGGGCCAGGTTTGCCCGCACGCGGATCATGTGTTCCGCCCTCCAGTGGGTCTCGGCTGGCCGCCGAGATCCGGCAGGCCGTCTTCACCCCCTAGGCGCGGGCAATGGGGGGTGAGACAGTGCCCAACCACAAGGAATTTCTGGGGAGATGCAAAAGGGCCCGACGGAAGCCGTCGGGCCCTCTGCATTCAGTGGCTCAGTCGAACAGGTCGGAGACCTCGTCGGTGCCCGCGAGCGGAGCCGCAGAGGCGGTCGCGTGGGCCGCCAGAGACGGCGCCACACGCTCCGCGCTGCGGGCCGCGACACGGCCGCCCGACGGCGCGGTCCGGGCAGACGCGGCCTTCATGACGCGGTCCAGGACGCCGATCTCACGGTTGATCAGCTCGTCGGAGAGGCTGGCGTCGCCCTCCAGGCGTGCGGACACGGTGAGGTCGTCGCCGCTGGCGATCCCGGCCTGGATCTGCAGGCGGGCCAGGCGCAGGCACGCGTGCGTGCGCGACGGACCACCGCTGGCACCGGCCATCTCGCCCGTAGTCACCGGGTTGGAGTTGGACTTGTTGTCGCCCATGGTCCAGGGGAAGGCGACGTCCCACTGCGCCGGGTCTCCGACGCGGACGTCGGTCTCGATGCGGGTCTCGTCCAGGGGGACCTCACCGGTGTTGACGCCGGAGACAGGGCTGGTGACGTCCTGCAGGTTGCCGTACGGCTCGGCCGGGAGGGTGCCGCCCGGAGTGAGCGCGGTGTCGGTCGCAGCGGCCGGGACACCGGCGGTGGAGTTGCCGGTCTGGCCCGGCGAGCGGACGTCGTCGTTGGTCTCGGGGGTCGCGGCCTGCTCGGTCGTCTCCGAGGGCGCCTGCTCCGGCCCGTCCGGGATGGGCTGGGCGGGGTTGGCGATGTCGGCAGTCTTGGCAAGCGCGTCGACTTCGGTGGTGACACCCGCCAGGCGGGCGATCAGCGAGATCTGCTTGCCCTGCACCTCCAGCAGCGCGGCCTGCGCGGCCAGCTGCTTGCGCTGGTCGTCGATGACGAGCTGCTGGGCGGTCAGCGCTGCCATGAGCGGACGGCTCATACTGGTTACTCCTTCAAAGCCTGCTTCGCTCACGACGCGTTGCCGTGGGCGGTCTTCACTGCTTCAGCTCCAGGGGGACCGCTCGACAGCAGGCGCCTTCGAGAAGTTGCTGTTGATCTCACCGGGGGTCAGGAGCTGAGCGCGCTGGCAGCTGGGGCAGACGTCCCCGTCCACGACGCCGTCGGCCGCGCCGCCCGGGTTACCCATGTCCTGGGTCTGCGGCGCGGTGGCGTCCGCACCGAAGCCGCAGCTCGGGCAGAACAGGTCCGGGACACCGTCGCCGGGCTGGCCCATCATCGGCTCCGGCATCCGGCCGTGCGGGGCGTCGTCGTCCAGACCCAGCTTGTCGTCCGGGCTGTCGGGCTCGCCGGGGTGGTCGGGCATGTCCGGGCCCGGCCAGAACGGCAGGCCGGTGTGGTCCTTGCCCCAGCCCGGCAGTTCACGCGGTGCGGCCTGGCCACCCTGACCCGGGTCGACCATCTGCGGCTGAGCGTTGACGTTGCCGTCGGGGTCGATCTCGTCCGGCTGGATCATGCCGTCGCCGTTGCGGTCGGAGACGGCCGGGCCCGCCTGCTGGGTGCCGTCGAGCGCCTGGTCACCGAACGGGGACGGCGGCAGGCCGTTCTCGTCGAGCTGGTCGGCGTCGACCATCTGCGGGTCGCCCTCGTCCAGCGGCTGCCCGTCGGGGCCCAGCTGCTGCTCCTCGTCACCGGGCTCCTCGCCGTCCTGCGGCATGCCGGTGCCGTCGTCGTTGACGCGCTGCAGCTCACCGTTGTTGTCGATCAGCTGCGGGTCGACGATCTGCTTGCGCAGGTCGAGCTGCTTGGCCTTGTCCAGGTCCGGGTCACGGAACTGCTCCGGCGGGTTGATGAACCCGCAGATCTGGCACTGGATACCGTCGAAGGTGTCCTTGTCGCCGCAGACCGGGCAGTTCTCCTCGCGGAGAGTGTCGACGTCGGCCGGGGCCTTGATCTCCCCGTACGCAACGGCACGGATCGTACCGTCGTCGTTGATGGACGTGGAGTCAATGACCCTGGCCACGTGGGAGTTTCCCTGCTCCTTCAGCTCCGGCGCGTGCTCACCCGCGAAGTCCTTCCAGTGGCCCTTGATGTTCTCCTCGGACTTCCTGCGCCCGGTGCCCAGGTTCTTGGCGTTGGCGTTGACGTTGGCCTGGTCCTCGTCGGCGTTGAGCCGTTGGCGAACCAGCCACGTCACGGCCTGCACCTGGTGCGCGCCGACCGGCTTGCCCTCCTTCTCGGAGATGGCAGCGGCGGCGTTGCGGTAGGTGTTGGCGGCGTGCTCGTAGTAGTGCCGGGCGTGCTTGCCGCCGGTCCCCGGGAACCCCGAGTGGGCGTCGTTCTCGACGTCGGTGATCCGGCGCCCGGCGGCCACGGACAGCGCGTGCCGGTCGACGACCACACGCCCGCTCATCCGGGGCTCGGCGCCGGATTTCTTCTCCTCGTCGGTCTGCGGCTCGTGACCGCCGTGCTCGATGAGGTGAGCGAAGTCCTGCGTCTTGGGCGAGTTCAGGACCGGCTGGTGGTGCTCGCCGTCCATGATTCGCTGCGCCTTGTCGGCGTGCATGCCCATGGTGATGGCGTGCGCGGGCTTGTCCGGGTCGTCCTTGAGCGGCCGGACGGCGGCCTGCCGGTGGAAGGAGTGGGCCGCGTTGAACATGTTCATCGGCCAGTTGGTGCGCGGCGAGTAGGCCGACAGGACACCGGCGCCCTTGTGCGCGGCCTCCTCGTCAGACGTGATGCCCGGGTGCAGCTTGGCGATGGCCTTGGCGACGTGGTGGGCATCGCTGTACCAGCGCATGCCCGAGTCCTTCTCCTCGTCGGTCGCCTTGTCCCAGTGGTCGACGATGTGGTCGTGGTGCAGCGGAACCTGCTTGTACCAGGGGTGGTCCCCGGCAGGCTCGTACGGCTGGCCGCGCTTCGGCTTCGGGGTGCCGTACTCGTCCACCTCGGGCTCGGCGGCCTTCGGCGCGGGCTTCTTCGCAGCCGCCATCGCCTGCAGCGCCGCCTGACGCCGGGCCTCGAACAGCTTTTGCTGCTCCCACTGAGGAGCGGCCGGGGCCGGGGTCTCCTTCGTCTTCGGCGGAGTCCAGCGGGTCTTCTCCGCGCCGTGGTACGGAGCACGCTCACCCCAGCCGCTGGGCTTGTTGGGGTAGGGCGACTTCGCCACGTAGGCGGGGACCTTGTCCATGCCCACGGCCTTGGCGGCCTCGGTCCGGTGGTGGCCGTCGGCGACCTGGAAGACGCCGTGACGGTGCACCAGCACCACCGGGGGCATCTCGTCCGGGTTCTTCTTGTAGCCCTCGACGGCCGAGGCCACCCGGCCGTCGCTGCTTCCGTGCCGCTTGTGGTCGATGGTGTGGGGGTCGACCATCGCGCGATGGAAGGTCAACTCGCTGATGTCGTGCCGTTCGGCGTCCGGGTCGTCCCGGGTGGAGTGGGCCAGGTCGTTGGCGGCCCAGCCGATCATCTGGCCGTCGGCGTGCTCGGCGGCCTCGCCGTGGACCTCGGGGTCGCCGTAGATGTGTGGGTGGCGGGCGCCGATGTCGTCCCAGGACAGGCCCTGGGCGGCCTGCGCCTGCAGGCCGTTGAGGCTCGGCTTCAGCGGGGTGAAGGGCTTGGCGTGCGTCACCGCATCCTGGCGGCGCTGGTGGTCGGGCGTGGTGCCCTCGAACGGGACGTGCGGCACGGCGGGCTTGGCGTGCGCGGCGGGGTGGGCGGGCTTCGGCTGGGGCGCCTCGTCCTCGCCGCCGTCGTCGTCGCCCTCCAGGCCGTCGTGGTCCTCGAACTGGGAGTAGTCGGTCGCGGCCGTCGTATCGATCCAGGGCTCGCTGCCAACGTGCACCCGCGACTTCGAGGCGGCCTTGCCGAGGCCGGAGGCGTCCACGCCGAGGAAGTGCGCGGTCGGGTCGGCCGGGGGCTCTACGAGCACGCTGTTCTCGAAGAACCTCAACCCGAAGCAGGTTTCGCGGACCAGCTCCCCGACCTTCTTCCCGCCCGCCGTGGCGCGGAAGATCCGCTTGCCCTTCAAGTGAGGGATGTGGGAGCAGTAATCGGCCGGAGTGCGGGCCTCGTTGCCGCAGGCGGAGCACACGGAGCGCTCGACGTCGCAGCCCATGGAGGTCCGGTCGATGTGCCCGGCCAGGATCGCCTTGGCCAGTTTCGGGAACCGCGTGGCGTCGATCTCCATGAGGACCTCGGCCCACGTGTCCGGCGAGCCGTCAGGGTTGCGGTCATGGTGGAGAGCGGCGTCGATGATGACGCCCCGGGCGCGCCGGTGGTTGTCGTTGACGTGGTTCACGAAGACCGGCTTGCCGACGAACGTCTTGTACGACGCCGCGATCTCCTCGGCAGGAAATTCGTCGAAATTGTCGTTGCAGCGTGAACTGATCGCCCTGCTGCGTACGTACAAGTAGCCGGGACGCGCGTCGTACTCGAACACCGCACGGTGGGCCGCCTTGGTGACACGCTGCTGATCGCCGAGGCTGGCGGCGATGATCTGGGCCGTGGCGAACTTCAGCACACCGGGTCCTCCTGTGCGGGCGGCGGCGCGTGGTGCGCCCTCGCCCCTTGGGGGTGGAGGAGGTGTGACGAACAGGAAGCCCGGTCCGCTGGGCAACCTGGGGGCCGTCGACGGCAACAGGTTGGAGAAGGAGATGTGTAGACCTCATGGAGGGGAGAACCGATGGCCAGAGGTTCGGCACAATGCGAGATACGCTCTCCGCTGGTCGGCCGAAGCGGAAGGTCCTCTTCCTCGCTTTGGCGACAAATAGACTTATTCTAAATTTGCCGATACCGTTCACCCGATGCGTCGTTGAACGATGCGACGCCCGTAGACGGCATACAGAGAGCCCCGGCCGACCTTCCTGGCAAGGAATCGGGTCGGCCGGGGCTCAGCTCCGGTCTACGTCAGCGGTAGATGGCGGTCTACGGCCGGTCTTCCGGAGTGGGATCCGACGTGGCGGTCGCCGGATCGGGGGTGCTGGTCTTGCGGTGCCGTCCCGTGTAGGTCGGCCTGGCAGTGGAGCCGAGGAGTAGGCCCGCGAGAGGCCAGCGCGACTGAAGCTGTGATGCGAACACGTAGTACAGGCCGGTGAGGCCCATGGTCAGGCCAGCGGTCAGGTAGTCCTGCCACTCGGCGCTGACGTGGATGTTGTGCGAGGCGAGGAACGCCAGAGCGGTACCGACGATCGCGGGAACGACCGTACGGACAAGGGCGGGAATAGGCACCTGAACTCCTCGGGCCAGGGGATGCTTCGCCCCTTGATGGCCCGCAGGTGCGCCCAGACAGGACCCGGCGCAGGGGATTCGGGCAGCCGTCACAGCTGTGCTCATGATGGATCGCCCCCCCGTCAGCCCCGTGTCTGTCAGTTTGTTGCGCTGATCGTATGACGCCGGGTGGTACTGGTGTCAACTTTCCATACATGTCTGCTCGTTCTGAGCCCCCGGGTGTATGGAAACCATGCATCGGCGCTAGGATCCAGGCATGGGTCAACTTTTTTCATCTCGACATAGGGAAGGGGGACCCGATGCCTCTAGGTCGCAAGTTCCGCCAGCTGCACGCCTTGAAGCTCAGCCCTGATGGCAAGAAGTACGACATCAGTGTGATCGCCCGCGAGGCTTCAAGGTTGTACCGCGAGGAGAAAAATTTGCGGATGACCCGGGAGCTGCAGGCTGCCGGTGCCAGTATGGAGGAAATCGCACAGGCGTGCGAGGAGATTCGTACTGAGCCCGACGTCGTCAACCGCCTGTACCTGACCGAGCTGCGCGACGGCAAGAAGAAGGACGTGAAGTGGGGGGTCGTCGAGGCCCTCAGCCTGTTCTTCAAGGTGCCCACGGACTTCTGGCGCATCGGCGCCGACGCCACGGATGAAACGCGCAAGATCGAGAAGGAAGTGGAACTCGTCCAGCTCGGCATGCAAGTTGTCACGGCCGCCCAGGCGCTCGACAAGCCTACGGAGAGTGACCCAGAGAGCACGCAGGGCATGGAGTTGATCGGCGCCCTGCTGCGAGGCGGCAAAGAGAAGGACCCCGCGCAGGTCGAGAGCATCTTCCGCCTCGCCCTGATGGCCCTACAGGCGGCCCCCGAAGCCGAGACCGGATAGCTCCATTGTCAGCCCCGTGCCTTACGCTGAGTGGCGTCAAGAGGCAGACTCAGTGATCAACGGGGGCTTGGATGGGTGTGATGCGGAACCGGCATGGCCTGAAGGGGACTTGGGACCAAGCACTGACGAGGCTGGTGCTCCCCGCGTCTCCCTGGACGGCCGAGGATCTGCTGCGCGCGTACGTGGAGCAGGTGCGCGGTCGCAACCTCATCCTCAGCCGTGACCCAGTGGTGGCCTCGCCGAACGGCCCGAGCGGCATGTGGTTCCCTACGCCGGACACCGACCTCGTCTGGGCCCATCCCGCCATCTCGGGCATACCGTACAACCACGTCCTGGGGCACGAGCTTGGCCACATGGTCAACGGAGATGAGCCGGACCGGCTCAACCTCACCAGCATCGTGCGCCTCTTGATGGGGGCCTGCACCAGTACATCGGGCCTCCTCGCGGACGCCCTCGCCTCCGCCGGAGTCATGTGCCGCGCCGACGGCACGAGCAGCGAGGACCGCGAACGAAAGGCCGAGAAATTCGGCTACTTCGCCGAGGGCTGGCTGGCCCAGAACGCCCCCCGCAAGGCGACCCTCCTGGAGGCGAACGTGCGAGAGAGCCTCGACATCTGACCGAGATGAGTAACGGTGACCGCCACACCTGACATGCCCGCCTGGATCGTGAGCAGCCTCCTGACCCTGGAAGTCCTGCGACGCTTCCCAGCCGCGCTCCGCAACTCGCGAAGCCGTCCGCTCTGGATCTTCTTCCTCGCCCTCGACCTGGCGATGCTGGCGAAGATCCAAAGCGTCGGGGACTTCCTGTACGAGGCCACCGGCGTAGACGACATCACCACCCTGACCAAGCACATATTCGGGATCGCCGCCGTCGCCGGACTCCTGCGCTGGGTCACCAACGTCGTGCCCGGCCGCATGGAAGGCAGACGCGAGCCCCGCTACCGGAAGGTCGTCAGCAGCAACCCCCGGCGCATCGTCAGCTGGCTCGTCGTCGTCGCGGTGGTCGCCCTCTTCCCGTTCGCCCAGCGGCGCACCGGCAGCCAAGAGGACTCGGACTTCATCTTTGTCCAGGCCGGGCACTTCTGGGGCAGTCTGCAGATGCTGCTCTTCTACGCCTACCTGGTCTTCGGCCTGGTCTGCACCTCCATGATGTGCTCCGCCACGGCGCGAGAGCCGTCAGCCAAGGGCGCCTTCAAGTACGGCATGCAGGCCATGTCGCTGGGCTGCTCCATCGGCGTGTTCTACGGCGTCCTGCGCTCTGGCTACCTGATCGTCCGCCTCTTCGACAAACCGTTCCTCGGCGGCGACCAGTTCGTGGACGTCACCTCCAGCTTTGCCCTCGTCAGTGCCATCCTCCTCGTCGTCGGCGGCGCGGCGGCCCCGAAGCTGGAACGCGTGGACCACCTCGTCAAGGCCCATGCCGCCATCAACGACCTGCGCCCGCTGTGGCTCACCCTGACCCGGGCAGTCCCCAAGGTGATCTACGACGACCAGGTCCCCCACCGGCGCCCCACCCGCACCTGCGATCTCCTGGCCCGCCTGTACGACTTCTGGAACTGGAAGCACCTCGACCTGCGCCTGCGTAAGCGGATCCAGGAGATCCACGACGCCTCTCTCCATCTCGCCCCCTACGTGCCCACCGACCTGCGAGGGCGCGCCGAGACGGTCACTTGCAAACTCGGCCTGCCTTCGTACGCGGTGACCGCCTACCTCCTGCACACCGCCATCCAGCGCAAGAAGGACCACGAGGAGCCCTTCAAGGACCAGCGTGAGGCCGTCCTGCAGGCGACGGAGGACCTGTTCACCACCACCTCGAAGCTGCTGCCGGTCGGGCACGCCATGAAGAACTCGCTGCAGATGGGCCTGATCAACCGGCGCCTCACATCGGCCGTGCACGCATAACGCCGTTGAGCCGCCTTTCAATGGAAAGACGGCTCAACGGTTTTCAGTTTTTTTCATCCAGTGAGCAGCATCTGCAGGGCCGCCGTCGTCTCCTCCGGAGTCAGCGGCTGGCCCGAAGCGATCTTCTCCCGCAGCTGCGCCTGCGCCTTCTGCTCGTCCGTCATGCCGTAGTACGGGTCCGGCCTGTGCGTGGCCAGCACCTGCTTCACCGTCGCCAGGTCCGCCGAGGACGGCGTGACGTACAGCGTGATCGGGGCCTGCGCGCCGACCGGGACCGGCTCGCCCTCGTCGTCGAGCGGGAAGAAGGCCGCGAGCCGGACGTCCGGGCCGAGCGCCTCGGTGACCTCGTCCTGCAGCTGGCCGATCTGCAGGTCACGGGGCCAGGTGAAACGCTGGCTGTCGCCCCGGAAGGGGCACTTCGGGTCACTGCCGTCGGCCGCCGTCTCAGCGGGGATCGGCTCAGCAGCGTCAGCCATCAGTCCAGCCATGTGGTGTCATCCTCCTGTGCCGCCAGGACGTGCTCCAGGTCGGCGTAGTGAGTCCCCTTGATGTCCAGGCGGTCGAGGTTCGCCGCCCGGACGCCCTCACCCTCGTTGATCAGCGCCTGCTGCTCGGCGAGGGTGAAGTCCTTGAGGGCCTGCCTGCGCAGGCCCGCCGTCATCGACGGCGTCAGGTCCGACGCCTCGTCTGTCGGCACCGCCCCGTCCGTCGAGGGCAGCGCGCCCTCCGGCTCGTCGTGCAGCTCCGCCTCCGTACCGCCGGGCTCGAACAGCGCCGCTTCCAGGCCGCCGTGGGCGTACGACTGCAGCGGCAGCTGCCGGTTCCAGCCCGCCGGGTCCCCGCCTGCGAGCGGCCCGGCCGACGCCGGGTTCTCCCACGGCTTCTTCGGCGCCGTCGCGCCGGGTGTCTTCGGCAGCAGGTACGACGTCCCCGACGGCTCCCCGAACGGCGCGTCGGCGTTGGCGGTGTGCCGGTGCGGCTGGGGGAAGTCGTGCCGGGTCCAGTCCTGTGACGGCGACGATGCGTGCGCGCTCTTCGGCGCGGCCCAGGACACGCCGGTGATCTTCACCGGGGATCCGTCTTTGAGCGGGATTTCGGAGCTGCCCGGGTCGGTGTACGAGTACACGCCCTTGTCCTGCAGCTCGTCCTTGTTCGTGATGATGTTCCGGCGGCCCGGCTTGGCCACGTGCACCACCACGGGTGTGTGCTTGTCCGACCCCGTGCGGGTCGTCGAGGCGTAGTTCCGGGAGACGTTCAGGTCGTCTGAGTAGAACGAGCCCAGCCCCTGCCCGTTGCCAGTGATGTGCTTGGCCAGCGCCGTCGCGCGCTCCTGGATCGGCCTCTCGTGGTCGTGGACGACCTTGTGCACGTCGTCCGGCAGGTCCAGCGCCATGCCCCGGTGGATGGTGTGCGAGACGTTGTGGTAGTGCTCGCCCCAGTCCGTGTGGCTCTTGTCGAACTGCCTCATGTACTCGGCGTGTGCACTGGCGTGGTTGCGGTCGCGCGGCTCTCCGCAGTCCTCGCAGATGGCGGGCGCCTTCTGCTGGCGCTGCGGCTGCGGCGCCTGGGTCTGGTATGGGCTGGAGTCGAACAACTCGCCCTGGCCCGGCATGGGCTTGATTCCGGCGGCAGCCAGCGCCAGCAGCATTTCCTGAGTGTCCTCGCCTGCGGCCACGGCCGCGCGCGCGACGAAGGACAGCGGGACGCCAAGCTCGCTCGACCGGACGGCGGCCGTGGACGGTGCCAGCCGGTTGGTGTCGGCGTCGATGTCGTAGCGGACGACGACGTGGCGCGGCACCCAGGTGGGCTTGTGCTCGTCCGTGTGGACGTCGCGGCCGAACATCCCCCGGGACTGGGCCTCGTACTGCAGGGCCAGCGCGTGGGAGCACATGCGCCCGGCGAACCGGGAGAAGTCGTCGTCGGCGCCCCAGTGGTAGGCACCCCACTTGCAGCCGCAGGACCAGGAGTGCGCGGCCACCTTGCCCGGCATGCGCTGCAGGCCGGTCTCGTAGACGTGGTGGTCGCCCTTGACCTCGGCGAACACGTAGCCGTCGGAGGCGAGGGTGACGCGCAGGCGGCCCTCGGCACGCAGCCGCTTGGCCTTGGCCACCACGTCGCGCCAGGCGGCCGTGATGTGGAAGCGGAAGTCAGCGTCGGCGGCGGCCGTCACGACCAGGTCGGAGAAGAGGGAGGACGCCTTCTTGGCCCACGGCGGCGTGTTGTCGTCGCCGTCGTCATCCGATTCGTCGCTGGAGTCGTCCGAGTCCTTTGAGTCGTCCTCGTCGGAGTCGTCGTCACCTCCCGAGTCCTCCGAGTCGTCGTCCGGCTCGTCGCCGGAGTCGTCGGAGTCGTCCTTGTCGGCGAAGGGGTTCTTGCCCGCCGTGACGAACTGGCGGGCCGGGTCCGGGCGCTCGACGAGGATCTGGGACAGCTCCGGGTAGTCGACGGCCGCCGTCTGCTCCATGGCCTCGGCAGTGATCGGCGCCGGGCTGAGCTGAGAGGCCGTGTACCGGCCGCCGCCCAGACCTCGGTCCAGGACGACCTCGTACTCCTCGGAGCCGGGGAAGGGGCCGTCCTCGACGTGCTTGACGACGCCGGTGACACCGTCGATCGTCTGTACGCGCTGCTCGGGCTTGTACTCCCAGTAGTCCTCAGAGCGCACCGCGAGACGCTGCACGCCCAGGGTCTGGTGCTCCAGGCGCTCGCCGCGCTCGAACTTGCCGCCCACCGGCGCCTCCCTCAACGACCGAAACCCTTCAGCTCTTGGGGGTCGCCGCCGGTGTGGCGACAGCAAGGGCGCTTCAGCGGAAGGCGCTGAGCAGGGAGACGGCGGCTATCGCGAGGGCCAGGACTGGGATGATGCCCTTGTAGACGAACTCGCGGCGGCTTTGGTGACGCGAGGACCGGTCGTCACTGACCTCGCGCTTCAGCGCCTTCAGTTGGTCCTCCGCCGTGGAGATCCGGGCCTCCAGGAGCCGCCTCTCCGCGTCGAACTGGTCCTTGGTGACGTAGCTGTCCAGGCGGCTCTTCACATCAGTGAGTTCGCGCTCGATCAGCCGCCACAACTGCCCAACGTTCTCGGGGCTTTCCGTCTGGGCCATGCGCGTAACTCCTTGGTGGGGGTGGTGGTGGTCTTCACCCCTTGGCGGCAGTACCCAGTGGTCCAGACAGGGCGAAGGCCCGGATTGCGGACGATCGCAATCCGGGCCTCACCGTGTGCGTTCTGCCTGCTACTTCTTGCGCAGGCCGTTCGCGACCTCGAAGGCGTACTGCCAGGTCTTCGGGCCGCACAGGCCGTCGGCCGGGCCGAGCGCCGACAGGTAGTGCGCCTGCAGCGCCTTGACCTTCTTCAGGTCGGTCTGGGTCATGGTGTCGGACGGGCCGACTACGTACTTCGGGCCCCAGTTGCCCTTGTCCAGCCACTTCTGCAGCTGCAGGGCGTACTTGTTCTTCGCGCCGAGCCTGAAGTACTCGCGGCCGGGGAAGGCCGGGAGCGTCGGCTTGGACGGAGTCGGCTTGCTCGGCGCGGGCGGAGTCGGCGGCTTGGGAACGACCGGGGCCGACCAGCGCCAGGAGGCGACCGCCTTGCCGCCGCGCGGGTCGGCGGGGTCGGCCGTGGGCGGGCAGACGCCGTCGGGGAAGTGCGGGGCGAAGTAGCCGACGACCTTGGTGGCGCGGCGGGCGGTGACGTGGGACCAGACGCCGTTGCCCTGGCCGTTGTCCTCGGACCCGGTCTGGATCGAGTTGCCGCCCTTGGTGTACACCCACGTCTCGTCGAAGCCGACCACCAGCTCGGTGTGGGCGCCGTTGGAGAAGTTGACCCAGGCGCCGACGGACGGGTACTCGCTGAACTGGCCCTTCTGCTTGGCCCAGGCGGTCATGCCCGCGACGGAGGCCGTCTTGGGGACGATCGCGTCGAGCTGGACGTCGTGGTACATGTCCCAGTCGAAGATGCAGCACCAGGCCACACCGTCCCAGCCGTATTCCTTGCCGAAGATGGTGTGGTTGTCCCAGCCGTCGCGGCTGTTCCAGGTCTCGTAGATCTTCTCGGGTATGGACTGGACGTGGTCGACGACGCGGCGCCAGTCGGGGGTCGAATCGGTCACGGGTTCCTCCCGGAGGGTGGTGAGATCTCACCCCTTCGGTTGGAACCCGCGACCGAGACAGCAATCAGTGGCTGTGAGGTACCTGAAGGGCCCGCCAGATGGTCTCGTTGGGCACGCCGGTGTAAGCGCCGCCCGGAGAGCCGCACGTCACGTGCCAGTTGCCCCACGCGGTGAGGTCGCCGGAGCCGATGTCGGCGGTCGGCGTGAAGGTGCCTGCGCCGACCGCGACGAGGCGCTGGGCTGCAGCGAGGACGAGCGGCGACGTCCGGCCGATGTCGAACCAGTCGGCGCCCGGGTACGGCGCGTACGCCGCTGCCGTGCCGGAGGACGTCTTGAGCAGCGTGCCGTCGTCGACCCAGCCCGGGTCGGCGGTCACCATCGGGCTGCAGTACTTCGGGTAGCCGTAGCCGTAGACGTTGGTGTCGGAGCGGTTGCGCACCCGCAGGTAGACGCCGTCGCCCTCGGCCGCACCGGTGGTGTTTGAATTGCCTTCTATCGTCCAGATCTGAGTGGAGTTGTAGGCGTACACCAGGCCGGTGTGGTCACCGCCGTTGGTGCCCAGCATGACCTGCGCGCCGACCGCCGGGTACCAGCTCCACCGGTTCCAGGACTGGTAGGTGTTGATGACCTCCAGGCAGTCGGGGCTGTTGGGGATGATGCTGACGTCACCGGCCCGGTAGGCCAGCCACAGCAGGAAGATGACGCACCAGGACTGGCCGTCGAACTCGGCCATCCCGGGCGTCTCTTTGGCGTACTTGTTCAGGTTTGACCAGGTGTTGGAGACATAGTCCTCCTGGTACTTGATGGCGGCTTCCTGCTGCCCGAGTTCGAACAGCGTCTGGGGCGCGATTGCGGCTACCACGGGGGCTCCAGGGGTCAGGACGGGTCGAGGATGCGCCAGCCGACAGTCGAGGTGTCGCTGGCCGACGTCGAGGTGATGGCGAAGGAAGTGCCCGCCGTCCGCGCGGAGACGTACGGGGTGCCGACCGTGCCGCCCGGGGTCTGGGTGGTCAGCATGACGACGCTGCCCGCCCCGATCGCCGTGGTGTTCACGGTGACCGTGCCGCCGACGAGGACGGCCGTGCCCATGCGGGCGCCGGGGCCGGTCGTGGGGATGACGGTGCGCCCGGCGAGGGTGACCGAGCCGTCGCCCTGGCCGAGGAGGTTGACGGTGCCGTTCAGGGCGTTCGGCTTGACCGCGATCAGGCCCAGCGCGGTGCCGTATGTGCCCGCGTCCGCCTTGAGGCAGGTGGTGGCTCCGGAGCCGGGCGACGCCTCCACGACGCCCGCCAGGATCACGCCGGAGGTGGCGTTGGTGAGCCAGACGCTCGTGCCGTCGGAAGCCTCGGTGTAGAAGCCCGTGACTACCGTGCCGTTGCCGCCGTAGATGATCAGGCCGGTGGTGCACTGCTCGGCGCCGGAGCCGCTGAGGCTCACGGCCAGGCAGTTGTCCAGCCGGTACCCGGCCGGGGTGTTGGAGGCGGAGCAGGCGCTCAGGGTCGTGTAGGCCATGCCGTCGAGCCAGAAGCCGCCGGTGACGTTGCCCTCGGCGGAGCATGAGATCAGCGACGTCGAGGTGCCACCCAGGACGGTGTCCTGCGGGGAGCGCAGGTGGAAGCCGAGGCCGCCGCAGGTCCGCACCCGCACGCGGTGCAGCGTGCTGGCGGTCAGCTCGTGGCAGAAGACGCCGTCGCCGCCGAAGGACTGGATGAGCATGTCCCGCAGGCTGATGTTCGAGGTCGACGGCGCGGAGAAGCGGGTGAAGCGCACACCGGAGCCGTAGCCGCGCCCGGGGCCGGACAGCTGCAGCGCCTGCAGGGTGACGCCGCTGATGTCGGTGCCGGTGATGCAGTCCAGGGTCTGGTTGGTCGACTGCAGGATGGACACGCGGGCGCCCGCGCCGATCGCGTTGACGCCGCTGGCCCAGGTGAGTGCAGCGTTCAGGATGTAGCGGCCAGCCGGGAAGTACAGCGTGCCGCCCCCGGCCGCGCTGGCTGCGTTGATGGCGGCCTGGATCGCCGGGGCGTCGTCGGTGGTGCCGTCGCCCTTGGCGTTGTACTTCTTGACGTTCAGCCAGTCCACCGCGAGCGAGGGCCGGGCCGCGCGCACGGGCGCGGTGGTCGGGCCGGTCGCCGTGGTGACGGTGGCGCCGATCGTGACGGCCGTGTTGGTGCCGTCGTCGTACAGGCCCTGCGTGTCGGCGTGGAGGTAGGCGATGTCGAGCTGGACGTTGGAGGCGCCGGACAGGCGGACGCCGTACTGGGGCGAGTTGGTGCCGCTGCCGTTGTCGTCCACGCCCGGGTAGCAGGTCAGTCCGCTGACCACGACCGGCATGGTGGAGCCGACCAGGGACAGGCCCGCATAGTTCCCGCCGCCGGAGCCGCCGTTGCGGCCGTCGCGGCGGGTGACCAGCTCGCCGATGGTCAGCGGGCCGTTGCCGGTGGCGTCCACGCGCACGCCGTCCCAGCCGTTGCGGTCCGTGCTGCAGGCGGACATGACGGCGCCGCCGGAGCCCGCGCCGTTGCCCCAGGAGCCGGTGACGTAGAAGCCGTAGTTGCCGTTCCACTCCGCGCGGCAGGCAATGATGGTGGAGTTGGCGATGTTGTTGAGGATGAAGCCGGTCGCCCAGCAGCCGATTACCTGGCAGTCGTCCAGGGTGATGTCGGTCATCCGGTTGAGCATCATGCCGTTGCCACGGCAGTTGTCGACCATGACCTGGTGCAGGCGCCAGGAGTACGGGAAGACGTTGCTGACCCCGGCGGTGACGATGCCGTTGTTGGACATCTTCCGGATCGTCACGTTACGCATGACAACGTTCTGGACATTCCCGGCGGCGTAGATGCCGTCGACCGGCTTGGTGCCGTCCAGCGTCGAGCCGTCGAGCATGATGTCGTTCAGCTGGTGCTCGGCCGCCAGGCTGGAATAGCCGCCGGTGGCCTGGTCCTGGTAAGTGAGCAGCGCGGTGCCCGTGAAGGAGGCCAGCGGCTGGATGTAGGACGGCGGGTCGGTCAGGCCCGGTCCGGACATCAGGCTGGCGTGCACGCCCTGCAGGACCACGCCCGGCTTCGGCTTCAGGGTGGCTGAGGTGCGGTAGACGCCTGCGGGCAGGTAGACGATGCCTCCGGAGGGGCAGGCGTTGATGGCGGCCTGGATGGCGGCCGTGTCGTCGGTCGTCCCGTCGCCCTTGGCGCCGTACACCAGGTCCTTGACGTTGAACCAGGCCAGCGCGGAGCCGCCGAGCTGGGCGACGGTGGCGTAGTCCTGCGGGTTCACGCCGTTGGCCGCGCCGGTGATGCGCTGGCCGTTCAGGGGGATGCTGGCAGTCGGCAGTCCCACCTGGTGCAGCAGCGGCATCTGGTGGACGTGCTGGGCGTCGGCCGCCTTGCCGCTGGCCCCGGCCGCCCGGGTACCCAGGGCCTGGATGTCGGTGTTGTCGCCGCTGATCGGCGTGGCGCTCCCGCCGCCGGTGCCGAGGTTGGCGGGCAGCTGTTCCAGGGGGACGCGGCCGGAGCCGTCGAGGCCCGCGTAGCCGTTGGGCAGGCCGCGCTGGTTGACGGGCTGGAAGAAGATGCCCGGCGCGAGGGCCTCGGCCAGCCGGGGCGCGGTGGCCAGGTTGACCGTCCCGCCGTCGTACGGCACGGCGATGAAGTAGGTGGCCGTGGCCAGCCCGGACAGCGTCTCGGTCACCTCGTAGGTGCCGCCGCCGACCGGGAGTGTGTCGGGGTCGTTGGTGGCCTGGACGCTCAGGGATATGGCCCCCTGGCCGTTGAGCGTGGCCGTGTACGGCCGCCGGTCGGCGATCTCCCCGTCGTTGGTGAGCACGCCGACGAGCTGCAGCCGAACCGTGCCGCTGCGGGGATTGCCCGAGCCGTCGGTGTAGGTCCGCGTGACCGGAACCAGCGTGAACGTCATACCTGCAGCTCCATGTTGATGTCGGCCTCCGTGATGTGGCGGCGCATGCCGAGGTGGCGCGGGCCCTGGTAGAGGCCGACGGCCTTCTTGCGCTCGATCGCCTCGGGGACCGGAGTCTCGGCGTCGTCCTCGGTGACCGGCTTGACCGGCACCTTGACTTTGGGCTGGTGCTCGTCGGCCAGGGCCTTCATCCGCTCGTGGTTCTGGAACAGACCCGTGTAGTCGTCGAGGCGCGGCCGGGGGTACGGAATCAGCGAGGACTGCTTGGGCATGTCCTCGCGCTGCTCGTCGGACTCGTCCGGCCGCTGCTCGCCCTGGTCGGCGTCGACCGGCTCCGGCACGCCGCCGGGCTGGGCCACGCCGCCGTCGGCGGGCATCGCGGTCAGGTCCTGCATGGTCGGCGCGAGCGTGGGCTGAGAGCTGATCGGGTCCATGCCGAGGATCGGGATACGCAGCGGCGCCGTCGGCGGCTGCATCATGTCCTGGTCCTCGGGCAGCGCACGCGGCTCGAAGTCGGCCCGCAGGTCCTGCGGGATCGGCAGGCCCTTGTCCTTGAGCGCGACGTAGATGGCCTTGCGGGACTCCTGCTCGGCCACCGCGAGGTCGACGGCTTCGTCGCGGGACTTCTCGATCTCCTCGTCGAAGTCGATGTTGACGTTGTGCAGGCGCGTCTTCATCGAGATCGGGACCCCGGCCTCGCGCAGGGCCTCGAAGAACTCGTTCTGCGCGGCCTCGTCCTGCAGGGACATCGTCTTGAACTGCAGGTCAGGGATGAGGAGCTTGGGCTGCTCGACGATCCGGCCCTCGCCGGTCTCCTCGTCGATCTCGTAGATCTCCTCCATCTTCACGTACCGCTTGCCGTTGCGCTCTTCGTAGTCGAAGTGCTCCTGGGCCTCGGCGACGACGAGGGCCCGCTGGCGGTAGTGGGAGGCGATGAGGTTCTGGTAGTTGGTCAGCATCTGCGTGACCAGGTCGCGGTTGAGGGCGTCGGCCGCGTACGTCTCGCCGGAGGAGGCACCGGCGAGCATGGTCTTGCTCAAGCCGAATGTCTGCAGGACCCGGCCCTCGATCCGGTCGAAGTCACCGGTCAGGTCGGGGATGTCCTCCTTGCCCAGCACCGACTCCATCTGGACCGCGAAGTGGGTCATGATGATGCGGAAGTCGCCCGCGAGGGCCGCGTCCACGGCCTCCTCGAAGTCGGCGAGGTCGTCCATGGTGGGAATCCACGGCACGTTGGTGCCGAGGTCGGACGCGGACGCGCCGAGCTTGGCGTGGATGAGCGGCGTGTAGAGCCGGTCGGCGATCGAGTCGACGGCCGCGTTCAGCATCTCTTCCTGCATGAGCGAACGCATCGCTCTGTACAGCAGCGGGATGCCCCGGGGGTTGAACGTGTCCGCCTCGAACTTCATCTGCCGCAGCAGGATGTTGCTGACGGGCATGAGGGCGTTGTCGTCGGAGTAGTACGTCAGCTCCGGGTACGCCGTGATGAGCTTCTCGTACTCCCAGGCGGGCTGCCGGGTGCGGATCAGCTCCTTCATGCTCTGCGGGAGCCGGATCAGGAACCGGGGCTCGCGCAGGAACGGGGAGGGCTGCACCTCGACGTCGTCGGGGTTCAGCAGCTCCTCGTCGTCCCAGACGCCGAGGTCCTCGTTGAAGGTGCCGAGCGGCCACGCCTCACCGGTCGTCCAGTACTCCCGGCCCATCCTGACGAGGAACTTCTGGTAGTCCAGGCCGTCCTCGGAGAGGAAGTGGTCCGTGTAGAACTCGGTGAGCCGCTCGTCCTTGCATGACATCTTCAGCCCGAGCAGCGGGTACTTCGAGTAGATGTCGACGCAGGAGCCGACCAGCGGATGCGAGATGTAAAGAAGTCGGCAGTACGCCCGCATCTTCTGCATCTGCGCCGGGTCGTCGAACTGGAACGGCAGGTTGTTCTGCCGCCAGTAGAACAGCGGGTCGCGCGGCCTGACCGTGGCGAAGTCCACCGAAGGACCGCCCGCGCCGCCGCCGGTGAAACCCGCCGCTGCCGTCTTCCGGCGGCCGACGCGCCGGTTGGCGCGCATCTCGGCCTCTTCGCCCGACTCGCCCGGCCGCGAGGAGAAGCGACGGAACAGACGATCGATCCGTGACTGCTCGCCGTCGTAGTTCGGCTGGGCTCCGCCCCGCTGGCTTGCCATGAATCCTCCTGTGGTGGCTCACCCCTTGGGGGTGGGCGAGCCGCCACAGACAGGGCCGATCAGGAGGCGGGGGTCGTCTTCCGCCGCGTCTTCTTCACCGGTTCCGCCGGAGCCTCGTCGGCGTACCCGTATGACTGCAGCTGGGCAGCACGGGCTTCCTGGCCCTCAGGCAGCTCCAGCACCTCACCGGTGACGTAGACGACGCCGTCCACTTCCAGCGTCACCAGGGCACGCAGGGAGATCACTGCTGGCCTCCCAGGAGCCCGGCGAGGTAGTCGACGTACGCGGACCGCCCGAGCGTCCGGCCGCCGGGGACGCGGTAGACGGACTCCTTCTTCCCGAACGGCGGCCCGCCGCCGGAGTCCTTGTCATCGGAGCCGGAGCCGTCCGAGCCGCCGCTGTCCGAGCCTGAGTCGCTTGAGTCGCTTCCCCCGCCGAACGGCGGCGCTCCTCCCGCGTCCGCACCAGGCGGGCCCTCGGCGCCGGGCGGCATGGCGTTCGGGTCGTTGGGGTCACCGCCCGGCGGCATCCCGGGCATGGTCGGAGGCGGCATCCCCGGAATCTGCACCGGCATCCCGTCGATCGACTGAGGGAACGCCGAGAACATCGGCTGCACCCTGACCAGGAACGACTGATTGCAGAACGAGCACTCCGTGTTGCCGTCCGAGCGGCCGATGACCTGCCCCGAACCGCAGAACGGGCAGTGCGCGATGGTGATCCCATCGCCGGACTGGTGCGCCACCACCGTGTGCAGCGTCATACCGCTCACCTCCACCCTCTACAGGTGGACCGGCGGCCCCGGACAGCACAGCGCCCCTCCCGCAACGTGGCCGGGAGGGGCGAGTGTGCCCGCGCGTGTGGATGTCGAATCGCGACAGGCGGTGGGCCATGGGGCCTTCGGCTACGGTACCGGCTCCGGCACGGGCCGGGGGCCGGTACCGTCGTACGGGAGAGCCAGTCCGGCGTCGATCAGCGCCTGGCCCAGGTCCTCGGTGCCGGACAGGACCGTCGCGAGGTAGCGGCCGTACTTCTCCCGCTTGTCCTTCTGGGTCCGGACGGTGAACACCGGCCCATGCTTCTGGACCCAGTCACGGACGAAAGCGGTGGCCTTGTCGCCGAGTTCGGTGCCGTGCTCGGCGGCGTTGATGCCGAGGAGGCGCACCCGCTGCCGGGTGAACACCCCGAACCCCAGGTCGACCTGCAGGTCCAGGGTGTCGCCGTCCACCACCTTCTCCACGGTGGCCTGGTAGATGAACACCTACTGACCTCCGAAAAGGATGTGCGGGATGAACCAGGCCGTCAGGCCCAGCCAGGCGATGACGAAGGCCGCCTTGCCGGGCCGGGTGCTGGTGTGGAACCAGGCCCGAACCCGCTCGGAGAGCGTGTCGCCCAACTTGCCGTTGAAGACGCCGTACATCTCGTAGGCGAACGCGGTGCCGAGGATGGCTCCCCAGGCGAGGTTCGGGTCCATCGCTGCTCCTACTCGAACAGGCTGTGCTGGAGGCTGGCCCGGTGGGAGAAGGCGTGCTCGGCCGGGTCGGTCGGCAGCACCTGCTGGCCGCCGCCGGTGCCGGTGTCGACGTGGGAGAAGTCGGCGGGCTCCGCGTTGTGCATCGGCACGTTGGTGATCTGGGAGCGCTCGGAGTGGGAGAAGCCGCCCGCAGGCGTGCTCGGCGGGGTCGGCGTCAGCGAATCGCCGAGGCTGTCCACTCGTCCCTCCATGTCGGTGGTCCGCCGGTCGTGAGCGTCCTGCAGGTACCTCGTGCGCTGGTTGGTCTCCGCAGGGCTCTCGAAGCGGTCCTCGCGCGGGGTGTCCCACTTGTGGTTCATCTCGGCCTGGTCGCCGTTCAGCCGGTTCATGATGTCGTTGAACTCGCGGCGCCCCTGCTCGTCGTGATGACGCGTGACGGCGTCATCGACGTGGTCGGAGGCCGCGTTGTTGCTCGGGGTCATGTACGGGGCCCGCTGCGCGGGAGCCGGAGCCGGGGCGTGGGTCGGAGCCGCCGGGGTGTGCTGCGCCTCCTCGCCGCCGTGCCACCAGTCCTTCAGCCGCTGGTAGAACCCGGCCACAGTCGGGTCCAGGGAGGCAGCCGAACCGAGGCCCTCTTCCAGGCCGTCCAGACGCTTCTTGACCTCGTCGAAGGTGCCGGAGCCGCCGTTGGCGCCCGGGTCGGCCGCCGGGCCGCTGGCACTCTCCGGAAGAGCCTTCGGCAGCTGGCCCGGGGTGAAGTTCTTGACCCGGTTGGAGACCGGGCCGTCGTGCGTGCCGCCCCACGACTCGTACGCCAGCGGGTAGGCGTCGGCGTGCACACGGACGGCCTCGGTGGCCAGCTTCAGGCACTCGACCATCGGCACGCCGGGGTTCTGGCGCGCCGCCACGGCGGCCAGGCGGGCCGCCACCGTGTCCATGACCTGCTCGGCGGCCGTCGTCGCCTTCAGCTTCTGCGCCGACGCGGCCACCTTCTGCCGGTGCGCCGTACGCGTCTGGGACAGCAGCTGCCATCGCTCGGTCAGGTCGCCGGTCAGGTCCTGCAGCGGGTAGCCGCGCAGGGACGCCACGGCCTGCAGCTGCGAGTCGGCCAGCGCGAACCGGTTGACCAGGTCGACGTCGTTGGACGCCTGGTAGAGGAACTGGCCGACCATGCGCTCGGCGTCGTTCAGGGCGGCCGTACGGGCCAGCTCACGACGCTCGTGGTCGAGGTCGCGGCCGGTCTCGTCCCACATCAGGGATGCGATGTCCATGGTCAGGCGCCCTTCTTCTCAGCGAGGAGGCCCGCCTGCACGCGGCGGCGGAACGCGGACGCCGTCGGGGACAGGCCGGAGCCGGAGTTGTACGCGGACGCCATGCCGCTGTCGGGGATGGTCACCGGCTGGCCCTGCGGCACGGCCGCCGAGGACGGCACGACCGGCTGGCCCATCGGCTCGGCCCCGTTGTAGGGGGCGGCACCGGCCGGGGCGGCTGCGTCCATGCCTCCCGCGAGCGGGCCGGGCTTGCCGGGGCCGTTGATCGGGGTGTCGCCGGACGGCGACGGCGAGGTGGACGGGTTGGTGGTGTCCAGGTCGATCCCGGTCGCGGCCTCGACCTGCAGGTAGGTGCCGTCGGTGGGCAGGGCCTGCGCGGCGGCCACCTTGTGGGTCAGCTCCCGGTGCTGGGCGATCCGGCGGCCCAGGGAGGGCTCGACGGACGCCAGGGCCGCGTGCGCGGACAGCCACGCACCGCGCGAGTGCGGGTTGTCGGTGAACCCGGCGTAGATACCGGCCTCCAGCTCCGCAGAGCCGGGCCGGACCACCGGGGTGCCCTCCTTCCAGCGGGCCGCGTACTTGTAGCCCTTCTGGAAGTCGGGGTGCTGCATGTCCTGCTTGGAGGCGACGCGGCGGGAGGCGAACGCGGGGTGCTGCAGGCTCTGGCCGTTGTCGCCGCCCATGGAGTACGGCACGTCCTGCGCGGGCGCGGCCGGGGCAGTGCTGGTGTAGCCCTGGGTGTACTGGGGCGCGGCGTGCGCGTCGCCGAACGACGGCTTCGCGTCGGGGTTCTTGGCGTCGGCCGCGCCATTCCCGGCCTGGCCGACGTTGCGCGGCGGCGTGGAGGCCGGGGAGTTGGCGATGTTCGGCTCGATGATCTGCGGAGGCGCGGTGTAGGTGTCGGCCTGCACGCGCCGGGCGTGCGCCTGGTGGCCGGAGGAGACCTGCCCGCCCTGGTCGTACTGGGCGTCGCCGGTCATCCCGTGGGCCTCGCCGCCCTCGTCCAGAGTCCAGGGGAACGCCACGGTGGTCGGCAGCGGCGTGGAGTGGTCTTGGTCGTGGACGTCGACCGACTGCTGGACCTGCTCCAGGCCGGACGCGGCCGTCTTCGGGCGCTGGGAGACGTCACCGGCCTCCTGGGTCTGCTCGGTCTCCTCCTGCGCCGGTTCGGCCTGCGGAGTGGCGTTGGTCGGCCCGCCCTGCGCCGGGAGGTCCCCGGAGATGGAGTGGCCGCCCGCGCGCTCCGGCGAGGAGCTGCCGCCACCGCCGGACAGGGACGGCTCCGCGCCGGGGCCGGTCAGCTGGCCGCTGCTGTCGTGGCCGCCGGGCACCTCGGGGCTGGAGTTTCCGCCCTGCTGGGACATCTGGATCGCCGGGGCCGCGCTGGAGGTCTCCGTGCCGGAGACGGCGGTGTTGATGTCGGCGACCGGCGGCGCGAAGTTGTCGAACACGTCCGGGGGCAGCGGGGTCGGCTTGTTGGTGACGCCGTCCGGCGCGGTGGTCTGCTGGATCTGGTCCACGCCCGAGGCGGCCTCGACGGTGACGGCCTGGGTGCGCAGGAACGTCGCGTAGCCGACGAAGATGTCCTCGGCCGTCTGGGACTGCGCGCCGAGGCTCGCGGAGACCTGGCGGGCCTTGCCGACGGCCTGCTCGGCGAACTCCTCCTGGTCGGCCTTGACGAAGTCCGGCACGCCGCCGAACCACAGCGCGGCCTGCGCGATGAGCTGGCCGTGGTCGAACGGCGTGTCGGTGACCTCGGTGTCCAGCCAGTCGGACGCGCTGGTACCGCGCGCGACGGCGGAGACGACCGGGGTGAACCTCTCTCGGATCGAGGTGTCGGCCAGGTCCGCCTCGCGGTCCAGCGCGGCGGTGCGCTGCGCGGCACGGTCGAAATCGTGGAGCTGGGCGACGAGCTTGAGCTGTTCGTCGAACGATGCGGCACGCTCGATCCGCTGCAGCAGCTCGGAGCGGTCAGGGCTGGGCATGCTGTTCTCCTCCTGCGCGCCCGCGCGGCGCATCCGGCGACGTACGGAACGGTCTTCGCGGGAGGGGTTGCGGCGCTGGCCGCGCGCATGAGGACGCATCGGCTCACGCGTGGACTCCTCGGCGGCCCAGGACTCGTCCGTCCACAGGTCGTCCGGCGCGTCGTGTCGAGCGTCGTACATACGAATCACCCCTCCTTCCGCCCCTTGAGGGGGCCGAGGGAGGGGTGAGACAGGAAGAGGGGACTAGATCAGCGGCCCTTCCAGTTCGGAAGGTGCGGGCCGATGTAGCCGACGTGGACCTTCTCGGTCGGTCCGCAGGTGTCGTCGTAGAAGTGCATCCGGGGCGCCAGTCCGCCGCTGCCCTGTCCGATCCGGACGTGGAGCCCCATGAACACCTCGCCCAGGCCCGGCACTTCGAACATCCGGGTCTGCTTCCAGCTGCTCCCGGTGCGCTCCAGACTCACCTCGGAGGGACGGAACCAGGTCCGGGGGATGAGGTCGGTCGCCTGCGGCCACTCCAGGTACGTGGCGAAGTGCGGCAGCACCTGCGAACCGTGCTCCTTCTTGGCCGCGACGTAGGCATTCAACGCCTCCAGCGTGTCCCACGTCCGCCGCAGCCACGACCCCGACGACGCGTGCCCGTACAGCTTCTGCAGCGGAGCCCGCACGCTGTCGAGGACCTGCACATGCTCCAGCAGCTCGGGCGCCAGCTCCAGCAGCTCCTGCCAGCTCTCCGGCCCCTTCGCGGGCTCCGGCACCGGCTCCCCGTACGCCCGGCCCGGCACCTGCGCCAGCTGACGGCGAAGCCACCCCACCTCGCCGGTGAGCCGCTCCACCTCGCCGTCGGACACCTCGCTGGCCGCCCACGCCTCCTGGGCCTGCCGCTCGGCCTCCCTCGCCTGCTGGGCCAGCGGCTGTGCGCGCAGCTCCTGCAGCCTGCTCTCGGCGTCGTCCCGGGCCTTCCTCGCCCGCTCGGCCATCTTCCGCTCGTCGTCCACGACGCCCTGCAGGTCGACCAGCGCCTGCTCCAGCTCACGGGTACGCTCGACGGCCTGGTCCTTCTCCTGCAGTATCCGCTTGGGTGCCACCTGGATCTCCGGCAACATCCACGTCTCGCGCAGGTCCTTCACGCACCAGCGGGTCGCGCCGCCGTAGTGCGGCCGGAGCGCGGCGTACCGGGTGACGGCCTCGGCCGTCTCCTTCAGCAGCTGCTCCATGTTCCCGCCGGACGGCCGCCGGACGGAGTAGTCGGCCCAGCACCACTCCTCCTGGCGCGGGTTCGTCGGCAGGATCAGCGCCCCGCCCCACTTCAGCCGCAGCCTGCTCTCCGGCAGCACTTCGTGGGCGTTGACGATCTGGTCCTGATCCCCGAAGACGCGCACCTCCACCACCCGCCCCCGCAGGGAAGGAGGCAGGTAGGTGCCGAGCGTGGGTTCCGCCTCGGGCACCACCTTGTCGATCGGCGTCTTGTCGTGGGTGATGACGGTGATGTACCAGGAGGCCGCCGACATGGCGGAGAACATCTGACTGCACTCCTGGGGGGTCACTTCCTTGGCGTAGGTGTAGTCGACCAGCGGCATGCGGCCGGAGACCCAGTCGTACGGGCGGACATCGCCGAACATGGTCATCGGCGACTGCCAGTCCAGGCGCCAGGGACTGTCGGCCTCGGCCGTCAGCCTCCAGCAGAACTCGATGTTGACGTCGCTGGTGTCCAGCTTCTTCTTGGACAGATTCAGGATGGAGGCTGCCGTCAGGTCCGGCTGCAGTTCCAGCCTGGCCTTGATGCGGTCGCCGTCCTCGGTACGCCAGGAGGCGTCGAACCCCCACCACCACTTCGGGTCGTCGGAGGGGGTGAACTCCCGCCAGTGCTGGAACGGCTCCTGCTGCAGGCGCTGGCGGATCGCCCGCAGAGAGCTGGAGTTCTTCACTCGGCCGCTGGTGTACCAGACCGTCTCCGGCCAAGGCTGAAGCGACTTTCGCCTCATGGTGTTCTCCTTACGCTGGCGGTGTTTGCATTGTGGTGGCGGCCACTGACAACCACTGCCAGACCGGAGAAAACCGGCGACGAAACGCAAAGATCAGCGCATTTCGTAACGAGATTCGGTAGGCCCGAACTGGTTCTGGTAGTGGTTGCCCGCGATCCCATACGGCCGCGAGGGGACGGCCGCCATGGGGATCAGGCACAGCTGGGCGATCGGCATCAGCCGCCGGAGCCGGATCGGCTTGCCGGACAGGTTGGCGATCTCCAGCGTGATCTGCCCGCTGAACCCCGGGTCGATGAAGCCCGCCGTCACGTGGACGGTCAGGCCCAACCGGCCCAGAGAACTCTTCCCTTCGACCCTCGCCGCCAGATCGGGCGGCAGGGTCACACGCTCCACGGTGCTGCCGAGGAGGAAGTCGCCGGGCTGCAGAAGCCACCCGGCCTCGTCGATCTCGGCGAGCGTCGTGTGCCCGGGTCGCACGTCCGCCACGTCGATCGCCGACCCCTCAGGAAAAGGCCGGTCCAGCGTGCGCACGTACTGGTCGAGCAGCATGTCCACGGATGCAGGCTGCACCCGCTCCGGGTCGAACGGGGAGATGTCAAAATCTCCCGAGATGATGCGGTCCTTGATCTGCCAGTCGGCGAGCATGTGGTGGTCCCCTTTCTCCACCCCATGGGGGCGCCGACCGGCGGTGAGACAGCTACTACGCTGCCGCTTCGCTCACGAGCGCCGTGGCCAGCATGTCGGCCAGGCGGGGCCGCTCGCGGACGACCGACTCCGTGCAGGGCCACTTCGTCACCACGAGCTGAAAATGGACCAGGTCGCCGTCGGCCTCGGCCTCCACGCTGAAGTGGACGACGCCGCAGCGCGAGCACACCTTGTCGATGGTCTTAGCCACGGCGGCCTCCGGGGATGTTGCCCCAGGCCCAGAACCATATGGTGATCGCCGTGAGGGTTCCGACGAAGACGCCCGCGCCGGAGTCCTTGACGAGCCAGGCGCCGCCGCCGGTGGCTATACCGGCAGCCGCGCCGAGGAGGGTACGCATCAGTCGTGACCCCCGCTGAGCGCCCAGGCCAGGATCACGCAGCCCAGATCCCACAGCGCGTCGGTCAGACGGAACCACACCGCGATGATCACTCCGGTGCCGACCAGGCAGGCAATTTCCGTGCTCTGGCCCGCGTGGTGGGCGACCCCGGCGGTGATGGCGCCGAGGATCGCCCCGATCGCGAATCTCATCGCACCTGGTCCTTCGTCAGCTCGATGACCCGGTGCTGCGGGCAGCGCGGGTACCCGTCGTGGTCCGGCGTCCAGCCCTCGGGCAGAAAGTCGGCGCGCACGAAGGTGGCCGAGCAGCAGCGGCAGGGGACGAGGGGCTCCGCGACCGGCTCCGGGCGCGGCTGCAGACGCAGCGCGCGGGCCTGCTCGTGCGTGCGGTGGATCTCGGAGTGGGCGGCGGTCAGCTCACTGATCAGGGTGGCCGTGGCGCCGCGCAGGTAGTCCGAGAGGAGGTCGAGGGTGACCTTGCGGGCACGCTTGGGCGCCCACCGGAACCAGCGGCCCATGCCCTCGGCCAGAGCCTCCGCCATCCGGTCGGTGTACCAGCGGATCTGCCTCTCGTGCGAGTCCTTCAGCTGCTTCACGTCGGATTCGTGAAGCTCCGGCATGTCGACCCGGCGCCCGACAAGGGCGGCGGAGACGGCGACGATGTCGTCCTCGGACATCCCCTTGAAGAACTTCTTGATGACCCTGTTGCTGCCCGAAGGCGAGTAGACGAGGGTGACCGTCGTACCGGTGCTCTCGGTGGTGGTGGTGTCGCTCATGCTGCTTTGACCCCCATGGCGGTGGTGGTGGGAAGAGTGGTGACGTTGTTGCGGGCGGTCTGCTGGCGCTGGACCGTCTCGACGACCGTCTGCCAGGCCATGCCGCAGAACCGGCCCAGCATCCGTTCGATGTTGTGGACGGCATCGGGATCGACGCGGACCTTGCGCGCGGTGGCCTCCATCAGCATCTTGGCCATCTGCTCCGTACGGTCTCCGCTAGTACCCAGATTCAGGATGTCCAGCGGGTGGTCGTCCTCCCCGTACAGGAACGTCTGGGCGCAGGTGGACCGGTAGGGGCGTATCCCCGTCACGGTGCCGATCTTGCGCAGGTTGCGCCGGTAGTCGAGGTAGTTGCCGACCAGCGACACGAACGGCTGCGGTACGCCGGTCAGTTCGGCCATCTGCCGGTGCGTCCACTGCCACTGCGGCCTGGAGCGCGTGGTGATGTCGTCGATCGCGGCCATGGCCACCAGGCGGTGGGCTTCCTTGTCACGCAGGTCGAGGTTGTCGCGGACGGCAAACAGGTGCGGATGTGCTGCGGGCATGGCGGGTTGCCCTTCCTGAAGGTTCAGAGAGTGATGGCTGCCAGCAGGTTGCGGCGGTAGTCGAACACGGAGCGCATGGTGAAGCTCTGTCCACCGTTGACCAGCTCCAGGGGGCCGACGAGTCCGCGAGTGCGGTTCAGCCGAGACCTCCGCACCAGGTCGTCCAGCTCATCCTGAGTCAGTCCCAGCCACTCACGCGCGAGATCCGGAGTGAAGGTGTAGTCGTCGACCGCTTCTTTGGGAAGCTCGACAGACACGCGCGGCTTCGAGGGCACAGCGCACTCAGATGAAGGCATGGATGATCTCCTGGCGGGTGGAGATTGAAGAAAGTTGATCTTGCAGACTGGCGGGTCCGCGTGGCCTTCACTCTACACGCACATAACACCTCGGCCAGGCATATGCAGAAAACTGACACTCAGTGACTTTTGCAGGCCAGAGGCGGACATGACGAAGCCCCACCCCCTGAGTAGAAGGGGTGGGACTCCAGGACACAGTCTACGCAGCCTGGGCCATGTCGGCGGCCGTCAGCGGCTTGAACTGGTCGACGATTCGGCCCCGCACCAGGTGCGCGACCTCACCGGCCCGCGTCAGGCAGAAGGTGCCGGGCGCGCGCCGTACGAGCACGCTCAGACCCTTGCCGCTCATGGGCTGCGTCTGCGGGATCGGCTTGCCGCCCGTGGGCGCGGCCCAGTGCCGGTACGACTCGGCGAGCTGGCGCATGTCCTGGTTCTCGGCGAGCGGCACGTACTGGGTGACGACCGACTCCTCGATCTCGGAGTCCTCGAAGTCCCCGGGCTGTTCGATGGTGATGAAGCCCCCTCCGGCCTGCTGCTGGACGGCGTCGTCCTCGAAGACCTCGGTGAGGATGAAGTCGACCTGGGAGCCGTGGACGATCTCGGCGCGACGGGTGATGGGGTTCAGGCGCAGGTAGGCGCTGGCGGTCGCGAGGGCGCGCCGGTTCATGATGGCGGTCATGGTGTTCCTTCGTTGGCGGTCGAGGAACTGCTGATGGAGTTGTAAAGAAGTGACGGGGCCGGGCAGTTGGCGGGCTGCCTGGCCGGTCAGGACTGGTCGTCGTCGAGCTGGTCGAGGAGTGCCGCTTCGGCGGGGTGGCAGGCCCTGCACATCTTGTGCGGGGTGTCCTCGTGGAGGCCCTGCTTATGCTCCGAGGCCAGCATCACGGAGTACATCGTCTGCTCCGGCATGTCAGGCCCCCACCGGCTCGTAGCGCAGGATCTGGCGGCGCCGGGTGCTGTCGATGAGGACCATGGCGCCACTGGCGAGGTACCAGAGGTTGCCGAAGCCCTGGTTGACCTGTCGGGCGCACCGGCGTCCGGCCTGGCTGGAGGGGACTATCCCCGTGCTCTCCCAGTCCAGGCCGTCGTCGGAGAGCTTCTCGTAGAACCGGGTGGCGTCCGGCTGTTCTTTGGTGACCGGCTCGTACCGGCGGGTGCGGCCGTCCTCGGTGCTGGTCAGCTCGAAGGCGCCGCCGTCCAGGTCCCGGCGGGTTGCGAAGCCGCGCGAGACGCTGAACTCGGTCTGTTCCAGGACGTCCTCGCCGCCCTGGATGACGGTGTGCCCGTTGGCGTAAGTGACCAGGAAGGCTATGGGCGCACTCATCGCCCGGCCGCCCGCAGCCGCGCGCCGTTCTTCCAGGCTTTGAGGTCGTCACCCTTGGCCTGCTGCAGCGCCTGGTCCGCGCGGCACTGCACGCACAGGGTGTAGACCGTCGTGAGGTCGGTGCCCGGCTCCGGCCCGTCCGCGTAGAAGCCCGCGATGACGACGTTCCACAGCTCGCCCAGGGTGCGCTCCCTGGTCGTCCCGGCCTTCACTGCCTTCGCCAGCGCGGCACAGGGTGCCTTGTGGACCGTCGCCCGCCGCAGCGGCGACTGGGTCCTGCGGGAGAGCTGGACGATGCCCCACTCCTGCGGCTCGGCGGCTTCGTCCTGCTGGGCTGCCTCCTCGTCCTCGCCCCATCCGTTCGCCTCGGCGATGTCGTTGGCCCACTTCTCGACCTGGAAGCGCTCGACCTTGTAGTCATTGGCGGCGATGCGCTCCATCAGCTCGGCGCGGGCCTTGTCAGTGGGCTCGTAGGGCGGATCCCACGTCTCGGCGTCGCGGAAGCCGTCCCAGGTGTCTTCGGGGTAGACCCAGTCTGCCGCCCGCGTGACGCCGCCGTAGATGCCAGCGCCAGCGCTCCTGCGCTGGGACTTGTCGTACTCCTCCTTGCCCCGCGTGTGGAGTTGGCGGTAGAGGATCTCGCGCACGCGGGTGCCGACATCGCTCTTCAGCAGCTCCTCGTCGGTCATGGCGTCGTAGTCGACGTTCTCGGTGCCGGTGCGGGGGGCGAAGAAGCGCTTGGCGGCCTCGGCGCTCTCCTCCATGTTCGGGGCGGTGTCGGTGGACTGCTCGGCAGCGGGCGAGGTCTGCGTGGCGGCGTCGAGGAGCATGTCGACGAGTTCCGTGACGCGGGCGTGGATGGTGGTGCGGTCGGTGGGCAAGGTGCTCTCCTTCGTTCCCTTGGCGGTGGCCCCACTCTATTGCATCAACTGTTGCCTGTCTATGGGATCAGGTTGGTCTCTCGCACCTTGGCGGACATGTGCGTGAGGCTGGCCGCGCACCGATCGCCCTGGTCGTTCTCGTGGGGGCGCACACGGTCGGCGGCGTCGAGGCTGACTTCCGCGCTGCAGGCAGCCTCGGTGCACCGGTACTTCTTGGCGGCCTGCCACGGGTCGACGAGTGCCTGCAGCGGCGTCACGTTGAGGATGAGTGACGCGGGCAGGTTCTCGCGCAGGTCGCCGAGGACGCGGTCGATGGCGTCACGCCGCACGAGACGGGCGAGCTTCTCGATGTCCTTCTGCTGGCCGATGACGGCCAGCTCCTCGGCCACCGCCTGCTCGTCGAAGCCCTTGGTGAAGGCGGCGGCGGGGCTCGCCTGGATGACGAGCATGCCCCGCCGTGCGCCGGTGCTGCTGTCCTGGACCCCCGACCTGGACTGGGCGTCGGCGGGAGCCAGGAAGAAGGAGGTCCCTGCCGGGCCGGGGTTGAGTTCCCACAGGCGCGTGTCCAGCAGGAGCGCCGGGCCGGTGGAGCGACGGGCGGCCGTTCGGGAGGCCGCCTTGGTGGCGTACAGCTCTCGCGGTTTCAGCTCGGACAAGCGCATGGCAGGGCTCCAGGGGGTGGTGTAGACAATCGACCCACTCTAACGCATCAATGGATGCCATGGGGTGGAACGAAGGCCGTTCAGGCGGCGTCGGGCAGCACCTGGCGGAAGGCGAGCACGGCCATGACCCCACCGCCGGTCACACGGGTGCGGCGCGAGATCTCCTCGACGCTCAGGCCGTTCAGCAGGTACAGGTCGGTGATCTCCTGCATCTTCGTCCAGGGCACGCCCGCGACGGCGAACTCCTTGTGCTCCTCCTTCAGGAGGGCGTGCAGTCGCCAGCCGTACTCGGTCAGGTACAAGGTCCCGTGCGAGGACTCGGCGTAGCGCTTGCGCCGCAGCTCCTCGCGGAAGTTGCAGCCGGAGGCGTTGATCTGGCCGGTGGCGGGGTCGGCGTGGAGCAGGGCCTGGCGCTGAGCGGCGGTCAGTTTGCTGGTGATGGTCTTGGCGGCCATGGGGACTCCTGGCGGTGAGTCGGAACGAATAGGTGCCTGGCGGGGCAGTTCGAGGCTAGCGCGCGACGCCCTCGGCGAAGCGCTTCTCGGCGATCTGGATTGCGTCCGCGACGTCGGCGGCCAGCTTCGGCTCGTCGCCGGTCAGCGGCCACGACCGCGCCACGACGGACACCAGACGGCCGTCCTCGCTGGTCACGGCGTGGGTGACGTGCCCGCGCGAGCTGCCACGGGTCAGCTCCATCTCGATGGTGCAGCCATCGCTGCGCCGGGCGGTCAGGCGGATCGTGCCGCCGAGGCGTACAAGCGGCTCGACGGTAGCGGTCATCTGCGGCATGAAGCCCTCCTGTGGCGGGTCAAGAGGTAAACGAGAGACGGCCGCGCCTGATGGAGGTCAGGATGTGGCGGCCGTCACCGATCTTGCCAAAACAGCTTCAATGGATCGACGGAAATCCGTTTTTTTGCTTACTCATTACTGTCGGTGGTGTACCCGCAGTTCATGCACACGCCGACGACGTAGCTGACCTGCGGGTTCGGGTTGTGCTCCGGCGGACCGAACGGCCACGCGATGTCGACCGGCCCGTAGTCGGTGCTCTCGCACTCCGGGCACCGCTCCTCCGCCACGTCGTCGTCCGGCGCGGGCGGGCGGTAGGCACTGAAGCCCTCCCGCAGCGCCTTCGCGCGCGGCGAGCCCAGGCTGCTGCCCTCCAGCAGCTCGTCGAACTCGGCGCAGCCATGGCGGCTCACCTCCGGCTGCCGGTCCTCCGGCCCCCAGTCCTCCGGCGAGATGCCGATCGTCGCGAGCGCCGGGCCCTGGACGATCTGCTCCGCGTTCTCAGTGGCCAGCGGCCCATACCAGGCCACGCGCTGGCCGCTCGCCGGGTTGCGGAAGATGGCCAGCGAGGCCGGGAACCGCAGCGGCGGCGCGAAGCGCAGCAGGTACACCGTGGCGTCCTGCGCGTCGAGCGGCTCGATCTTCGTCTCGGCCGGGCGCCAGCCGTGCGGGGCCGGGTCCCAGCCCTCGGGGATGGGCACCAGGAACATCAGCTCTCCTTCATGGCGGCCAGCAGTTCACTGAAGACCTTCTCGTCGAGGTAGCCGGGGCGCATCGCGCAGAAGAACTGGCTGGCGACCTCGCGGTAGTCCTCGCTCCAGTGCGGGTTGTTGCCGTAGTCCTCCATGAGGATCTCCGCGACCCGAGCCGCGCAGGTCCACATGCTGGCGCCCTCTTCGCCTGCGGCAGCGCCCATGTCCCTCAGTACCTGCAGGGAGATGTCGTGGAAGCGGTTCGCGGCGCGGGCCGCCCGCTCCCGGCTGTTCGGCCAGGGAACCCGCTCCAGCTGGTACTGGTACTCGTGAGCGTGGGGCAGGGCCAGGACAGAGTCCGCCATGGCCTTGATCATCAACCGGAGGTCTGCCCGGACCTTCCGGTCACCGGTCGGCAGCCGCTCGTCGAGGCCGACGGTAGACACCGGCTCCAGCTCCAGCTCCATGTACGGCATCCGGCGCGCCTCGTCCACGAGGGCGTTGTACAGCAGGCTCATCGGTTCCCCTTGTTCCTAGGCGGTGGCCCCACTCTAAGGCATCAATAGTTGCGTGTCTACCGGTTCGGGAAACCCGAAGGCCCGCCCCCGGCGAAAGGGACGGGCCCACCTGCTGCTGCATCAACTACCACGTCTTCAGGTAGATGTGGGACGAGTGAAGCCCTCCTGCCACCCCGAACGGCACTCCCAGGAAGACGGCGACGGGCAGGCTACCCATGGACGGATCGACGAGGGCCACGACCGACGCGGCGAGCCCCCCACCCAGGGTGTACAGAACGAAGACCACGGCTGCCTTCTTCATGATCAGCTGCTGGCCTCCTCCATGGTGTCGACCTCGGCCTGGTAGCCCTCCAGCAGGTGCTCCAGGGCGTCCTGGGTCACCCCGTCCGGGTGGTCGGGGCCGCCCAGTGCGTCGACCAGCTCGTGCTTGCGCGTCACGATATCGCCGTGCGGCACGAGGGCCTCGTCCCACACTTCCAGCCGGACGGGCTCGCCCGTGTCCTCGTCGCGGGCCACGTACAGAACCGGGTTATCGCTCGGGCCGTTCAGCAGTTCGCGCAGGTTGTCAGTGGTCACGGTCAGCATCTCGTCGTACTCCCCCTCGTAGCTGGGCCAGCGGTCGCCCGCCCAATTCTGGTGGTCGCCGTGCTTGTGCGGCGGCCGATCGCACTCAGTCTCCTGGGCCTGCAGGATGATCCCGAAGGCGCCGCAGGTCGGGCCGGTGGGCTCGCGTGCTTCCATGTCAGCCTCCAGGGCCTCCCGGGCCTTCCGACGGGCGCGCACGGTAGCGGCGGCCTTCGTGGAACGCTCGGAGCGCACCCGGCGCGCCTCGGGGGAGTTGAAGCGGGCTTCCTTCTCCGCCTTCTCGGCCGCGACGACGTCCGGGTGCGAGGCGGCCAGCTGCAGCAGCAGAGACTTCATGGACCGCCTAGGCACTGAGCAACTCCTTCTGGTCGCCGTACCCCGGGGGCCAGCGGTCGTTCTGGTGGGCCCAGCTCGCCAGGACCTCCGGGTGCGCGGCGAAGTACTCGGCCCAGGCATCGTTGAAGCCCCTGTCGGTGCTCAGGTCGGGGGCGTGACTGCACACGGTGTTGTGGCCGTGGCGTCGCCTGCAGGTGTGCGGCGGATGCTCGCGGCCGAGGTCCTTGCCGCAGGAGACGTACCCACTCCTCATCACGGGTCAACTCTCCCTGCTGGCGCAGGTCTTGCCGTGGGTGTTGACCCAGGCGCGGGAGGCGTCACTGTCGGCGAACTCGGTCTCGACCTCCACCCGGTCGACGGTGTCGTACACGGTGCCGCCGTTGACGTTGTACCGGCGGCTCCGGTACATGGAGGCCCCGCGCTCGGGGTCCATCTGGCGGACGGCCTCGATGACGCCCCACGGGTTCGGGGTGAAGTATTCGTCCAGGTGCGCGCCGATGATGCATGCGACCTCGGAGGCGAGGTCACGAGGCAGGCGCACGGTGACCAGGTCGCTCTCGGTCACGGCGGCCAGCAGGCCACGCAGCTTGGCCAGCGGCATCGTGTCCTGCTGCTTGTGCTCGATCTCGACTCCGGCCGCCTTCAGGTCGGCCAGCAGCTGCTCGCGCTCCTTCATCTCCGCATACTGCTCGGGCGTGACCAGCCACCGTGCCCAGCCGTGGTTCTCCTTCGAGACGCCGGTGACGCGGTTGAACTGGTCTCTGGTCTCCTCCGTCTCACCCTCGCGGCAGACGTACACCCAGGCACGGCCGACGCGGGAGACGACGACGTTGCGGGGCTCCCTCTTGCTGTCGGCCGAGACGAGGACGAGCGGGTCGCCCTTCTTCAGGTTGTCGGGAAGCGCCATGGTCAGGCCACCTTGGACGTCGGGCGGGCGGTGAAGCGGAGGACGAAGACGACCGCGCCGAAGGCGACGAGGGCGAGCCCGGTCGTCTTCTCGTTCTCGCCCTTCTCCTTGAGGATCTTGGCGTCGTCGTAGTCCTTCTTCTCGGTGCTCTCGTAGTTGAGCACCTCACCCCACACGGCGGCGGAGTGGAGGTCCATCCGGTTGTCGCCGGTGACGGAGTTCTCGTCGCCGACGAGCCAGAAGATGCCGCCCACGATGATGAGGGCGAGGCCGCCGAGAGTGCAGAAGAGCCTGCGCTGGCTGAGGGTCATGATGGTGTTCTCCTAGGCGGGAAGGAACGGCCGCGCCCATTGTCTGGGCGCGGCCGTCGGGGCGTTGCGGAATCAGCAGGACTCTTCGAGCTTCACCGAGTAGAGCGTGACGGTGATCTCCTTGGAGTGGCTGCCCGGGGCGGGCTCCTGCTTGCAGACCTTCCAGTTGCGGTCCCACAGCAGCATCCGCTCGGCGCCGGAGGCGTCCTTCTCGCGCAGGTTGAAGAACCCGGCGGCCTGGGCCGTGTCCTGGGCGGCCTGGTGGTTCATGCCGACCAGGTCCGGCAGGTCGCCGTTGTCGGCGGGCGGCGCAGCGGCCTCGGCCGACTTGGACGCCTTCTCGATGGCGTTCTTGAGGTCGTCCTGGCCCTTCTTGTTGTGCTCCTGGATCTTCTTGAGGGCGTCGTCGGCCGAGGTCGGCGACGGGGACGGGGTCGCGGTGACCGTCTTGGTCGGCGACGGGGCGGCGGTCGTCTTCTTGGTGTCGTCGTTGCCGCCCGCGATGGCGCCGATGACGAACAGGCCGACGAGGGCACCGGCCCAGGTGCGCTTCATCTTGTACCAGGGGCGCGAGGCATTGGCGGGCTGCTGCGGGATGTTCGGGTCGTACATGATCCCCCCTAGGGATACGGAGTGGTGTAACGGTGTGCGGTGGGCGTCAGTTCGGGTTGGTGAACTGCAGGTCGTCGAGGTGCCAGGTCTTGTTGTCCTTGGTGGAGACGGTGCACACGTACGGGTTGCGCACGACGCCGCCCATGGGGTTCTGGCTGTCGACCCAGGACGTGATGCGGAACTTCCACGGCTTCTTGTCGCTCAGCGTCTTGTACTTGTAGTCCGTGACTCCGGCGAACTTCGCGGTACCGGGACTCTTGAGCTGCTTCTCGACGAAGTCGTGGCACATCACGTCGGCGGCGATGCTGTCCGGCTTGTCCTCCATGCCGCTGCAGGCGCCGAGGAGCAGCACAGCGGCCGTGACGGCGCCGGGCGGGAAGAGGTAGCGGTTGAGCTTGGTGACCTTCATACGGTCGATCCCCCCTAGGGATACGTGGGTTGACAGTGTGGTGGGTGGTCTACGGGGCCAGCCACGAAGTGGCGGAACGGCTGGCGTTGTCCATCACCTTGTGCTGCACCCGGCGGGCGTCCTCGCGGGCCCGCTCCAGCGCGGCGGCCGTGTCGAGGGCGCTCGGGGAACAGCTCGGGGTGGTGGTGATGGAGACGACGTGGGGCTGCATCGGGACCGGCTGGGCGCCGGTGTCCTGGAACTCGGCCGCGCAGATGATCGTGCCGAACACGGCGACCAGGACGGCGGCGTACTTGACGGCGTCGCGACGGCGCATCAGGTCTCCCTCAGAACGGGGGCGGGCAGTGCTCGCGGACGGATCCGTGGTCGATGTCGCACCAGGACTCGTGACCGGGGCGACCGGTCGGCATGACCTTCAACGGCTCCGGCTCGGCGACCGGCACGGGCACGAACTTGTCGAGGCGGACGACGGGCTCCTCGAACCGGTCGTCCATGTACGGGTCGTAGGCGTCGCTGCCCCAGTCCCGCTCGACCGGCCCCGCGTACGGCGGGAGCTGGCCGGTGCGCTCCAGGAAGGCGAACTCGTCGGAGAAGCACTCGGGCACGCCCAGGTCGGCGGCATCGGCCATGGTGATCGGCTGCATCACTGGGACTCCCTGGCGAGTTGACGATTGACCTGCTCGGCGAGGGCGTCGGCCGCGACGTGCGCGGTGCGCCAGGTGACGGGGCTCCAGGCGCGGGCGCAGTCCTCGGCGTAGTCGGCCAGCGGCCGGAGAAGCGTCACCGGCCACTGGGCGCGCACCGCGTTCCCGAGGGCCGGGGTCCCGCCGACGTGGTCGAGCTGCAGGGACAGTTCCTCCGGCGCGGCGGGCTGGCTGGCGGCGATGTGACCAGCCAGGAAAGCGCGCGGGATGAGCAGCTCGGTGAACGTCTCGGGGTAGGCGTCGCGGGTGGCGGCGACCCACTCGCGGTGGCCGTCGTCGCTCACTGCTCGGCCCCCGGGGCGACCCAGGCGCGGCCGACGACGGCGAGGACGACGGTGACGACCGCGTACAGGCCGGTGAGGTTGTAGCACAGGGCGCTGCCCTGCGGGGTGGAGCCGTAGCGGAAGTGCAGCCACAGGCAGACGGCGGGCGTGAGGGCGGACGGCACTATGGGCGCGAACGCCAGGATGGGGCGCATGGCGGGGTGTTCTCCTCGTGGCGGGTCGAGGGGGGTGGCGGTGGTTTGCTGCAGGTACCCAGCTGGCGGGCGAGAGCACCTGACAACGGCTCCACTCTAATGCATCAACAGTTGCGCGTCTAGGGGTGTGGTCAGCCTTCCGAACGGGCCTCCATCGCCGACCAGGCCCGGCCGCCGACCTTCTCCCGGACCAGGTGGAAGCCCTTGGCGCCCAGGCCGCCCTCGTCCAGCAGCCATGCCGTGCTGCGCGCGGTCAGCTCCTCGAACGTCATCACCCCCCGGCGGGCGAGGGAGTTGGTGACCCGGTGGCCCATGTAGGTGTGCCCCATCAGGTCGTACAGATTCCCGCCGTGGCACCGGTCGCAGGGGCTGCGGTCCGGCTCGGCAGGCTCATCGGTGCCGAGGGTAAGGGACGTCCGGATGCGCTCCATCAGTTCCAGGTACGGACCGGGCTGCTCGGCGGCGGTGACCAGCTTGGTGACGAGGTGGTCGGCCTGCGGGTGCCCGCTCTGCAGGAGGATCGTCATCAGATCCTCGGCCTCCCGCAGGCTGTAGGCGGGCCGGGTCGGCCTTACCGCCTGGATGATCTTTGGCTCGTTCACTGCGGTTCCTCGCTGGTCAGCTCGATGATGAGGGCGGTCGTCCGCAGGCGGCCGTGGGTGTACTGGCAGCGTCCGCACTGGCGCAGGTGCTCGGCCTCCCGCTGGCGCGCCCGGGTCAGGCAGGAGACGCGGCCGGGCAGCGGGCGGCAGACGTAGAACCGCACGCCCGGCAGGTACAGGCCCGGCGGGATCGGGTGCTTCATGTCCTCGGTGACCTCTTCGAGCGGCGCCTTGCAGCCGTCGCAGGTGATCACCTTGCCGGACAGGGTTTTTGCGACGGGCATGGTCAGTCCTCTCCGATGCGGCCGAACATGCCGTTCATGGCGTCGGCCTGGCAGGCGTCGTAGCCGAAGCTGTACGCCTTGCTCAGGCAGGCGCGCACGTTGCTGGCCTCGCGCGGGTCCAGACCCAGCTTCTTGAGGGTCACGTCCACCAGCTGCTCGAAGTCGCGGGTGGCGTCCAGGGTCGGATCCTGGCTCATGGGTCAGTCCTCCTTGGCAACCCAGTGGCTGGGCGCGGTGTCCGGGCCGGGCCGGTGCGCGATCCAGATGGCGATGTTGGTGTAGTGGTGGTTGGCCAGGACCCGCTTGCCCCACTCCTGGGCGTCGGCGTGGTCGTCCGGCCCCAGGTCGGGGTTCGTGTCGTACACCTGGGTGTCGGCGCCGATGCCGTAGCGCAGCACCCAGGCGGCGTCGCTGCTCCCGTCGGCCTCGTGGACGAGCGTCCACAGTGAGTAGGTGACGCCCTCCCACCAGCCGTACTTCGGGTCGTAGCGGACGACCCAGCCGTTGTCTGCGGCGAGGTGGGGCCGCTCGTCGTCGGCGGCCGGGTGCCGGGGGTCGAGGGTGATGCCCACGACCTCCCCGGCGGCACAGGCGCTAGAGACGAGGTCGCCCGCGCTCATGCCGTGGTGGGTCTGGTACGCGTCGAGGGCGTCGGCCCAGTCGTCGGCGCAGGCGATGGCCATGGTCAGAACTCCTTGACGGTCAGGTCCAGGCGGTAGGAGTCGGCGAGCTGCAACAGCTCACCGTGGCCGGGGTGGACGAGGATGCGAGCCGGGCGCTCCTGCTGGGCCGTGGTGGCGGCGTGGGCCGGGTTGGGGCGCTCGTCGAACTCCCACACGGCGTAGAGGTTGCCCGGGTGCATCCCGCCGACGATGCGGTCGACCGCGTCCGTGATGCGCACGGACACCTTGCCGTCGTCGGTGTGGGCGGTCAGCTCGCCGTCCTTGACGGTGACGGGGGCAACGAAGTGGAAGGCGGCGGGCGTGGTGGTCATGGGTCAGTTCTCCTTCATGTATGCGTGGAAGGCGTCAGCTGCGTCCGAGCGGCGCAGGTAGTTCTCGCCGACGAAGCCGTCCTCGGCGGCGAAGTACCAGCGGCGGCCGACGGAGAACGTCAGGCCCTTGCCGGTGCCGGTGAGCGCTCCGGCGTAGCCGAAGGCGTCCGCGCGGGGGTATGCCTTCATGATCAGCTCCTGCAGGGTGCCCTGCGGGTGAGGGCCGCTCTCCATCGGCGACACCCACTCGGGGAACTCCCTCTTCATCAGCTTCTGGCCGGTCTCCCAGCCCCAGAACTTGATGAGCTGCGGGTAGATGGGCTGGTCGAGACGGAAACCCCTGCCGGGGCACGGCTTTCCGGTCCCGGTGTCGTGGGCGCGCAGGGCGCCGGTCGGCGTCACGGTGACGGGGTAGTTCCGGCAGCCGGGGCAGGTGGCGGAGTTGGGCATGGTCAGTTCTCCTGCGCGGGCTCGGCCTTGGTGTCACCCTGGGCGCAGGACGCGCTGGTGGAGTCGATGTGCCACCAGAACCCTCCGTCCTCGCCCTGGGGGACCTGCAGGATGCGGCCACCGCAGTGCGCGCAGAGGGTCAGCGGCTGGGACTCGATGTGCGCGGCGATCCCGGCCGTCAGGAGGGAATTGAGCAGGGCCACGTTCTCGTCGCCCCACGCGTAGATGGTCAGGCTCGCGTCGCGCTCCTCGATCGCCAGCGCCTCCTTGCCGCGCCGGTCCTCGTCTTCGAGGTGCGTGCTGGTCTTCACCGAGGCGAAGCGGCCCCGGTGCTCTCGGATCTCCGTGCCGAGCAGGCGGAACCGGCGCAGGGTGCGCAGGAGGCCGGGGAACCGGCGGCCGAACTCCTTCTTCTCGGCCTTCTTCTCGGCCTTGGCCGCCTCGATCTCGGCCTCCCTCTTGGCCTTCTGCTCGTCGGCGAGCTGCTGGACGTACTCGCGGATCTGCTCGGGGTCGGCCAGGTACGTGGTGTTGCCGGGCCCGTAGGAGCTGGGGCGCATCTTGCTGTCGTCGGTGGTGATCACCTTGCGGTGCTCCCGGCCGGTGCCCGTCCACTCCTGGGCGATGTAGAACGGGCCGACCCCGGCGGTCTTCTCGCCGGGCAGGTCGACGAAGAACTTCCGCGTCTCGGGGGTGAGTTCGAGGAGTCCGCCAGCCGCGACGGCGGCGCGCAGCCGGTTGCGGGCAGTGCCGATGGAGACGTCTGCGTGCGAGGCGACCTTCTTGGAGACCTCGGTCATGGTGAGCAGGCCGGGGGCGGCGTCACGGATCGCTTCCAGGGCGATCGTGGTGGCCTCGTCGACCTTCGGGATTCCCATGGTGTCGTTCTCCTGGGGAGGGTGATGGTGGTGGGAGCGTAGGGGCCGGGTCTGACACCGGCCCCACCAACGGCCCCACTCTATCGAAACATGTGTTGCGTGTCTAGCTGGCTCAGTCGCCGCTGTCGGTGTAGTTCTGCCAGCCGCAGTGCGGGCAGTTGGCGTTCCAGCCGTAGCCGGTGTCCTGGAAGGTGACGCCGGGGCGCAGGCACTCGGGGCAGGCGGTGCGGGCGGGCTTGGAGCTGGGGCCGAACGGGCCTTCGTGGTCAGGGCTGCCGTCGCTGTGCCGCAGTGAGGAGAACCGGCCGTCGCCGGAGAACAGGCTGGCTTCGAACGGGTCCGGGTCCGGCGTGCGCTCGGTCCAGCGGAACATGGCGCGGGTGAGCTGCTTATCGCAGTCGGGGCAGTCACCCGCGTCCTCCTTCAGCACCGACACCTGCTCCTCACCGGCGCGCGTCCATAGGGCGGCGGGGGTGATGCGGACGGCGGCGCGCTCGGCACGGGCCAGGAGGACGGCGGCGGCGTGATCGCGGGTGTAGCGGGGGCTGTCCGGCATGGCGCCGGTGGGGTCGGCCCAGCGGAAGTACTGCAGCGTGCGGGCGGTCACGCGGAAGGTGATGCCGATGAACTGGCCCTCGTGCTCGTGGACTTGAGTGCTGGTGGCCGTGGGGTGCTTCTCGGCGATGACCCGGCGGAGGGCGATCACCTCGGTCTCGTGCGGGGCTTCGGTGTCGTGCATGTGGTGGTCCGTCCTCTCAGAGACAACGACCCCACTCTAGGGCACCAACTGATGCCATTAGGTGGGGTCGTAGAGAATTCTCGAAGTCATTCGTCGTCAGTGGCGGCAGTCACCACGGTGGTGGTTGCTGCGCCCGCACTTGTCGCCGTTGTCGTCAAGGCCCCGGCAGGTCGTTCGCGGCAGGCCGTTGACGGCGCTCAGGTAGCCCAGGGCGCGCAGCACGGTCTGGCGGTGGTCCGGTATGGCGTACACGCGGGCGAGGTCGGCGAACGCGAGGGTCTCGTCGTAGGACAGGCGCGGCGTGCCGGTCTCGAACCGGGCCCGCAGCGCGGCGGCCGTGCCCCACGACTCGGGCGTGCCGTCCAGATCGGCCCCAGCGCACAGGGCGGTGGCGAGCAGCATGGCGCGCACGGTCGGGCCGTCGGGGATGCCGGGCTCGTCGAGACGGCCGATCACGTCGAACCCGCTGTCGGGCCGGTTCCAGCGCGGGCCGTCGTTGGCCAGGAACGAGTCACGCGGCGCGGCGGGCCAGCGGACACCGCCCTGACCCTCGTGCCAGCGCCAGGAGGGCATGCGTCTGGCGGAGTGGGCGGCGTGCTTCTCGCACTGGACGATGGCGCCGTGCGTGCTGATCATCTCCAGGCACTCGGGAGGCGTGTCCATGGGTCAGTTCCCCTTGGGTTCGGTGAGGTCGGTGCGCCTGCGTTCGATCTTGCGGATGGCGAGGACGGCGTCGATGTCCGGGTCGTCGATGCCGCTGCGGCCGTGGGCGGCGGCCTCGGCGCCGGAGGCGAACAGCGGCACGGGCGAGACGTAGTCGTAGATGGCCTCGGCGGTCTCGGGCGTGACTTCCCCGGACGCTGCCGCGATGCGCAGACCAAGGCTCTGGCTCATGTCGTGGCATCCGGCCCACCCGGCGCAGACGCGGGCGCGGTCGTCGTCGCGGTCGTGCTGGTGGCACAGGAACAGCGTGCCGGGCTGGGCCCAGGTCGGCTCGTCGAAGGTGGGGAGCTTGGCGTACTCCTTCTCGGCCCAGATGCCCGGCGGGACGTCCTCGCGGTACGGGCAGGAGGCGCAGGGGCGCCGGGCGGGCGGCTGGACGGTCACGGGGTCGGCTCCTGGTCGGTCAGGGTGGTGTGGGCGTGGTGGATGCGCAGCCGGGCGGTGCGGGCGGCCTCGCGGGTGTTGTGGCCGGTGGCGGGACGGCCCAGGGCGATGCAGTCGGCGGCGAACGCTCCGAGCATCTCCAGGACGGGCTCGGTGGCGTCGAGGGTGAGGAAGTAGCCGTGCCGCCGCTCGGTGCGCCGGGCCGCGTCGAGGGTGGCGCGCACGGAGGCGAGGGAGGGGCTGTCACCGAGGGCGGCGAGGGTGGCGGCGAGCCAGTCACAAAAGCTGCCGGGGAGCTTGACGCGGGCGGTCGGCATCCGGTCGGCGGGGTCGGTCACGGGGTCAGTCCTCATGGCGGGCGGCGGTGTTGAGGGCGGAGGCGACGATGTCGGCAGCAGTGGGGTGGCGGTACGCGGTGACCTCGCGGGCGTTGCGGCCCAGGTGGCGCACGATGCGCCACACGGGGTAGCCGTCGGGACGTCCCTCCTCGATGTCGTAGTGCACGCCGCGCTCGCTGGCGTTGGGTCGTCCGTCATTGAGGGCCTGGTGGTGCGCGTCGGTGTCGGCCTGGGCGAAGGCGGGGCAGGAGCAGGCGCCGCCGCGAGCGATGCACCCGTGCCCGCCGGTGCCGGTGTGCCAGTTGAGCGTGTGCTCGCAGTCGGGCCGGGCGCACGGCGTGCTCAGGAACACGGGGCGCGGCGCGCCGTCTCGGGGATCTCCGCACACGCCGCAGTGCGTCCACGTGTTCCCGTCGGCGTCCCGTGCGGGCTCGTCGTCCCCGTCCAGCGCGGTCACCCACACGTGCTCGTGGTCGGCGGCGGGGATGAGCGGGAGCGCGGTGGCGCGGACGGCGTCGATGGGCTTAGTGGAGAGGGGTGAGGGGGAGAGCAGTCCGATGCTGCGGTCGAGCCGGGCGACCGTTGCGGCTGCGTGCTCGGCGGCGTAGTCGCGGGCGGCCTCGGCGAGCGCGGTGACGTCCGCCAGGGGCACACCGGCGGCCAGGAGGCGCGCGGCGGCTGCCTGGAGGGTCTCGGCGGCGGCGGCCAGCGCGGGCGGGTCGGCCTGCGGGCGGGAAGACTTGGTCATGCGGGGCGCTCCTGGGTGCGGGTGTAGGCGTCGGCGCCGTCGCGGAGGGTCTCGTACCGGACGGGCGCGCCCTGGGCGGCGCCGTGCTCGCTGGCGGTGTAGAGGTGCCACCAGGAGGGGCGGCGCTCGGCGAGGGCGCGCAGGGCGCCGGTGCGGTCGTAGACGTGGTGCCAGCCGGGGCGGCCGGTGACGGGGCGGGTGGCGTAGGTCTTGCCGGGCTCGGGGCGGACGCCGGTGGGCGCGGGGCGCTCCTCGGTCCAGGTGGCGTCTTCGTCGGGGTCGTAGTGCTTGCGGCGCTCGGGGTCGGTGTTGGTGGTGTGCTCGGGCGAGCGGCCGCAGATGAGGATGACGCCGTCGCGGTCGAGGGTGGCGAGGCACTTGGCATGGATGCCGGGGCGGCGGCGGGCGGTGCGAGTCATGGCGGGGCGCTCCTGGGGTTGTGGCGGGCTGGCGGGCCCGGGGCGGGTGCTGCGCCCTCCCGTTGGCGGTGAGGGGCGCAGCGGGGCGTGTGGGGCGCTCAGTCGACGTCGTCCCAGTCGGCCCAGCGGGGGCGGCTGAGGCGGATGCTGAACGTGTACGCGGTGTCGTTGGCGCGCACCTGGCGGACGATGGGCGCGTGTTCGTGGGTGCGGAGGAACTCGCACACGGTGAGGCTGGCGTGGGTGCTGTCGTCGGCGGTGCGCTCGATGGGGCGGAGCGGCTCGCCGGGGTAAGGCGGCCACTCGTAGGCGCCGAGGACCTCGGCCGTGGTCCATGCCCAGCCGGTTGCGGCGGTGCGGGTGGCGGCGCGGACGCGGATCACGTCGGCGTCGTCGGGGACGAGGGCTCGCAGGGTGTCGACGGCGGCGCTGGGGTGGGGCTGGGCGAGGCTGGCGTACGGGCCCATGGGGCGCTCCTGGGGTCAGTGGTGGGCGGGGATGAGGACGGTGCCGGGCGTGGGGATGGTTGCCGTGAATCCGGCGGCCTGGAGGGTGGCCGCGTAGGCCTCGGCGGCCTCGTTCTTCGACCAGATGGTGCCGCCGCGCTGGGACACGTGGACCTCGCCCGGGATGGGGTGCGTGGCCCAGCCGGTGGCGGTGGCGTCGGCCCGGGGGTGTCCGGCGGCGGTGAGGGCGTCGGCGGCCTGGAGGGCGAGGTGCTCGGCGGCGCGCTGGCGGGCGGCGTCGGTGGGCGGGCGGGTGGCCATGGTGGGCGCTCCTGGGCTTGCTGGCGGGTCGTGGTGGGTCGGTGGGTGCTGCGCCCCGTCCGGGTCGTGGGCGGGGCGCAGCGGGGCACTCAGCGGCCTCGCTGGCGGCGGGTGCGCTGGCTGTTGTTGAACTTGCTGTAGCGCTTGCCGAAGGGGTATCGGTCCTTGGGGCGCGGGGGGAGGGTGTCCCATGCCTCGGTGGGCGGCAGTTCGGTGGTGCGGGATGCCTTCCATGCCTCGAAATCGAGGGGGATGAAATGCCCGTCGGTGGCGGCGATGCCCTCGTCCAGGTACCGGCTGTAGGCGGCGATGAGGCGGGCGAGGGCGGGGCGCGGGCAGGCGGCTATGTAGCTGTCGGGCGTGGTGTATGTGTCGTTGGCGTGCCGGGCGTCGAACCCGGCGAGGTACTCGTCCATGTCAGCGGCGGGGCTGGCGTTCATCGTGTTCGCTCCTGCGGGGGTGTGTGGCGGTCGGGCGGGGCGTTGCGGGGCGGTGTGGGGCGCTCCTGGGGGCGTTCAGCGGGTCTCGTCGAGGATCTTGAGGGTGACCGGGCGGCCGGTGAAGCCGAGCCAGTCAGCGGCGGCGCGGGCGGCCTGGTCGGGGGTGAGCTGGCGGAACCCGTGCTGCTCGTCGGCGTAGTCGTTGAAGCCGTCGAGGGTGGCGCGGCGGGTGCCGCCGGTGATCTGCCACTGGTCGACCTTGCCGGTTGCGTCGATGGCGGCATGGTCGGCGGCGGGCAGGGTGCCCATGAACATCAGGCCCGTCATGCGGGTGCCATCACGGTGCATCCAAACGATCTCCACGGGGACGGGGCGCTGCTCCTCGTCGGCGGCGGGGGCGGGGGTGCCGTGGGTGACGGTCATGACGGGCGCTCCTGGGCTTGCTGGCGGGTCGTGGTGGGTCGGTGGAGCCGAGGGGCGCCCCGGGTGTGCGGGGCGCCCTGGGGGTGTGTCAGGCGGTGTGGCCGACGTCGTCGCGGAGTTCCTGGGTCTGCCCGGCGGTGTCGATGAGGCGCTGCGCCCACGTGAGGGCCTCCTCCGGGTCCATGCGGGTGTGTACGAGCCGGTTGAGGTCGGGGCCGTCGTCGGTGATCCGGGTGGTGACGGTGGTCCACACGCGCTGTCCGGTGAGGGTGTTGCCCTCGTACACGGGTTCGGTGGTGCGGCGGATGCCGACGATCTGACCGGTGCGGCTCTGCTTGGCGCTCATGAGTGGTGTCTCCCTGGGGCGTGGCGGGCGGCTGGAGGGGCGTTGCGGGGCTGGGTGGGCGCCGGGGCCGGTGGGGTCGGCCCCGGCGCTCCTGGGGGCGCTCAGCGGGCGGGGCGCTCGGGGGTGCCGTACTCCTCGATGCGGGCGGCGGTGTAGCCCTTGAGGCGGGCGTATTGGGTGATGAGGTCGGCGAGGGAGCGGGCGCGGGCGACGGTGGGGGATCCGGTGCCCATGCTGGCGGCCCCCAGGTACGTCCACACGGTGCCGTGGGGGGCGTAGGTGATGCGGGCGCGGCCCCCGCCGGGGAGCGTCACCGTGGCGTGGTGGTGGCCCCTGACGGTGTCGGTCCACGTGACGTGAACGGTGGGGGTGGCGGTGCACGTGGTGCGGTCGGGGTGGATCCAGATACCGCATGCGGCGGTGGGGCGGTGGAATCGGCAGGTGTGGCCGTGGGTGCAGCGGCCCATGGTGTTGTGCGTGGGGTAGGGGTCGCTGCTCTCACCGACGGTGGGGCGCTCCTGGGGCCCCTGGGGGTCGTCGCCCTCGGCAATGTTCTGATCGGCGGAGGGCTCGCGGTCGGCGGTGGGGAGGGTGGGGGCGGCGGCCAACAGGTCACGCTCCCAGTCGGCGAGCCCCTGGGGCGCAGCGGGGGCGGGGGTGGTGACGCGGGGGCGGGCGGCGATCATCTGCGCCTCGGTGTTGGTGGCGGTGGGGGCGGGGAGGGCGGCGCTGAGGTTGGTGCCGTCGGGGGCGAACAGCTGCAGCTCGCCGGTCTCGGCGTCGACCTCGCGCCACTCGTACCCCTCGGGGGTCTCGGCCCACGTGGCCGGGTCCGTGGTGTCGAACGGAGCAGCGGGGGCGGCGGTGGCCGGGGTGGCGGGGAGGTCACGCTCCCAGTCGGCGCGCACGGGGCCCTCGGCGGCCGTGGGGGCCTCCTGGGGCGCAGCGGGGGCGGCGGGGGCCTCCTGGGCCGTCTGCTGCGCCTCCTGGGCTTCCTGGGCGGAGTCGAGCAGCAGGGTGCGCACTTCGGTGATGCGTTCCATGAATCGCTCGGTGCGCCGGATGTCGCGGGCGAGCAGTCCGGCCATGTCGGGGTTGTTGTCGATGTCCTCGCGGGTGCTGGCGATGAATCCGGCGGCGGCGGTGGTGAGGCCGTCGAGGATGCGGGGGTCGGCGGTGGTGATCTTGACGTTCTCGCGGGGGGCGGTGGTGCGGTAGGCGGTGCGGGCGGCGGTGAGGGTGGCGTCCGCGTCGGCGTCGGTGATCTTGTCGGTGCCGTAGTCGGCGTACCAGTCGATGAACGCGTACGGGGTGGTGAGGGTGACGGGGGCGGCGGTGGCGGCGGTGTGCTGGGCGCGGTAGTCGGCGGCCACGGTGCGCAGGCGGGCGGCGTCGTCCTGGAGGAACTCCACGTCGGTCATGAGGTCGGCGATGCGGGCCTCAATGGGGGGGATGCGCTTCTCGTCGATCACGCGGAGTTCCTCGCGGCCCTGGGCGTGGCGGTTGGGGCGGTCGCGGCGGGTGGCCTTGCGGTGGGCCTTGCTGCGGTCGGCGAGGGCGTAGGCGAGGGAGGAGCGCTCACGCTCGACCGCGCGCAGCAGGGCGGCGGCCTCGGCGTCCTGGGCGGCGGCGTTGGTCTCGGCCTCGGCGGCGTCGGCGAGCAGTTGGGCGGCGGTGGCGGTGGTGTTCGTCATGATCAAGTGCTCCTCATCAAACGGCGGGAGGCCCACTCTAGGGCAACGACCGTTGCCCGTGTCAAGCGGGTGGGAGAAACCGCCCCGGGGGAGGGCCGTGGCGGCCGACCCTCACCCCGGGGCGCGCCCGTGCCTACGCCGTGACCCTGGCGCTCTTCAGGCTCGTGTCACGGGCGCCGCTGTACTCCTTGTGCTTGGACACCACCCCGGTCACCGTCACGCCCTCCTGCCCCTCCTGGAGGGCCTTTGCGGCGGCGCTCCCGGAGTAGGCGACCACGGTCACCCCCGCGTGCTCGCCGGTGCCCTCCAGGACGATCATGCGGCGCGAGGGGCTCCACGCGTTGAAGCCGTCAACGATCTTGGTGCGCTTCACCCGGCCGACCACGGTCACCTCAGCGCCCAGCGGCCCGGCGTACCGGGTGGTCGCAGCCGCCTGCACCGCGCTGCGCATCACCTTGGTCAGCAGCGCCGTGCCGCGCCCGTCGAGGGGCTCGTGTCCCTCGCGCACGTCCTTGATCAGGTTGGCGGCGCGGTGCCCGTAGCTGTTGAACACCTCGCTACGCACCACGATGTGGAAGTCCCCCCACCAGCGGCCCGCGTGCACCCCGTCCTCGAACTGGCCGGAGCGCACCAGGGTCTCGCCCTCGCACAGGATGCGCTCGGCCTCCTCGCGGGTGTCGGCGAGCGACTGGCGCCCCTCGTCGTACTCCTCCACGCTGTCCGGCGTCAGGGAGCGGCACCAGGTGATCAGCTCACCGTTCGCGGCCTCCCAGCGCTGCCAGGCGGCGACGCGCTTGGCGTGGATCTTGGCGGCGCGCTTTTCGGCGGCCACGCGCTCACGCTCCTTGCGCAGCGCCCACGGGTAGACGAACGCGTCCCGCTGCTCCTGGGTGCCGGTGAAGATGTCGGGGCGCAGCCCCGTGCGGTTGCAGCCGTAGCACACCCCTTCGTGCATGTGCTTGTACGGCATGTCACCCGAGCCGCCGCAGCGCCCGCACACCTCCACCCACGTGCCATCGATGTCGGCGAACTGGTGGATGCTGCCGTACGCCAGCACCACATACGTGGGGCGCACCCGGGCAGCCTCGCCGGTGCCCAGCGTGACCGTCTCCAGGCTCACACGGGCGATGTCGGCCAGCGCCGGACCCTTGGGGGCCACCGGGTGCTCCTCGGCCGTCTGCGGGGCGCTCACGGGCTCCTGCTGCGCCGCGTCGAGCTTGGCCAGGTAGGCGCGCCCACGGTCGTTGATCACGAGCCACGAGTGCGTAGCGCCCGGCTCCGGCGTCACGTCGGCCATGTCCCGGCGGAGGATGCCGTCGTGGGTGCGGTCGTTGTGGTCGAGCAGCGACATGATCCCCTTGGGGCTCGCCGCGCCCTGGCGCAGCAGCTCGATCATGATCGCGGTCGGCTTGCGGGTGATCAGGTCGCCCATCGTGTGCTCCTCGGTGTGTCTCAGTGTCTGGCGGGGTGCCCACTCTAGCGCAACAGTTGTTGCCCGTGTACCAGGGGGCGCCCAAACAACGAAATCCGCACCCACCGAGGGCCGTCGCAACGAAAACTCACGGTCGGCCCACCGGCGAGAGCAACGGAATCCGCAGCTACGCCACGCGCTCACCCTCGACAGCGGCCTCCTGGGGCGCGGTGAGGGCCTCCAGCTCCGCCATGCTCAGGTGCGTGATCGCGTGGAAGTAGTCCCGCTCGAACCCCTGGCGCGCCGCGTCCGCCCACGCCTCCGCCTGCGTCGCCCCCTCCGCGTACACCTCGGCGCCACGCCCCGTGATCCGCCACACCCCGCTCATCTCCACCAGCGGCACCACCGGCAGCACACCCGTGGCCACCCAGTGCCCCAGGAGCGCATCCACGTCCGTGAGCCCGCACAGGCAAGCCATCTGCCCCATGGGGAGGCCGCTCACCATGTCGTGGCGCTCCTCGGCCCCCTGCGCCTCCTGGGCGCCCCCCTCGGCCGTCTCAGCGCCCGTAGGGGCCTCCTGGGTCTCCTCGGCCACCCCGGGGCGCTCCGCGTCCTCCTGGGGGCCCTGGGCGGCCTCCTGGGGGCGCACCGGCGCCAGCATGAGCCGCGCCCCGTCCTCCCGCACGATCCGCACCACCCCACGCCCGTCGTGGCACACCTGCGCCCCGTCGTTCTCCACCCACCGCGCCACCATGCCCAGCGCCCGGAACACCGTCACCTCACGGGCGGGCATCTTCGACCCGTCCGCCCGGTGACCCATCACCGTGTACTCAGCCGCCGACTCGTCCACCACAGCCGCCGCAACCTGCTGCGCCCAGCCGTCCTCACAGAACGACTCACCCACCGCGTACAGCCGCATGCCCGTCTCGTCCTCCTCCTGGGCATCCACGATCGTCCCCGGGGCCGGAGCAGCGGGGCGCGGGTCACGCTGGTCGGCAATCGCCTGCGCCTGCGCCAGCTCCGCACGCACGTTGTGCTCACAGTTGCTGCGCCACGTGATCATGTCCGCCTCGCTCACCGGCGGCACGTCGAACTCAAAGTCGTCGTCGGTCGCGTCACGGAACACGTAGCCCTTGCGCCCCTCGACCTTGATCCCGTAGCGGGCGATGTCGATGTACCGGTTACGCGACTTGCCCACCCACGCGATCACACCCTCGACCGCTGCGCCCTTGACCGTGGCGCGCGCCGTGTACTCCTTGCGCGGCGTCTGGGCGTAGTCCTCCTGCACCAGGGCGAACCGCGCCTCGGTCATCTGCGCGACCGCCTTGGCGATCACCTCGTGCGTCGCGTCGATGCTCGCCCCGTTGTGGTACGTCCACCCCCGGGTGGTCGCGTACTGGATCTCCCGTACCCGCTGCTGCTCCTCGTCCCACACCAGGGCGTAAAAGTCGCTGTCGTCGTAGCCGTTGCGCTCCCGCAGGCGCAGCACCGCGCCCTCGTAGGTGCGCTCGTGGCACTCGGCGTTGTGGGCGGCCACGGCGGCCTCACTGTTGCTGCCGCTGTTGGGGTCGTAGCCCTCGACTCGCTTGCCGTTGCAGATCGTGATGCCCATTGCTGCTCCTCATGGTGTGGCGGAGTACCCACTCTAGGGCAACAGTCGTTGCCCGTGTCAAGCGGGTGCGCCCCATCAATTCCGGAGCGCTCTGGCCCGGCCCGGGTCTCGCCCCCTCCGAGGGGTGTCCGACTCACCCCATATGCGCACGCACCCACACAGAACGGCAGGGGCGGGATGCTGTCCCCTGCCCCTGCCGCCGGTAGTCCCTGCCCCTGGCTACTCGTCCCCCTGCTGCCCTCCCACCACGTCCACCGACCACGCCAGCAGATACGCCCTGAACGCTGTCCCGTACCCCACGGTGCGCGGCTCCAGGTTCGCCCACGCTGCCCGCTCGATAGGCTCCCTGGGTTCCGGGAACGTCCAGAACCCATCGAGCCGCTTCACGCCAGGGAAAGAGCTGTAGCAATTCGGCTTGCTCCACACGTCGTGTCGGCCCTCGGTGCTGTAGGTGAACACCCAGTCCTCCCCCTCGGGGGCGGGCGTGCTCTCGTCGGCGAGCGTGCTCGTGCGCGTCACCCGGTAGAGAGCCGTCCCCGTGCGCTTGTCCTCCTGGCGCTCCGCGTCCTCCTGGGCGGTGTGGACCTGCCCGGAGAGCCATGCGCCGTCATCCGCCTCCCGCAGGTTCACCAGTCCCCATGCGAGGCTGGGCGACTCCGCCCACACGTAGCGCGTCAACGTCTCCAGTGTGCTCACTGCTGCCCCCCTGGGCGTGGTCGTGTGGTCGTTGCCAGGCGGGGCGCCCCGGTGTGGTCGGGGCGCCCGTGGTGATGCTGCGTCAGCTGCTGAAAGGCGTACGCCCCTGGGCGTAGCAGTGGGTACACACGGTGGCCGTCGGCGCCTTCACGTCACGCCCTCCCCGCTTCACGTACCAGTCCCCGCAGGTGTAGCGCGCTCCCTTGGTGGCCACCACGTCGATGACGTTCGACTCGACCAGCCCGCACCCCTCGTTCTGGCACAGTCCCATGGGGCGGCTGGAACCGTCGGCGGCGTCCGGGTACACCGGGATGGCCCGCATCTGAATCGGGAACCCCTGGGCCGGAGCGATCTCCATGGCGGTGACGTACCGCTTGGTGCCGTCGGCCATGCCGATCTCGACCATGCCCGCGTGCTCGCTGCCCTCGCCGAACGCGAGCCGGGCGCGGGCGTACTCCCCCGTCGCGGTGACGGTGACGATGATCCCCAGGACGGCGCGGGCGGCGGGGCTGATGGTCTCGTTCATGGTGGTGTCTCCTCGTGGCCGTGCTGGCGTGTGGTGGTCCTGCGGGGCGCGCCCGGCCGGTGGGGTCGACCGGGCGCTAGTCGGCGCTCCTGGGCGCCCTGGTGTCAGTCCTCGCGCGGGGCGAGCCGCTTCGTGGTGTAGATCATCTGCGCGATGTACTCACCCTGGAAGAACTCCCCGCCCCCGTTCGCGTGGGCCGACAGGCCCGGCTCGAAGGTGAGGTGTTCCCGGGCGTACGCGTTGCCCGCCTTCTCGATCTTGCTGCTCTCGTCGGCGCTGCCCCGGACGTAGACGGCGATGATGCCGTGGCCACGGTCCTCGGTGCGCACGGCGTAACCCCGGTAGGGCTCGGAGTTCGCCCACTCGACGACGAGCGCCCGAGCGCGGGCCTCCTCGATGCGCTTGGCCTTGGCGGCGCGCTCGGCGTTCGTGATGCGGAAGTCGTCGGCGCGCGCGGTGGCGGCGGCCTCGGGGTCGTCGGCTCGCTCGAAGATCAGCGCAGCGCTCGCGATGTTCGCCTGACGGTCGTACACGGCCGACTCCTCGGCGGTGTGCTCCCGGCGGGTGGCGCACCATGCCGTCTGCGCCCGGCGGAACGCCAGCCCCAGCACCACCGAGGGTGCCTTGCCCTCGACCGTGGCGCGGTCGTCGTCGGACAGCGTCGCGAGCGCCTGGGCGGCATCGTGGGCCACGTCGTCGCGGGTGAGGCCCCGGAAGTCGGCAGGCTCGTTGACGGGCGCGGCGGGGGTGGTGATACGGAACAGGTCAGGGCGCACGTCGGTCTCGTCCTGGTCGCCGGTGGTGAAGCGGACCACGGGGCGCCCGTCAACCACGGCGGTCACGGTGCCCACCTCAGCGGCCTTACCGCGCCGGGCGCCGGTGCGGGCGCGGTGGGTGGACTCCACGGTGTCCCCCACGGCGTACGGGCGTCCGTCCACGTCGATGCCCGGGGTCGGGGCGTAGGGGTCGTGCACGGGGGTCTCGGCCACGGGGGCCTCCTCGGTCGTGGTGGTGGTGTCCTGCGCGGCCGTGGCCGCGTCCTCCTGGTCGAACCTACGCGCCGCGAGCAGCAGCGCGTGAGTGCGGTTGTACTGGTTCAGCGCGTTGTTCGCGGCCTCGGCACCGGCGTTGCGCATGGCGCGGCGCATCACGCGGCGCACCCGGGCGAACTCACCCTTCAACACCACGGAGGCGGGGGCCTGCTCGGCCTCCCGGCGGCGCTCGCCGAACCCGAGGTAGGCCAGCGCGAGCCGCTTGCCCTCGGCCACGTCGTCGCGGGTGATCTCCACACCGTCCAGCTTGGCGAGGTAGTCACGCCCCTGGCTGTTGATCACGCACAGGGCCGTACCGTGGACGCTGCGGCCGAGCCCCAGGGTCTCGGGGCGCTTCCAGTCGGCCAGGCCACGGCCCACGAGCCCCTCATGGGTGCGCTTGTCGGCGGTCACCTCGATGATGCCCTCGGGGTTCGTGGTCCCGGTGCGCAGCGCCTCGACCTGGCGGGCGGTCGGCTTGCGCTTGATCTCGATCACGCTCATGGGGTGTGCTCCTTCGTGGTGGTGTCCGGCGGGACGCGTCCCACTCTACAGCAACAGTTGTTGCCAGTGTCAAGCCGGGGTGCCGACCAATCGCGGACACGCCAGCAGGGGCGCGGGATGCCCTCCCGGCCCCTGCTGTGTCTGCGTGCCCCCGGCTACGCCTCGCGCTCCACCTCCGTCTCCTCGTACCGGGCGCCGTACCTCGTGTCAGCCGCGTCCGCCCAGGGCTCCGTGTCGCCCACGCTGCGGGGCGCCAGCACCACGGCAGTCCCCACACCGTGCGGGCTGGGAACCACACCACGCACCTGCGGGGCGCGGCGGGTGCGCAGTACCTCGGTGCTCTCCGGCACGGTCTGAGTCACGGTCTGCCCGCCGTCGTAGCGCTCGGCGGTGAACGTGCCGCCGTCGATGGCAAGCACCGTCCACCCGCAGCGCGTCACGAACTCGTCGCCCACGTTCAGATCACCCACGGTCACGCGTTCGGCGAGGGGCGGGCGCTCCTGGGGGTTGATGGCCACGGGCGCGCCGGGCTGCTCCTCGACGGCCGGATGCGCCAGCATGTTCAGCGGCAGGCCACGGGTGAGCGCGCTCCCCGCCGACAGGTGAGAGACGGAGTCCTCGCCGGGCTTGGGCGCAATCGCGATGTGCGGGCGCCCCATGCGGTCCAGTTCCTCGGCGGGCGCGGCGGGGCTCTCCTCGGCCCCGGGGCGCTGCGGCACGAACCAGGAGTAGTACACGTGGATCATGCCGTCCTCGGTGCGCACGGCGCGGTGGCCCTGGTCGGCGTTGTTCTTGATCGCCGCGCGGACGTTCGCGGCCTTGTAGGTACCCATGTCCTTCGCGTCCTCGAACAGCACGCCGACGAACATGCGGTAGTCGACGTCCTCAACGTCCTCGGCCGTGACGGGGGTGGGCTCCTTCTCGGTGCACGTGAACGTCCAGCGGGCGCCCATCTTGGTGTGCACGGTCATGGTGCGGGCGTCGATGGTGATGCGCTGGCCGTTGCGGAGCGCGTTGCCCATCTGCTCCCAGGCGTCCGCGCGGCCGAGGGTCTCGCGCTGCGTGCCGCGCTCGTGGGGCGTGGTGGTGGCCACCTCGTACGTGTCGGCGGTCAGGCCGAGGAAGTCGATCAAGGCCCATTCGTTGCGGCGCTCGGCGGTCAGCCAGTCCTGCCACACCGCGTCACGCTCGTCGCCGCGCTTTCCCAGGATGTACGTCAGGGCCTCGCGCAGAAAGGTCACGCCCTCCTCGGTGAGGTAGGTGGCCATGCGCGTGCTGACGGGCTTGCCCGTGGCCGTCTCCCGAATGAGGACGATCTCAACGGCCTCGGCCTTGCCGCGCGAGATCAGCGAGTCGACGGTGCGGCGGGCACCCCCGATGATCTCGTAACGCCCCTCGTTGTTGCGGTGGCGCAGTGCGCCGAGCATGGTGGTGATCATGGTGTCGCTGAGCTTCGTGGTGGCCATGGGGCGCTCCTTCGGTGGTGATGTCCGGCGGGACGTGCCCACTCTATAGCAACGATCGTTGCCCGTCTACCCCCTGAAATGCCAGCAGGCAGGAACCGGGCGCACTGCCCTGGTCCTGCCTGCTGAACTCCCGCCGTCGGCAACCGTCTAGGCGGCTCCCCTCCTGCTCGCGGTGGTCGGCCCCTACCGGGGGCGCTTCGGCTTCTTGGGGTGGCGCGGGTGGGTCATCCGGTCACCTGCCTTTCTGCGATCTCCTGGTGGGTGGTCAGGAAGCCCTCGGGGCAGGGCTCCCAGCCCCAAGAGCCCATGTGGCACAGACCGACCCTCGGAATGCGAACGAAGAGCATGCGGCCCACCACGAACGGCCTGGGCTTGGTCGTCTCCTGCTGACTCACGTGCTCACCTCCTCGGCGGGATGTACGGGATCACGAACTAGTCCTCTTCCTTTTCGCGACCGTGCGTACCCTCGCGGGACCACTGCTTGGCCTTGGCCAACTGGTCGTCCCACGTCTCCTTGCGGAACTCCTGAACGTCCTTCGGCGAGTTCCACCAGGTGGCCGGAGGCACGCACCCGCAGCGGAAGCCAGTCCCGTGCGTGTACCGAATGCAGTCGTCCTGATGATCCGAGCCCGTCGGCGAGAAACCCATGGCCGTGATCAACTTGATCTTGAAGTCGGCGGGCAGGCTCTTGGCCTGCTCCAACAGCTCATCCATGTTGGTCGGCTGGACGACCGGCGCGGGCGCGCCGATCAGTTCACGAACGGCCTTCAACGTCTGCTCAGCGTCCATGATCATTCCCCCTGGGCGGTGCGGGTGCGGGTGAATCGCCAGGTGTGGCGGCTGTAGCTTCCGCTCAGCAGCGTGCCCCGGATGATCAGGCGCCCCGGCTCGTACTCGGCGTGCCCGTGGTGCTCGCGCATGATGGTGGCGATCTGCTCGCGGGCGATCATTCCGGCGAAGTGGCCGAACTCCCGCCAGGTTTCGCCGTGGTCGCCGCTCACCTCCATCAGGAAGGCGTCGCCGTCGGCGATGTGCTCGGGCAGGAGTACGTCAGGGTTGCGGACGAGCGCGACGACGGCGGACCAGCGGGCGCACTCCAGCGGCGCGCCGTCGCGGGTGACGGTCCACCTCAGCTCACCATCGGCCGAACCAACGCCGTCGGCGTAGTGGTCGAGGGCGAGCACGGCGCGCACCTCCACGGTGTCAGTACGGGCGATCAGGTGGTGTCCGTGCTCGTCGGCGTAGGTGTCCTCGGGACCTACGCGCGCGCCGTTCCTGATCAGGCTCGTCAATGCGGCCCTTAGCGGTTCGGGCATCGGGTTGGTCCGCACGGTGTACGGCTTCACTGCTCCCCCTTGTGTCTGGCGGGATATTCAGGAGTGCCCCGGACAGGCATCGAACCTGTCTCGGACCGTGCCCCGCCCGGTCGGCGGCGGGCGGGGCCAGGGCGGTTGGTCAGTGGAGAACCAGGCTGCGCATTCCGTAGCCGCGCAGGGGGTAGCGCTCCTCGAACAGCTCGGCCGTGTAGTCGCAGCCGGGGCAGGAGTCGCGGCCGGTGCCGTACCCGTGGGCGCACTTCGTGCTGTACAGGGCGCGCGCCATGGCCTTGACGGCGACGTCGGCACGGTGCCCGGTCCAGACGGCGGCGGCGGGCGGGGTGTCCCATCCGGCGTCCGGAGCGGCCGTGACGGTGACCCGATAGCGGCCGTGCTCGTCGAGGTCGAGGCGGACGTCACGGCTGAAGTGGTGGAAGATCCACGCGGCCGGAGGCATGTAGACGTCCCGGGGGCCGTCGGCGTCGATCACGGCCAGTCGGAACGGGGCTCCGGCCTCCTGGTTGCACAGGTCGGACCACACGGCGTCAGCGTGCTGCCCGGCGTGGATGCGCTCGCTCCGCTCCTCGTCGGGCTCGCCCAGCTGGGGCGTGTTCCCCCGGCGCGAGGGGCGCAGCGCGCCGAAGTACAGGCGGTTGCCCTCGATCTCCGCGTGAATGCCCAGCTTGCTGAACAGCTGGAAGCGCAGGTTCGTCCAGCCGTCGAAGGTGCTGAACGTGTACGGGCTGGTGTGGGGCAGCCGTACGCGCTCGATGTACACGCGCTGCTCGAACTGGGTGACACCCGCGATCCAGCCGGTTGCCTTGGCCTGGGCGCGGCCCCCGCCGCACTGGTTGATCACCTCCAGCATTTCATCCGTGATCAGGTCACGCTCGATGTCGCGGAGCGCCTCGGCGGCGGCGCGGCCGTCGTCGGTCAGGAAGTAGTGCCCGCGCTCCTCGTCGACCCACGCCAGGCCCTGAGCGACCAGGCGGGCGCCGTCGGGGGCGTGCACGTTGCCGCTCTTGACCTCCAGCGCCTTCAACAGGGCGGAGTCTTCCAGGGCGTCAGCGTCCGTGAACGGCGGCTCGATGGTCACGCCCTCCCGGGCCATGTGGGTCTCGTACGCCAGGTCAGAACCCTTCTGCGTGAGGACCATGACCCCCTCGACGTGCTTGCCCTGGAGGCGGTAGGCGTACCCCTTGGCCTCGATGCTGTCGCGCAGCTCGGGCGGGCCGATCAGGTGCTTCTCGCGGCTGGTGACGGCCTTGATCATCAGGTCCATCTCGGCGGCGGTCGGCGCCGTGGTGTCGGTCGCGTTCATGCGGTGGGTTCCCCCTCGTGGTGGTGGCGGGATGTGGTGAGCGCCCCGGGCCGGAGTCGAACCGGACCCGAGCCGCCACGCCCCCTCGCGGGGGCGGGCCGGGGCTGTGGTACTCAGGCGTCGTGGTCGGCCTTGGCGTAACGCTCGTAGCGCTCGGTACCGAGCAGCATCATCAGATCCTTGGCCATCTGGACGTTGTCGGTGTAGGTCTTCTCGGGCATCCAGTCGGCGGGGTCGCTGCTGAAGTCGCTCGCCCAGTCCTCGTAACTGTCGGCGGCGAGCGCGGTCATGGACTGGGAGACGAGCATGTGAACGGTCTCGACCAGTTCCGGGGCCTCCTTGTTGCCGATGCCGTGAAGAACGGTCTGGGTGTAGGTCCGGCCGTCGTAGGCGATCGTTACGCGGTACTCGTGGTGCGCCCACCCGTCGGCGTCGGTGCCGGTGGCGATGTGCTGCGAGGTGAGGGTGACGCCGTCGGCGGTGATCAGCTCGGACAGCGTGCGGTCTTCGTCCTCGTCGGCGGTGGTGATCGGCCGCTCGACGCACAGCAGTTCGCCACGCTTGATCAGGTCGGTGGAGTCGTCGGCGTAGAACACCTCGGCCGTGCCGGGGTCGGCGTCCTTGGCCCACTCGACCCGCGCGATCTCCTTGAACTTGTCCAGGTGGCCATGGGCGACCCACGGCTGCTCGGGCTTGCGGGTGTTACCGGCCGCCGTCTGGGTGGTGTAGTGGGGGATACGGTCGGCCGCCAGACCCTTCAGGCCGGTGATCCGCTTGTACTCCGGGGCGTCGTCGCGGGCGGCGGCGACGGCTTCGCCGGGGGTCAGGGTGTCGAAGGTGCTCACGTGGGTCTCATCTCTGGTGGCGGGAAGCGCCGGGTTCCCCCGGCTGTGATTCCACTCTATAGCAACAGGCGTTGCGTGTCTACTGTGCGCCCCGGGCAGGCATTGAACCTGCCTCGGTCCGCCGCCCCGCCCTGGGTGGGCGGGGCCGGGGCCGATAGTCAGTACTCGATGGTGTGGGCGCCGCCCTTCGGGCACTCCTTGCCGTACGTCCAGTGCGTCATCCCGCTGCCGTCCATCCGGGTGGACACGGTCACGTGCGCGTCGAACTTGGCCTCGTACTGCACCTTCTCGCCGCACTTCGTGCAGGGGTACGCGCCGTGGCCCTTGCCCGGGTTCTCGATCAGCTCGGTACGCGGCTCGTGGTCGGGGAAGTACTCCCGGATGCACATCACGGCCAGGTGCCGCGCGGGGTCGATGGGCTCGGGGGTCGTGGCCGGGGTGGCGATCACGCGCTCAGGCACGAACGTGGTGGCGGTGTTCTGCGGCTCCTCAATCCGGACGTCGGTATACCCGGCCTCGGTCAGCGCGTCGGCGTAGCGCTGCAAGATCGGCAGCGCGCCGTACCGGGTGCCGTCGTCGGCGAGGGCGTACACGTAGACCCGGGAGCCGTCCGCCTTGGCCGTCACCTCGTACCCCCGGCGGGCGGCGCGCATCGGGCGCTTCGAGCCGTCGCGGTAGCTCTTCGCGTCGGCCTCGCCCTGGCCGTCCTCATTGAGCCACGGCAGGGGGCGGATCTCCGTCGTGTACAGCGTCCCGGGCACCTCGAACGCGTCGGCCAACGCCTTGCGGGCCGCCTTCACGGACTCGGATACGGGACTGTACGTGATGGCCTTGGAAACGTCGCGGGTCTCGCCGTCGGGCGAGTAGCTGTCCCGGAAGTAGCCATAGACGCTCCTGATCCACGCCTCGGAGGCCACCCAGTTCTTGCGGGACTCCTCGCGGACCCTGTTGACCGACTCGACCATGAAGTCATAGGCGGCGGCGTGCTCGTTGTCGATGTAGTCGAGGCTCATGATGCCGATCACCTTGCGGCCTCGCGGGCCGTTGTACTCCTCCAGGCTCATGGTGTGGTTGTAGTGCCCGGGAGGGCACAGGGAGCCGCTCGAACCGGAGGTGCGGTTGATCTTGTAGGTGCGGTGGGTGGTGGCGTTCATTCTGTCTGTCCTCCTGGTAAGCGGCGGGAAGTCCCCGGGGGCTTTCCCCCGGTGGGCATGACCCCACTCTATCGCAACACGTGTTGCCCGTGTCAAGTCGAGTGAGGCCATGCCGTGTCAGCGCAGGTCAGGCCAGGGTCGCGGGGTCCTGGAACACCATGCCGCCGTCGGCGATAGCGGTCACGAAGCGCCACCCGGCCGCCTCCAGGGCGCCCCGGTAGGTCTTCATGTGCTCCTCGTACCGCTCGGCGCCCGCCTTCACCGGCGTGCCGCAGCTGACCCAGTGCAACACCACGTGCTCGGGGAAGTCGGGCACCGGCCGCACCCACGGCCCGAACGCGTCCACGTTCAGCGTCTCCACGGGCACATACGTACCGGCGCCCGTGCCCTGACGGACCGCGTGAGCCGCCTTGGCCACCACCAGCGGCTCAACCGTCACCCGAACCATGCCGCCCAGGTTCCGGCTGCCGTCCCTGCGGTAGGCGTGCACGGTCAGCATCCAGTGCGCGCCGGAGTGCGCCACGGTGACGGCCGGGCTGTTGTAGCTGGCGTGGAGCTTCTCCGGTCCGGCCTCCTCGCGGTAGGACTGGAGGCGGGCGCGGGCGGCGGCGCCGGTCATCGTCTCGACGTCACCGGCCGACGTGGCCACCTGGTACAGCGTGGCGTCATCCAGGGCGAGGAGCGCGGCCGTCTCCTTCATGGCCCTGGTGTGCACCCGGGCCATCTCGCGGGCGATCATGGTCACGGCCTCGTGGTGGGGGGCGTGTCCGGTCCAGTCACTCAGGACGGGGGCGGCCTGGATGCCGTCGTACATGTTGACCGTGGTCCGGGCGGGCGTCCGCATGATCTCGAAGCGGCACCCCTTGGGCGGCTTGGGCATCTCCGGCAGCGGGTTCCCCGGCCACTCGATACGGCCGTACGCGTCCAGGGTGGCCCGGCCAATATTGAGGGCCTGGGTCTCCTCCTGCGCGTCCTCCTCGCGGAGACCGACGTTCACCCAGCGGTCCGTGTCGATGTCCAGCACGCCATGGGTCGTTCGGCCGCTCACGCTGCGGGCCTTGAAGCGCGGCGGCGCGACTTCCCGCACGCGGTCGCTGTTCCACTCGGTCGGGTGGGTCATGGGGTTGTCCGGGCCGATCGCGCGGCTGATGTCCTGCCCCGCAAGAACCTGGTACTCCAGCGACCCGTCACGGTGGGTGCGGCCGTGGCCGACCACCACGGCGGTGCCCTTCGGCGCCTGCACGACGGTGGCCCACGCCTGCACGGCGTGCCGCACACGGGTGCCCACGGGCAACGGGGCGTGCCGCGCGGCCTCCTCACGCTGGCGCTCGGCGAACTCGGCGCGGTGCTCGGTGCGGGCCCGCTCGCCCTGCTCCCTGAGCTGCTGGCGGGTGTCGTCGCTCAGGCCGAACCGGACCTTCACCGGCCCTTCCGGCAGCTCCTCGGCCGTCTCGCCCCGGGTCTGGGCGGCGGTGACGCCCTCGGGCAGCGGGGAGGTGCGCCAGGCGTGGAGCCGCTTGCCGATGATGCGCCCGTCCGTCTCCCACCCGGCGGCGCGCATGGTGTCGCGGTAGGCGCGAAGGATCCGGCGGCGCTCGGCGTCGGGCAGGCTGTTCCACATGTCGATGCCGTCGACCAGGTGGCCGACCAGGACGGCGCTCTCGCGGGCGTAGATCATGAAGCCGGTGCCGAACGCGGTGTCGTCCACCCCGTCATCACTCTGGTTCGACAGCTCGGCCGGGGTGTGTCCGGCAGCCACGAGGGCGCCGTACGCGTCGCGGACGTTGACGTTGTCGGCGTACTCGGCCGGGATGCCGAGGGTGTGACCGGCGGGGATCACGGTTCCCTCGACGGCCGGGCGCTCCACGGCAGCGGCCGGGGGCTCCTCCTTGGCCTGGGGGATGCGCGCCACGAGAGAGGTGTTCTTCAGCTTGCGCGGCGTCTCCTTCTCCCCGGTCTTCGACGACTTGAGGGAGATGAGCCGGAAGCAGCGCGACACCTGCTCGACCTCGGTCACCTCGGAGGTGTTGCCGCCGTTCCACATGATCCGGTCGCCGACCTCCAGGTTTCCGACCTCGTCGGCGGGGACCCATCCCACGACCTGAAGCTGGATCTTCTTCTCGTTCTCCGGGGTGGCCATGCGGCCCTCCTTGTGTTCCTTGGCGGGTTGGTGAGACCCACACTATAGCAACAATCGTTGCGTGTCTACTGGGTCCGGGAAGACGACGGCCCGCCCCGGTGTGGGGCGGGCCGTCCGCAGGTCAGAGGGGCTTGTTCAGCTTGACCAGGGGGCGCGTCCACTCCTCCGCCGGGTCCAACGGCCGGGGCTTGCCGGGCAAGTTGGGGTCTCCCTTGTACATCCGACGGCTGGCCGGAGCGCCCCGGCGGGTGTCCACCCGGATCGTCGCGGTCTTCTCCCCGCCCTCCTCGCCGAAACCGACGATCTCACCTCCGTACAGGAACCCATCGACGGTCTTGAACTCGGCGCGCTGCCCCTGCCTCCAGCTGCGCCCCTTGCTGTCGTAGGCGTACGGCACGGGCTCCGGCTCCGGGATGCTGGCGGGAGCCTCCTGGGCGTCCTCCTCGACCTCCTGAGGGGCGCTGGCGGCCTCCTGGGAGGCCTTCTCCTGCCCGATGCCCTCCTCGACCTTGGCGACGGCCTCACGCCCCGCCAACTCGATCTCACGGGCGGCGCGCTCGGCGCGCAGCCTGCGCAGGCGGGCGGGACGGTCCGGCGTCGACCCGGTGACGTGGATCAGATAGTGCTCGATCGCAGGGGCGGGCTCCTCGAACGTCCAGCCGTTCGCGGTGAGCGCCTCCCGCACGGGGGCGACGTCGTCCTCGTCGCCGATCGCGATCCGGATGTGGTCCACCTGGTCGACCACATCCGACCCCCACGACTCGCGGGTTGTTTCCCTCATGACCTGCGCGACGCTGCTCGCCGTGGGGAGCCCCTTGGGACGTACGGGCAGTTCCTCACGGCGGGTGACGACCAGCGACCAGGGGCCGCCGGGCCGGTACTGCTCGACCTCGACGGCGTAGCGGGGGACGAGTGCGGCAGCGTAGTCACGGATGCGCTGCTCCTCCTCGGGGTGGACGGGCAGCATGGCGAAGTCGTCGAGACCGAGCTTTGCGCGGCGCCGGTCCGCGCTGTCGTAGTCCTCGCGCCAGTTGACGGAGACGGAGGGGACGTCGAACCGGGGGCTCCTGGTGACCTTGGCGCCCCCCCGGTTGTCCCCCATCCGGCCGGTGTAGCGGGAGAGCCTGAACCCGGCACGGTTGAGGTGCGCGGCGACGTGCACGACGGTGGGGTTGCCGCCGGGCTTGCCCTTGGCCGCCGGGGCGGGGTTGTCGGTGGTGGCCATGACTGGCACTCCTGGTACTAGGTGGGAACGGGGTGCCCCGCCCTGGGCGGGCGGGGCCGGGCGGGGGTCTAGAACTTGGCCCAGCGCAGCGTCAGGGCCTCGAAGGGCTTGCGCTCCTCGGCCTTGCACTTGGCCGTGTAGGCGTCGAACACGCCCTCATGGAAGGACGCGGAGTAGCGGAAGCGGGGCGCCCAGTCCTTGCCACCGAGGTCGCGCTTGGCCTTGGCGAGCGCCTTGGGCTCCAGCTCGGCCAGCACCTCTTCATCGCTGACCCCCCGCTTGTGCGCGATGGCCACGATCAGGTTCATCGCGTGCGAGCGGTCACGGGCCTCGTTCTCGGTGCGCTTGTCGCGGTCGAAGAAGAACGGCGTCAGGTCGGGGTCGGCCGTCAGGATCTGCTCGATCCTCAGGTTCTTGTACCGCTCGGACAGGCCGTCGGTCGCCTCGATGACGGCCGCGCGCTCGGTCTCGATCCGGCTGCCGTGCCGGTCGCGCAGGGGGCCGCCGTCGGGGGCGGTGATGCCCTTGGCGGTCTTGTTGGCCGCGCGCCGCGTCCGCACCTCCTCGCGTTCCTCGCGGGCCTTGCGGGCCGTCTCCTCGTCCGGGGTGAACATCTTGGTGGGGAGGGTCTTCTCGTCGCCGACCGGGGCGCTCGGGTAGCAGGTGGTGCAGGCGCGCCATCCGGCGTCGGCGACGATCTCGGCCTCGGTCTTACCGGAGTACTGGATCAGCCACGCGAACTGAGTGCGCTCCTCGCCGTGGTGGCAGGTGGTGCACTCGGTGCCGTTGTGGGCGTGGCCGTCGTGGCTCTGGGCCAGGAAGACGCGGTTCCAGCGGCCCCGGCGCACGTACTCGTCGACGTACGGCTTGATCTCGGCCGCCAGTACCTCCAGCTCCCGGGCCGCCATGGCCCAGTTGGTCAGCACCTGCTTGACGTCGCGGGCGACGACGGCCTCGAACTCGGTGTGCGGGGCGAGGGCCTTCATCAGGGCCTTTTCCAGGACCTGTTCCCAGGACAGGGAGAAGACCAGTCCCCGCGCGCCGCGCACCCGGCGCCCCTCGTCCCCGACCTGCTTGTGCAGGGAGGCCTGGAGGCTGAGGCGGCGGGCCTCGGCCTGCGCCTCGTCGTTCCAGAGCCGGGACAGCTCGGTGTCGATCTCGACCGGCGTCATCTCGGTCAGGGGCTTGTCGGTCATCGTGTGTGCTCCTCTTGGCGGGAAGATGGCCCCCACTCTAAGGCATCAATCGTTGCCTGTCTACTCGGGCCGGAAAACGCAGGTGGCGCCGGGCTTCACACCCGGCGCCACCGTAGGGGAGGCCACTGACACCCCGCCCCGCTACCTGTCGGCGTCCTCGTGGTTCCTCCAGCTGCTGACGGCCTCACTGGCGGGGCCGGTGTGGTGGTGTCGGGTGGTGCGGGCGGCGATGGCGGCGAGGGCGGCCCGGCCGGTGCCCTGGACGGCCGGGACTGGGTCGGCGGGCCAGACGGTGCGGGTGTGGCGCTCGGAGTGGAAACCCTGGTTCTGGTGCGGCTCGCGGGTGCACAGCGTGCGGGGGTCCTCAGGGTGCTCGGCGCCGCAGGTCTCTCCGGTCACGCGGTGGCCGCCTCGGCGGCGGCCCGCTTCTTGTGCTCAGCGATGGCGACGTCCCACGGCAGCACGCGGAACATCTCGCGGGAGTATTCCGCTTCCGGCGTGAGTTCGGCCAGCAGTTTGCCCAGGTGCGAGCCGCAAGCGTTCGCGTTCTTCGCCTCGCCGGTCTTGTCGCAGGCGTAGAACACGAGCCATACAGCCGGGGAGCCGCACGGACCGGGGTATCTGGTTGTCGTCGTACTGCAGTACTCCCCCGGCGCAGGCGGGTTCTTGCGGGGCAGTCCCATCACTTCTCCAGGTACTCGATGATCTTGGGGGTCTGTAGGGGGAGGTTCCGGCGCTGGGTCGAGGCGTTGACGATGCGGCCGTCGACCGAGAAGTACAGCCGCAGGTACCCGCGACCGTGCTTGCGCACCGTCACGACGCCGCTGTACTCCTCGCGCTTCTCGATGTGCCATCCGGCCCAGACGGCGGCCGTCAGCACGCGCACCTCGTTGGCGCTCTTGCCGTACCGCTCCTCCAGGCTCGCCACCTTCGGCACCGGCTGACCGGCGGCGACGGTGGCGGGCTGGTTGCGCTCGAACGGGCTCTCACCGGCCTGAGAGGGCCGCAGCATGTCGCCGGTGATGCCGCCCTCGCGGGCCTGCCGGTATCGGCACTGGTAACAGACGCTGGTGAGGTCCCGGCAGGACGGGTGCACCTGGTCGCCGCAACGGCCGCAGCGCACCCGGCGGACGAACGCCGAGTTCTGGCCGCAGGAGAGGCAGGCGCGCGGGCCGCTCACCGCTTGCCCTTGGCGGCGGCGATGATCACGTCGAGGTGCAGCAGGGCCTCGCGGTGCTGGTCGTCGGGGAGGTTGCCGACGGCGTTGAGTCCGGCGAGGTAGACGCGCGTCCGCATGAAGTCGTTCGCGTGCAGCCAGCGGGTGACGCCGATGACGGAGTTGCTGTAGGTCAGCTCGACCAGGGGCTCACCCGCGAGCTTGTTGAGCCCGGCGACGGCGGCCTTGAGGGGCACCAGGCGGGCGGCCTCGGACTCTCGTTCGGCCTTGCTGGCGGCGTCGCGGGCCTCCTGCTCGGCGACGGCGGCGGTGTAGGCGGCCTGCCACTCGCCGAACTGGGGGTGAGCGGCCAGCTTCTGGCGCAGCTCCTCGACGGTGCCGAGGCGGCCGATCTCCCGGGAGGTGGAGCTGAGCATGAGGCGCTGCGGCTCGTGGAGGTCGTACGGCGTGCCGAACTCGGCCAGGTTGATGTGCCAGTTGCCCCGGGGCAGGTCGACCCACTTCACGACGAGGGACCTCGCGCTCTTGGAGAGCACCCGCACGAGGTGGGTGCGCGCCTGGCGCATGAGGATGTCGCGGGCGGTGTGGGTGCGCAGGGCGTTGCCGTACGCGTCGTCCTCGACGACGACGAGGATGTCGTCGACCTCGACGTCGGCGGCGGCCTCGACGGGCGGGATGAGCAGCTCGGGGGCCAGGCTGCTGCGCCGGGCCGCGTGGCGCTTCTCGTTGTTCTCCGGGTCGTGCGGGAAGAGCGAGGCGAAGATCGTGCGGCTGAGGTGCTCGGCGATGCGGTAGGGCTCGACGGCCTCGACGGTCTCGGTGCTCATGGTGTTCTCCGGGTGGCGGGATGGCGGGGCGCTGCTCCAACAGATCTCACTCTAGCGCAACAACTGTTGCCTATGTCAAGCCGTTCGATCAACGCCCGATAAACGAGCAGGTCAGGCGGCCTTTGCGGGCTCGTACACGTACCAGCCGTACTGGATGGGCGTGTCCGTGAGCCGGACCCAGGCGCGGACGGTCATCGTGCTGTACCGCTCGGCCCTGGGGTATCCGTCCTCCGGGATGGCGGGCGAGAACCAGTCCTCTCCGTCCCACTCGTGGACGTGGGGGCTGTGGCCCTCGGTGTGCCAGTGCATCACGACGCGGTCGCCGACGGCGGGCTCGTCGGGGATGACGCACGGCGGGGCGAAGGGCACGTCGGCGAGGAGGGCCTCCGGCAGGCTCGTGCGGTAGACGCGTACAGGGCTGCCGCCGGGGTAGTACGGGCGGACGGTGTGGCCGCCCGCGAGGTGACGCAGGGCGAGGACGAGCGTCGTGGTGTGGCCGTTCAGCCGCTCCGGCAATTCGACGACGACATGCCCTTTCCATGTTCCGCTCGCGATGATTCGCCCGGGGGTGAGTTCCCCGGCGGGAATTCTTTCCTCGATATCGGAACGGAGATCGGAAGTGAACTGACCAAGAGAAATGGTGTCCATGGCGGGGGACTCCTGACGGTGAAGGACTGGCGGATGCCCTTACTCGGTCGTCGAGCTGTTCACGTTATGCGCCGCTCCATGGCGGTGGGCTGCGCGACGTATTTCCAACTTCAACGACGACACCCCCACTCTAGCGCACCAATTGTTGCGCGCGTCAAGAGCGGGGGCGGTCCACCGGGGGAGGGGTCAGAGGGCCCAGCGGCACCAGATGCGCTTGCCCTGCGGTCTCAGGTCGTAGCCGATCTCGTCGGTCATGGCGGCGATAAGCAGCAGCCCGCGCCCGCCAATTGCCCCGTCGGACACGTCGGCGAGCTGCAGAGCGGCCGTGTCCGGGTTCGGGATGTCGGGGATCCGACGCCCGTCGATGTCCCACACACTGATCTCCAGGTGGGGGCGGCGGCGTATGACGCGGATCGTGACCTCGGTGAGGATCTGGTTGTTCCTCCGGGGGTCGTGGGCGTGCCGGACGGCGTTCGCGGCCAGCTCGCACAGGCACAGTTCGGCCCTCTGGAAGAGTTCGACGTCGAGCTTGCCGTCGTGGGCGGCTTCTCGGAACCGCTGGCGGGCGAGCGGGACGCTCTCCGGTTCCTTCCGGTAAGCCTGGGTGAAGCGGATGTTCCCAAGCGAAGCCAGGTTTGGCGGTCCCTGGCGAGTCGGGGAGTGCATGTGTAACTCCCGTTGCAGGATGGGCAGGTGAGGCCCCCTCACACCGTTGCGGTACATGGCGCAAGCGGGTTGTCACCCACCGTCGCGGAGAATTCTCGCGTTCGCAAGCCCTGTGGGGAGAATTCTCTCTACCGTGTGTTGGTCGAGGAGGGCTGCGAGGTGCAGACTGTGGGCCAGCGCGTCGACCGGGGAGGACACGTGGCGTACAAGGCCCGCCAAACGCTGAGGAGAACGATCCTCGGCAACATGCTCCGGCGTGCCCGCGAGGCCGCCGACGTCGAGGTCAAGACGGTGGTCCAGGCGACTGGCATGTCGCAGCCGGTCGTCTACCGCCAGGAGGACGGCATCGCGCCCGTCCCCGTGGAGAAGATCCCGGCCCTGGCCGAGCTGTACGAGGTCACCGATCCGGAGACGATCGCCAAGTGGACGAAGTGGGCGGAGATTTCGGCGACCAAGGGCCCCTGGGGGCCCTACGGCAACAGCCTCGGCCCCTCGTTCGAGGACTACGCCGACGTGGAGTCCCTCGCCCGGGAGATCCGGGCGTTCGAGCCGGTCGTGATACACGGCCTCCTGCAGACGAAGGCGTACTCTGAGGAGGCCATCCGCGCCAGCGATACGGCGATCACCGGCCCGCGCCCCCCTGCCGAGGGAGGTGTCGAGACTGACCGCATGAAGCTGCGCGAGGCCCGCAAGACGATCCTCGACCGTGTGGAACCGGCTCCGCCCCGGCTCTGGGTCATCCTCGGCGAGGCGGCCGTCCTGACGCCGCCGAGCGTCACGAACAAGACCGCCCACCCCGACCAGGTCCGGCATCTGCTCGATCAGGGCGAGATGGCAGCGACCATCCAGGTTCTGCCGATGGAGACCGGCCTGCACACTGGACTGGCAGGCTCGTTCAGTCTCCTGACACTCGATGACAACATCGACATGATTTTCCGTGAGGGTTACCACGGCGACGGCTCTTTCAGTGACGACCCTGACCGAGTGCGCTCGTATCGAGCCAGATATGAGCAGCTCATCAGCCAGGCATTGTCTCCGGCGGAAACTCGCCGATACTTGCACGGACTCCTCAAGAAGCTGGGGAGTTGACGAGAGATGGAAGGAAAGGCACAGATGGAGAAGCAGTACACCCCGTGGAGGAAGTCCTCCTACAGCGCAGGCAGCGGAGAAGCCTGCATCGAGACCCGCAAGGGCACGGTCGGCGCCGACGTCGTGGACGTTGGTGTCGCCGACAGCAAGGACCCGGCCCGCAGCACCGTCATCACGGTGAGCCCGGCCGCCTGGTCGTCGTTCGTCGCCAGCGTCAAGGGCTGATGTAGCGGCCCCTCGTACACGGAGACGCCCCCGGCAGATGAGTTGCCGGGGGCGTCGTCGTTCCCAGAATCGACCACGGGAGGCCGTCGCTCAAGACTGCCTCATCTGGGTGCCTTTGGACTAGCCATACGATGCCATGTGGTGCAGAGGGAGGTATCGAAGAACTCCCCGGAGTGCAGCTCGACGTACGTGATCCCCTGAGCGCTGTCGCTGGCGATGACGTGCTCCCCGGTGGCGTCCTTCTCCCGCTGCCATGAGCACCGCTGAACGTTGCCCGACGAGCGGTAGAGGCCGGGGCGGATGTCGGCCTGCTGGCCCATGCCGACGAGGAACTCACCCTCCCCGGGAACGGTCCAGTCGGTGGGCGCCTGCAGCGTGTGCGGCGCTGCGGTGGCCGACGGCAACGGCGCCGGGGGAATCGACTGGGAGGCTATGGAGAACCCGGCGAATAGGCAGGCGACTCCAGTTGCCACTGCCATTAGGTACGCGCGCTTTGGCATTCTGCGGTGTTCAAGCCGAAATGACTCGGGGCGGGATTCCGGGTCATTTTCGGCAGAGGACTCCACACTCATGTCCTTGCCTTTTCTCTATCGATACGTGCGCATTTATCGCCCTCATCGCTCGATGCGCTCGCCCGGGTGGCGGGTGGCCGGGCGGACCCAGAATGCGTCGAGACAGATAGTTGAAAGTCGCGGCATTCGGAACCTACCCCATTGAGGGGGTGGGTGCAACGTTAGTGCAGGCCACACGTAGTGAAGACAGATGAGCCTTGTTCAGTTCTATCGTCAACTTCTCGACGTGGACACACTTTTGTGAGAACGATCCTGCGCTCGGGCGACTTCGGTACCTCCTCTCGGTTCACGCCCACGCTATCGAATCTTCGTTCGAATGTGTGGAGCGACACGTTACTGATGAGTCAACGAATCATGATCGAACATGGTTACGGGGGTTGCTGTGTAGAACCTGTGTGAGCTGCGTGCGGACGGGGGCTGTAACAACCGGCCGGGTGACTCCGTCCATAGGGGTATGGACTCAACAGAGTGGACCGATCTCTCGGTCGGCGCCCAAATGATCAAGTGGACGAACGAGCCCGAGCTGTACGGGCCGCACCCGGAGGACGCCGACCACGAGCCCAACGAGATCACAGCCGTCCTCTACGAGGAAAGCGACTATTGGTCCCTCGGCTACGACGACTGCAGCGCGCCGACGGCGGGCGGCTCGGCGTGCGGCTTCCCCCGTGACCGGCACGGGAGTTGCGGCGTGGAAAGCCGACACCTCCGGTAACCTGAGTTACCGTGACATTGAAAAATCTGAGGGGGACCAGGTGACCGCCAGCACCGAAACCACCGACGCACAGCCGCCCTTCGAGGTGAAGCGGTGGCAGACGTACGCACCGTGCAAGACGGAATACCTCTGGGGGGAGTCGCGCAGCAAGCCGTTCGTCGTGGACGGGGTGGACGGCGACAGGGTCAGGGTCTGGGATCCCACCGGCGGCCAACGGATGGGCGGCTACCGGTGGATCGCGCTGCGCAACCTGCACCCGACCGACACCACGAAGGCGGGCAAGAAGCGCCGGACCGGCTTCCGCCTGCACTGCGAGCCGCCCGCCGACCCCGTACGGCAGGAGCTGTGCGGCTCCTGCTTCACCTGGTTCGACCGTGAGGAGTTCGCCATCCTGGCCCACGGGTTTGGACACAGCACCTGCATCCCGTGCCATGCCGAGATCCAGCAGCGCTACGGCACGGCACGGTGAGCCTGCAGCCTGTCAACGGCGCTGGGCCCGCCGTCCGGCCGCGCCGGGCCCGGCTCTCGGATGCCGCCCGGCGCCGCCTGCAGGGCTCGGTGCCGGACGAGACGTTCCGCGCCTACAAGCGTGAGGTGAAGAAGTTCGAGGACTGGTGCGCTGCCGGGGGTGAGATCGACCTGCCGTGCGCCACGGACACCCTGACGAACTGGGTGGCCGACCGCGCCGACGCCGGGGACTCGGTGTCGGCGATCAAGCAGGGCATCTCCGCCGTGGTGTTCTTCCACGACCAGGCCAACGTGGACGAGAAGCTGATGCCCGACACCGGCGACGCCTGGCGCATCGTGAGCCAGTACAAGAAGGAGCGGGCCGACAAGGGGTACCGGCCGATGCAGGCCGCCATCGTCAACCCGGAGGAGCTGCGGCGGATGGTGGCCACCCTGCCGCCCGGCCGCGTCGCAACGCTGCGGGACCGCGCGATCCTGACCGTCGGCATGTCGTCCTTCGCCCGGCGCTCGAACCTGGTCCGCTTCGACCTGCAGGACCTTGTCTTCCTCGACGACGGCGACGCCGACATGCTCAAGACGTACTCCAAGACCGACCAGGAGGCCGAGGGGCACAATGTCACCCTCCCCCCGGGCAGCCACGAGCTGTCCGACCCCGTCGGCGCGCTGCGGGCGTGGGTGGACGAGCTGACGGCGCAGGGCATCACGGACGGCCCGCTGTTCCGGCGCGTCTCCCGGTCCGACAACATCCTGCCGTACGGCCTGGACGCGTCGTGGGTGAACACGCTGGTGAAGACGACGGCGAAGGCGGCTGGGCTCACGCCCCCGAAGAACACCCGGCACTCAGCTCACACCCTGCGAGGCTCGGGCGCCTCGGCCGCTTCCCAGGCCGGAGCGTCGACCAGCGCCATCTGCGACCAGGGCGGCTGGTCGAAGGAGGGCACGCAGGTGCACATCTACATCCGGCCGAACAGCAAGGACAACGCGATGCGCGACGTGCTGTGACACCGAAAAACGGAAATCCGTTGAACCGTTGAAACGGGATACACTGGTCGTCCACCACGATCGAGAGGGCGACCAGTGGGAAGCAGCAAGGCCCGGCAGCAGGCGTATCTGGCGAAGCAGCGGGCGAAGGAGGCGGCGCTGAAGGCCGTACCGGAGCCGGAGCCCCAGCCGGAGCCCGCGCCGCAGGCCAATCCCCCGGCCGACGAGGGCGGGCTGCAGCTGGACATGGACCTGGACTTCCAGATGCCGCCCATGGACCTGCTGTACGCCGAAGGCGCGATCCCCCAGTTCCCGAAGAAGACGATCTATGCCGACCCCGCACTGGGGGCGCACTGGCAGAAGTTCCTCATGGCGAACCCAGACCTGAAGATCTTCAACAAGTTCGTGCTGGCCGCCATGCGCGTAGCGGTCCGGGAGTGGGAGGCGTCGGCGGAGGTGGCCCGCGAGGAGATGCGCCGCGTCCGCGTCCCCGTCCAGCCGGAGGCGGGCCCGCTGTTGCAGGCCCTGCGCAAGGAGTACCGCATGATCTCCGCCGAGATGGAGAGGGAGCGCCAGGCCGCCCGCGAGATGGGCTGACCGCGTTTTCATCGTTCTCTTACCTGTGTCGCCTCCTGCAGAGGCCCCCAGGGGATGAAGGGCCTGCTCCCAGGGCCCGTCCCCTCTCTGCAGGAGGCTTCTTGTGTTCGTGGTCGTCCAGAACCACTCCACCCGTGTGACCGACGCCGACGCCGCCCTGATGGTGCGCGCTGTGGCCCATCAGGTCCGCTACGACGTCGCCCCGGCGTGGGGCTCCAAGACGGCCAGCGTCGTGCTCCTGCCCAAGGGCGCGGCCGTCCCCGCCGGGTCGTACGCGATCGGCCTCTACGACAACGCCGACCAGGCCGACGCCCTCGGCTACCACTCCGAGGAGGCCGACGGCACGGTCTACGGCAAGGTCTTCGCCTCGCCGGTCCTCGACAACGGCGGCACCGTCCTGAACGGCGAGCTGTCCGTGTCGGCCGTCCTGAGCCACGAGGTCCTGGAGACGTTCGTCGACCCGCACGTCCAGCTGTGGGCGTCCGACGGCGGCGACGGCCTGTACGCCTACGAGGCGTGCGACGCGGTCGAGGACACCGCGTACGTGGTGCACGTCGGCGGTAAGACGGTGTCGGTGTCGAACTTCGTGCTCCCGGCGTACTTCGATGCCCAGGCCCCGGCCGGTACGCGGGTGGACTACCTGGCCAAGCTGTCGCGGCCCTTCGAGATCTCCAGGGGCGGCTACGCCGTGAAGATCACCCTGGGGAAGAGTTCGAAGGTCGACCAGGTGTTCGGGGAGCACTTCCCTGAGTGGAAGAGGGCCTCGAAGGAACACCCGCTGGCGCGGCTGGCGCGCCGGGCGCACAGCTCCTGACGGCAGGCAGCAAGCAGGGCCCCTCTCCCGGATGGTGGAGAGGGGCCCTACGTGTCACATGACGACGACAGCCACTACAGCGGACACGGCGGCGGAGGCCGCAGGCACCGCACCTGCTGTTCGGGGGTGTGGCTCTCCGACCGTGAGGCCGAAGTGGGATCAGTATGCACCCGATCGAGTGACATTTTCTCAAGTCACGCGAGAATTCTCTGAGTTGGCATATGCCGAAATCTCAGCGCTCCGGCGGCAGTCGGTCCAGCAGCTGCAGCGCCACGTCGACCGCGTCGCCGCCGTCGGCCGCCGCAAGCGCCCTCGGCCGGTTCACAGCAAGATAGTTGTGCAGCCGCTGCAGGGCCGCCACGGCGCTGTCGTGGAGGGCGGTGGACGGATCGGCCGCCGGGGGCGGCGGGAACGCTCCAGAGCCGCTCACACGGTGCTCGCGAAGGGGTCGGACGCGTCGGTCGGCTCCAGCTTGTCGAGGTTCCTGTTCTCCCACGTCAGCCGCAGCTCGATCGACTTCGCCACGGACTGCGAGGCGTGCGGGCCCAGGTGGCCCTCGACGACCTCGCAGGAGTGGATCGCGAACTCTCCGGCGACCGGCTCGCGGCAGGTCCGCTCAGGAAAGACGGGGAGGCGTATCTCGGTACGGACGGCCTTCTTGGCGCGTGGCGGCATGGTGGGGCTCCTCTCTCCACCCCCTATGGCCGAAACGGGACCGGCGGACAGCAGCCCAACTCCCCTGCCCCGTAGTCAAAGAGAGAAAATGTCACTACAGTCATGTCCGCCGGTAGTCAACCGACTACTCACAGGGCCGAGTGCGGCCATGCCTGCCCTCGGCACGACGGAAGGATCTCGCGTGACCACGCAGCTCCAGGCACCTCGCAGCGCCCCCTTCGCGCTGGGCTTCGCCCAGCCCCGCCAGGCGCACCCTGTCGCCCCCTTCTCCTACGACCGCAAGCAGCAGGTCAACGTGCTCACGGACGGCTCCCGGGCCGCCGACAACCTCCCGCTGCTGATGGGCACTTCCACGACCACCAGCACGGCGGGCAGCGCGACCCACAACGACGACGACTGACATGACCGTCCTCGTCCTCACGTCCGAGGAAGACGTCACCGCCGACATGGTGATCACCCGCCTCACCGCGCAAGGTACTCCGGTGATGCGTGTCGATCCGGAACACTTCCCTGGCCGTGTGGACCTCACCGCCCGCAGCGATGCGGGCGGTGGGGTGGCCGGGTACATCGCCACCAAGCACCGCCGCGTCAAGCTGTCCAGCATCCGCTCGGTATGGCGCCGCCGTCCGGGCCCCCCCGGCCACCTCGCGACCATCCAGAAGGACTGGGTCTCCCTGGAGAGCGAGCGCGCCTTCTACGGCACGCTCCGCGCCCTGGACCTCCCGTGGATGAACCACCCGGAAGCCATCGACCGCTCCCACTACAAGGTCTGGCAGCTCCGCGCCGCCGAGGAGGCGGGCTTCCGCACTCCCCGCACGCTCATCACGACCGACCCGGTCGCGGCCGAGCGGTTCGCCTCCGGCGCCGGGCCGGTCATCGTGAAGTCCATCTCCGGCCGCCACCCCGAAGACCCGCCGCTGACGATGTCGACGTGCGAGGTCCCCCGGGACGCCGACTTCTCCGGCGTGGCCGCGTCCCCCACGTGCCTGCAGGACAAGGTCGACAAGGTCGCCGACGTCCGGCTCACGGTCGTGGGCGACACGATGTTCCCCTGCTTCATCTCCTCCCAGGACCGCACGCTCGACTGGCGGTTCCTGCCGGTCGAGCAGTGCACGTGGAAGATCCAGCCGATCCCGGACGAGGTGCGCAAAGCCGCGCTGCGCTACATGGCGGCGGCCGGGCTGGTGTACGCGGCCGTCGACTTCGCCATCGACGCCGACGGCGCCTTCTGGTTCCTGGAGGCCAACGCCAACGGCCAGTTCGGCTTCGTGGAGATCACCACCGGCGCGCCGATCTCCCAGGCCATCGCGGACTGGCTGACCAACCCGCCGACCACCACCGAGGGGGCGTAGAGCAGATGACTCTCAGCCGGTATCGTCGGGCCATGGACCCGTCCCCCGCCCGTAAGTACCACCCTCTGATCGCGAAGTTCCCGATGAGCTGGCCTCCCAGGGGCTGCAACTGGTGCAGCGACGATGAGATGGTCTGGGCCTACCCGGTTGGCCACGTCACGTTCCCCCGGGTGAACCCGGCGGACGGCATCGAGATCGAGGTCCCCCACCACGCCCAGCAGTGGTACGCGTGCGCCCGGTGCAAGCGCTACATCGAGGCCAACCAGCTGGAGGACCTGGCCGACCGCCTGGGCAGGCCCCACGGCTACTGGGACCGCCTGATGGAGGCACGCCTGAAGGGCTCCAAGGGCTTCCCCTGGGCTGCCCGGTCCACCGCGCGGCGCTAGCCCGCAGCGCCCCGATACGGCCCCGCTCCTGCGTCTCATCCCCGTGGCGCATGGGCGGGGTCTTTCGCGTGTGCATGAAGAGGCGGGACCCGGGTACACGCTTCCCAGGTCCCGCCGACTTCTCCCCTCCCCCGCCCCGGAGTTGCCCGGCGGGACCGTCATGTCAGCCCTCGGCGGCTCCGGCGGCCGGGGCGGGGACGGCGGAGAAGACGGCGAACTCCAGGGCGAAGATCTGGCCGCACTCGCCGGGGCACTCGATCTCCTCGCCCCAGTCGGGCAGGCCGAACCAGATGTTGTCGGTCTCGCAGTGGACGGTGTAGCGCCCGGAGTGGGCGGTGGCGATGCTGGTCCTGTTCGGCAGCCGGACGACGGCCTTGGCGGCGTCGCGCAGGCGGTGCACGAGCAGGGAGCGCAAGCCCTGGTTGCGCTCGTCGGCTCGGGCGCGGGGGCTGGTGCGCATGGACAGCTGGTAGTCGGGCTCGCTCAACGGCTTCATGCGCCCACTCTATCGCACCAATCGTTGCGTGTCACCCCGGCGGCTCGGGCATGGCGATGGCGCCGAGGCCCTTGATGGCGTCGTCTCGCCAGGTGCGCCGGGTGCCGCTCGCGGTGTTCTGGATGGTCAGCTGCAGTGTCAGTGCGAACCATGCCTCGGCCGTCAGGGTCGCCTCCCCTTCACTGCACAGTTGGCACACCGGGGAGTCCGGGTCGCTGCAGTGCCGGGCGGTGCTGCCCCACCAGCCGAGGGCGACGGCTCGGGCGCATTCGCGGCAGGCGACGAGGTCGCCGACGAGGTGGCCGTCCTTGGCGACGATGGCGCCGGTGCCGAGGTCGATCACGGGGCCGTCGCCGCGCGCGCTCATCCTGCGCAGGGCTTCCTGCAGTTCGGGGCCGAGGTCGTCGGGGTCCAGGGGCTGGTCAGGCTCGGTGCTTCGCATGTGGGGGAGCGTAGCGAAACGGGGTGCGGCGCTGCTGGCTTTCGCGGTGGCGGCCGTGGCAGGATCGGGGTATCCGCCACGCGGCCCGCCAGCCGCCGAACCCTCCTGCAGCACCCCAGGTCATCCGGCGTTTCCACGTAGATGTGGTCACTTTATACAAAAGCCGGACACCACCCTCCAACCCGCACGCGCGCGGCGCCGCCCCGCACTTTCGGTACTACGCCAGCCCTTCCCGCTCCCGGGGTGAGGGCTGGGCTTTTGTATAAAGTGATGCCCGTCTGGAGCGCCGCGACCGTAGAGTGAGCGACATGCCCGACTCCCCCGCCGACCTCCACGCCGAGATCGCCCGCCTGCAGCACGAACTGCAGGAAGCCCAGGCCCTCGCCGCCGACGCCACCGAGTACCGCGTCCTCCTCCCCGACGCCGGAGGAGAGACCCTGATCGTCCGCCGTCAGTCCCTGCTCCACGGGGAGGGATGGGCCGTGTCCACGATGGGACGCGGAGGCGGGCTGGCCCTGACCCTGGAGGGCTGGCAGGACGCAATCGGCGCCCTCACCGTCGACCGGCTCTTCTGCTGGCCCGACCCCACCACCGCCATCCGCAAGGCCCGCACCGCACTCACCAGCCCGCTGTCGTAGGCACGTGCCAGGATGGTGCGCCATGGACGCCCGCACCGTGCTCACCACCTGGCTCGACGAGACCAACCCCGACCGGCGGGGCAAGCAGGGACGCCTCCTGCAGGGCACCAGCACCGAGCGGTACGCCGAACACGTCACGAACTGGCTCGACTTCATCGAGGACACCGTGCACATCGGTGCCTGGCGCGCCCAGCCCTCCCACGTCGTCACCTGGCTCGACATGAAGGGCGGCAAGGTCCGCACCCGGGCCCTGCGGGTCTCCGCCGTCGGCGCGTTCTACGCCTACGCCATCCAGTTCGGGCACGCCGTGGCCACACCGGTGCACCCCAAGATGGGCACCGGCGCGTGGAACGCCCCCCGCACCGAGCGCCTCGCGCCGGGGCAGATGGAGCTGATCCGGTGGGCCGCCGACCGGCTGGAGGGCAAGACCCCCGAGCGCGACCGGTTGCTGATGTACCTCATGCTGGCCGGACTGCGGTCCCGGCAGATCATCGAACTCACCGTGCAGGACCTCGCCTTCGAGCAGCACCGCCTGGTCGCGACCGTCTGGCAGAAGGGTGGCGGCACCCGGCCGCTGGCGTTCCCCGACGAGGTGCGGGCAGCCGTGAAGGCGTATCTGCCGGTGCGCACCCACCGGCCGCCGCAGTCGTTCGAGGACCGGGGGCCGCTGCTGGTGAGCCGCGTGAGCAGCCGGGGCGGCCAGGGAGGCAACCGGCTCGACTCCAACACCACGCCGCGCACCATCCTGCACGCCACGGTGCTGGTCGCGCTCGCGTGCCCGGACCCGGACGCGCCCGAACTGCCGCCCGGCATCAAGCCGGACATGGTCGCCCTCTCCCCCAGCCCATTCGGCGAACTGGAGCGGGCCTGATGCGGTTGAATAGCTCGCGCCGGGCCGGGGAGGCCCGGCCGGGAGGGGTACCTGATGCGAAGAGTGGGTCTGTTGCTGGGGGCGGTCGCCGTGGTGCTGGCGGCCAGCGGGTGTTCCAGCGGCTCCGGTGATGACAAGGGCTCGTCGGCTCCGTACGGGGCGCAGTCGTGCTCGGACTGGGCCGGTGACCTGAGTGACAGTCAGCGGTGGGACGCGGCCAAGGAGCTGCTGACCAACGCCAAGGGCACGGACGGCACCGAGGGGGATCGGGCGCCCGCGACGAGCACCATCAAGGACTTCGAGGCCGGTCTGAGCAGCGCGTGCGACCAGGGGCGTAGCGATGATCTGCTCGCCACGGTGGCCGACGACCTGTACTCCTCGGACCGGGCCCTGTACAGCTACTGAGACGAGAGCAGGGCCCGGATGAGCCGTCACGCTCATCCGGGCCCTGCTGGTTCACTCTATCGGCCTATCAGGGGGTGGTCATGATCTTGCGGAGCTTGGAGATGCGGGTGCCGTCGACCTGCAGGAGTTCGGCGAGGAAGACGCCGGTGATCTTGATGTCGCGCTGCGCGGCGAGGTTCTCGACGCGGCGGATGTACTCGATCGCCTTGTCCTCGGGGCGGCCCTTGGCCGGGGCTTCCGGGAGCATGCGCAGGAGGGCGTCGACCTCGGAGGACGGGACCTTCTCGGCGGGGTCGGACTCCCGGTACAGGGTGGACGTGACCGGAGGGACCCATCCCGGCTCGGGGAAGAGGTCCTCGGGGGTGAAGAAGGCAGTGCAGATCTCGTGGAGCACCAGCGCGGACGCGGCGGCCGGGGTCTGGGTGGTGAGCAGGTAGCCCTCCCAGGCGCGGGGGACGTTCTTGCCCTTGTCCTTGCGGCGGGCGGCCTCGATGCGGATGACGTAGTCCTGGGACTTCTCCCACAGCTTCACCAGGCGCCAGACGGTGAAGGTGCTGAAGGGGGCCAGCAGCCACCAGGCCGGGCGGATGGCCGGGAGCGGGGCGGGACGGAGTCCGGCGGCAATCTGGGCGGCGCGGCGGGCGGCCTTGGCGGTGCGCAGGCGACCCCGCAGCATCATCTCGTGGCCGAGGATCCAGGCGGCCGGGGCGAGGCCGTGGAAGCCGAGGCTGGTGGGGTGGGGCCAGGCGGCGCGCAGCTGCAGGGAGAAGGTGGCCAGGGAGGCGGCGGCGACGATGGTCCGGATGCCCCAGGCGGAGCGGCCTTCCTTGATCTCCTGGACGGCCTTGCGGGAGTAGGCAAGGATCGCCATGTCGGCGATGGCGGAGACGACGGCGGCCTGGTCGGCGGGCATGCCGACCTTGAGCGCCATGGCGTAGAGGGTCTGATAGCCGACGTAGAAACCCCCGATGGCGATGAGGTAGATCATTCCGTCGGTGATGAGCCTGTCCCAGTCGGCCTGGGCGGCGCGAGTTCTCCAGGTGGTCCCGGTGTAGGACACCACGGCTTTGGTCACGGTAGGCTGGTTGGCAGACATGTTCCCTCGTGCTCTGTGTTCCTTTAGGCGGGAAATCCGGGGCGACGGTCGTGTCACTACAGCGCCTCCGATGGGGTCCGGAACAGGGACCTTGCCGGGGGCGCTGTTTCGTTCAGCTGGCCTTGGCCTGGATGGTGTGGCCTTCGATGGCGGGCTTGGTGCGCTCGTGGATGGCCGGGTACAGCTCTTCGCGCTGCTCGGAGGGGTCCTGGATCATCGCGTAGAGCGGCTCGACGAGGTCGCGCATGGCCGCCAGGACTTCCTCGCTCATGTATGCGGGGACCTCTTCGGGCTCCAGGTCCCTGGTGCGGTGGCGCCAGTTCAGTTTGGCCGGGTCGATGCCGCGCTTGCCCTTGAGGAGGCGGTTGAGCTGCATGCGCCACTTGAACCCTCGGCCCTGGGCGCGCATGGTGTGGGTGGCGGTCTGGCCCTCGGCGAGGGTGAGTTCCGTGCCGTCGAGGACGAGTTCTTCGAGGTAGTGGTCCACCTCCAGGATGCGGGCGCGGAGCTTGCCCACCTCGTGGAGGGCGATCATGGCCGGGGTCATGGGGACCTCGGTCATGTCGACGTTGAACGGGTCGGGGTCGCTCGTCCTGCGTCCACCCTGGGGGCGCGTCGTGCTGGCGGCGGGCATGGGACGCCTCCTCCTGTTTGCGGCGGTCAAACGGAACACCCCCACTCTATAGCAACACTCGATGCGTTGCAAGAATGAGGGTGTTCTGCGCAGGTCAGGAGCTACTTCTTGGTCTCCTGGACGAGGTCCTGGATGGCGGCCAGAGCCTTGAGCGGGGTCTGGTTGCCGTCGTGGACCAGGGTGTCGACCTTGTCGCGGAAGTCGCGCAGCGTCCCGACCTCCTTCTGCAGGTCGGCCGCGTCGCCGCTCGTGGCGCTGATGGCGTTGAGCAGCTCGCCGAGCGGCGCGGCCACCGAGACGGGCAGGCCGGAGACGTTGACCAGCGGCTCCTGCTTCTTCACCGGCTCGGCCGCGCGGGGGGCGGGCACCGGGGCGGTGACGGCAGCGGCCTTCTTCGCCGGGGTGGTCTTCTTCGCCGGAGCCTTCTTCGCGGCCTTCTTCGCGGCCGTCTCCCCCCGCTTGCGGATGGCCTCGGAGCTGGCGCCCATGATGCCGTGCTTGTGGCGCTGGTGGACGCCCAGCGCCGGGGGGTGCGTGGTGGAGAAGGGCTTCTTGACCTCCGGGTCCTCCTCGCAGTACTTGCAGACACGCACCGGCTTCTCCGGCTTGGTGGCCGCCGTGGCCTTCTCCTCGGCCTGCGGCTCCGGCTCGCCCTTGCCCTGCTCGCGCTCCCACGCCTGCACCGCCGCGACGAAGCCCTTGTCGACGAGCGTCACGCGCAGCTGCGGCGGCGCCAGCGGCTTCGTCAGGGGCAGGACGATCTGGTCGCCCTTCTTCGCGTTGGGCGGCGTGAGCTTGACGCTGGTGTCGCTGCAGACCACGTCCCAGTTCATCGCGTCGGCGTCGTCCATGGCGCTCTGGTACTGAGTGGGGATGGTCTTGGTGGTGGTGGCGGTGCTCACTTGAGCGTTCTCCTGACTGCTCCGGTCTGGCGGGACTCTAGAGCGTGGTGGGTGTGCTGGGACGGAGGCCGAGGCGCGCGGCGTGGCGAGCCGCTCCGACAAAGGTGACCACCTCGGTCGCCTCCCAGCCGACTTCTGGCAGCTGCGGCATGAACCGCTTGTGCCGGTCGACGTATTGCAGCGTCATATGGGCCGTCCAGCCGTGCTCACTGGGAAGACGGTACCCGTACCGTTCCAGGTAGTCAGCCAGGCTGACGTGCATCTGCACCCCACCGGGTATGTCGGGGTGCGCCCACAGGACGTGCTGGTCTTTGTAGGCGTTGTTGAACGTTCCAACGCCTCCGATGTGGATCGTAACTGCCTTTTGCCTCATTGCCCAGGCCGAAACCAATTGCGGCAGCAGTGTCAGCTGCTCTTTGGTGTAGTCGGCCACATTGCCCAGGTACGCCAGGGTGATGTGCAGGTCATCGACCAATTGGCCGCCGTGCAGGGCGAGTTGCTCTGCCACCTCGTGCGGCGGGACGAACGCAACCATCACGCCACTGCCGTTCTCGACGGCCGCCGCCTGACGCTGCAGCAGACGGTTTTCGGCCTCGGTCAGTTGCAGGGCGGCGGTGTGGGGCTCGTTGCCTCTGTGCCGCTGCGTGATGGTGACCTGGTCAGGGTGGAAGGCGATAGCGCTGAGGTGCCGTTCTCCGGCGTGGAAGCCGTTGTGGGCGCCCTCGAACTCGTTGCCGTAGGTGATGCCGTCGTGCCCCTGGGCCTTGAGGTGGTCACGGAAGCCGTGGGCGATCTCTTGGGTGTTCGGCCGGGGGTCGCCGTGGTCGTCGTACTTGGGGAAGAACTGCCACTCGTCCGGCTCGATGTGCTCGCGGTAGGCCGGTTTGCTCACCGACGGCCCCATGTCGTGGCCGTTGTGGTGAGCCCACAGGACAGCTTCCTTGTCCAGGTCGTGCTCGGACTCGTAGTGCTTGGGGTTCTGCAGGTTGAGCTGGACGTGGTAGACGTGGCCGCCGCCCTGGCGCTGGGCGAACTCCTGGGCGACGCGGTGGTCGCTGGAGAAGTGGGAGCCGAGGTGGCTGTTCCAGTGCTTGGGCTCGGCGCTCTCGTCCTGGACGGTCTTGTCCTTGCTCGGATCGAAGCGGTCGAAGACGGCCCCGGAGCCGTGGTACCACTCCTGCGGCAGGCTGGCCTGCCGGAAGAAGCCGGTCAGGCTGGAGAGGCGCTTGGCGGCGTCGCCGTAGTTGTGCGGGCCAATGTGGCCGACGAACAGCCGGGCCGCGCGCTCGGGAGGAGTGGGGTTGCCGTCGGCGTCCTCGAAGCGGTGGGTGACGCGGTGCAGGAAGTCGGCGCGGGCCGATCGCCAGCCGCCGCTCTCCCATTGTCCGCCGTTGAGGGCGTGGTCGTACTTGTGCTGCTCGCCGCGTGCGAGGCGGTCGATGGTGTTGAGGGCCTTCTCCTGGACCTCGGGGTGGAGGCCGTCGAAGTCTTTCTCGGCGCCCTTGTGGAACTCCACCGGCAGGGAGCCGTTTCCGTTGCTGGCGCCCAGGCGCTGCTCGGCGTCGGCGATGTTGTGTCCGGCGTAGCCGACGTGGAGGGTTTCGCCGTCGTGCCGGTGCACGACCTGGTGGCCGCCGCTGGTGAGGGCTGCGTGCCAGCCCTCCAGCGGGTGCGAGAGCGGGTAGGTGACGGCGCCGCCGGAGCCGCCGTGGTGCAGGGCGTCGATGGTCTCCTGGACGTGGCGGGCGCCTCCGCCGAGGCGGTCGAGGTCGCCCTGCAGCTCGGGGTGGCGCTCTACGCCTGCTGCTGCGCGGACACGGCGGCCCGGTGCCGCAGCTCGTTCACGCTGACCGTGCTGCGCTCCCCGGGAGTGTCGTGCCTCTGCAGGATCTCCGCTTCGACCTCGGGGTCCATCGTCTCGTCCTGCTCGTTCGGATCCATGGCTGCCTCCTTCTGGGGCATCGTAGGCCGCACTCGCGGTCCGGGGTGGGAAGTTGCCGGGGTGGGCGCGCATGTGGGCCACGGCGAGCTTGTTGGCGTCCATCATGTGCACGTACGCGTCGGGGTCGGGGTGGTGGCGCTGCAGCATGCCGATGTAGTCGCCGTAGAAGCCGCCCGCGTTGTGGTCGGGGTCGTCCTCGTGGGGCTGGCGCATGTGGTGCGTCAGCTCGTGGATGAGGGTGGTGTGCTTCAGGGTGTTCTCGCCGAGCGCGATGACCGGGCTGCCGTCGTGGGCTGTGCCGCGCCCGGCGACGTTCGGTGAGTCGTGGACGAGGACCTTGACGGGGGGCAGGCCCTCGGCGTCGGTGATCTTGTTGGCGGTGCGCTGGGCGTGGCCCTGGTGGGCGAGCCGGTTGGTCTCCGGGTCCAGTTGCTTGTTCATGTGGTCTTCGGCGAGGTACTGCCGGTGGGTGTGCCAGTCGCCCTCGGCCCGGTCGACGGCGGCCCGGGTCTTGTCGGACAGGCCTTCCTCGTCGGACCAGGCAGCCTGGCGGAAGTGGGCGACGGCGTTGAACTCGGTCATGCTGCGGTCTCCAGGTCCGTGGCGGCGGTCCCGTCGTGGGCGTGTTTCCAGTCGATGAGCTGCTGCAGCGGCTTGCCGGGGGCCTTGTCGAGGGCCTTCCAGACAGCGTTGGCAGGGTCATAGAGGCCCGATCCCTCGGGGCCGAAAGCGCTGTGGCGGTCAGCGTGGAGGTAATCGTACAGCGCGGCGCCCTCGCGCTCCCGGGTTCCGGCGGGCAGCTCCTGGATGGCGCCGATGAGCTTCTGCAGCGCGTCGAGGACGTCCCAGGTGGACTCGGGGAGCTTCTCGGGCCCGAAGTCGTCGGGGACCTCGACCGGCTTGACGGCCCACTCGTCGCGGGTGATGTCGTAGGCGGCGTAGGGCTTGAGGTCGCGGATGTCGTACGAGCCCGGGTTGACGTAGAAGGTCGACTCCCAGGGGCCGGTGTCCTTGCCGTCCGGGCCGGGGAACATCCGGTGGTCGTCGTTGAGGCCCTCGCGCAGCTCGTTGGTGAGGCGCTCGTCGACCGCGTCGTCCGGCTCGCCGGTGAAGTGGTCGACGTGGTGGTTGAGGGCCTCGTGGTCAATGCCGATGAGGACGTCGAGGTCGCCGTTGCCGTACCAGTGGGAGGCCTCGGAGCCGGTGAGGTAGACGCGGGCCCAGGACTGCCAGGAGTCGCCGTACTTCGGGGTCCAGAAGGCGTTGAGCAGAGACAGCAGGTGCTGGCGGACGATCGGGTGCATCCGGTCGTTCTCGTCGAACAGGCGCGGGTCCAGGCCCTTCTTCCCGGGGCCGAAGAAGTGGCCGTGGGGAAGCCAGTCGTGCTCGTGCTGGTACGGCTGGGTGTTGTCCGGCACGGGGGTGTCGGCTGCCGCCAGGCGGGGGCGGCCGGTGAGGTTGTAGTCGTTCCTGGCGCTGCGCAGGTCACCCTCCGGGATGGCGGGCTTGTCCACTGCGGTGAGGCCGATGTGGCTGGGGTAGATGTCGGCCGGGACGTGGCCGCCTGCCGCGATGGCGGGGTGGTCCTGGGGGACCTTCACGCCGGGGCCGGGCAGGCCGTAGCTGGAGCGGCTCACGCGCAGGGGGACGTGGTCCATACCCAGGGCCTTGGCGGCGCGCAAGCGGTGGTTGCCCTCGCCGAGGTAGGCCTCACCGCTGGCGGGGTGGTAGTGCAGGAGGAGGGGCTCCATCTCGCCGCTGGTGGCGACGTGGGTGCCGACCTCCTTGGTGTGCGCGTCGTCGGTCGGCTGGCTGGCGTAGCGCTCGACCTCGTGGCGCGGGACCATCTCAACGTTCGTGTTGCCCTCGACCCGGGCGCGGACGTGGTGGCCGTGGGGGTTGAGGAGGCGGGACGGGATGTCGTCGCCGTCCTGGACGGCCGCCGTGACGCGTAGGGCCTGACGGCGGATGGGCTCGCCGTGGACCTCAACGGCGTCGCCGCTGCCGGTGCGCCACTCGTGCTTGTCGCCGCCGGGGAAGCCGTGGCCGCCGGGGCGGGGGCGGACGTGGAGGACGGCGAAGTTCCTGGGGTCCTTGTCGGCGAACGCCCGGCGGTCGTTGCTGGTGAACAGCACGGAGGGCTTGCCGTTGCCGGAGAACTGGCGGGCGCGGGAGAAGGCTCCGTACTCGTCGTGGCGCTCTTCGAGGTTGGAGTCGCGCTCCCAGCCGGTGCCGATGTGGCGGCCGTGCTTGTCCTCGCCGAAGTCCTTGTGGAGGGTCGGGTGTGGCGTCCAGCCCTTCTCCTTGGCCTCGTCGTAGGTGGCGAAGCCGGGCTCGATGCGCTTCCCCCGCATCAGCGAGTCTCGGTGGTGCTCGTTGTACATCTCCGAGATGCCGTCCACGAAGGGCTTGTGGAAGGGCTGCTGGGCGCCCTCTCCGCTCTCGGCCGCTCGGTGGAGGTCAGGGAAGCTGGTCTTGCCGTTGAGGTGGGCGTGGTACTCGTGCATCGCATCGAGCATGTTGTGGGCGTTGTCGTGGTGGTCGGTCAGGGACAGCCACTCGGGGGTGCCGCCGAGACCGTGGCCCCTGTCCTGACCGAGTTCTCCGCCGCTGCGCAGGCCGTGGGCGGCGACTCCGGCGGCGTCGGTGGTGGTGTGGTAGAGCTGGTGGGGCAGGGGCTGCCAGCCCTTGCCTTCGGTGTGCTGTCCGGTCCAGCTGTCGCGGGTGTCCTCTCGCGCATCGCCGTCGTAGCCGTGCTCGCGGGCCTGCGGGTAGGAGATGCGGCCCGTGGACAGGCCGTGGCGGACGCGCTGGCGGTGCGCCAGCCAATCCTCGCCGTCGCCGCGCGCGAAGGTCTCCGGGGCGGCGGCCGTCGTGCGGGTGGCCATGGTTCGGCCCCGGGTGACCTTCTTGCCGTCGGTGTAGCCCTTCCACCACGCCTTACCGGCGGGGGTGCGGTCGCCGTGATCTACAGGCGTGCCGGGGTGGCGGCGCTGCATCTCGTCCATGAGGGCGGAGCCGACGCCCTTGCGCTGGTAGTCCTCGTGGGTCTTCAGCTCATGGACGGTGATCTTGTTGGTCTTGCGGCGGGGCACCTGGTAGTCGAGGAAGCCCATCTCCTCGCCGGTCTCGGGGTGCAGGGCCTTGAGCTTGATCCTGGTCGGCCAGATCGAGCTGCCGGTGTCGGTCTCTTCGTGGTCGAAGTCGATGCCGCCGTCGGCGACGCCCGCCTGGCGGAAGAAGCTGGTCGCGCTGATGTCCGTCATCCCTGCACCTCCAGCCCTTCACGTCGGTGAAGAGCTGGTGGACATGGGAATGGGAGAGCCCCCCGGCGGTACCTGTCCGGGGGGCATCTCGTGTCTCGTGAGACGTTTTAAGTAGTGGTCAGTCCCGCCAGACTCCACCACACCCCGGCGCCATCCGGCCGACCTGATCGGTCTGGCGCCGGGTGGCACGTTGAGGCACGCCTGCCAGCTGCAGTTGTTCCCGGGCCGAAAGGACCCCTGGCTGCAACCCATTCACGAGACGACGCCATCGTGCCACGGAGTTTTCCTCGTGGGCAAGGCAGCCATTCCAGGTCAGCGGCGATATCCGGACCTTGTGCGGCCGAGGCCTTGATCCCAGCCCTGGCGTCCTGTACGGGTGCGGGTGAAGCTGCGCAGGGCGTTCAGGCGGGCCTGTGTGTCCTGGTCAGGCATGGCCATGTCGGGGGTGCGGGCGCTGGATCCGTGCAGGCCACCCACCATGGCGCCAGCGGGCCTGGCGCCGTTGAGCATCTCCTTGTAGCCCTCGATCCAGTCACCGATGAGCGCGAACGTTGTGATCATGATCGCATCGGCGATGTCCTTGGTCTGGACGGGACCGATGGTGGGGTGATCGACGCGGTTGATGCCGGGCTTCTTCTGGAGGAACTTCAGCTCCAGCATGCCCTCTTCGTGCTCGGGCGCGTGGACCAGGCCCATGTTGATCGCGGCCTTGAAGGTCTCGGCGTAGCGCCAGTTGATCTGGTTGGTGGCGGTGCGCTCCCAGATGTTGACCTTCTTGGGCAGGCGCGTCTTGGCGGTCCGCTTGACGAGTGACTGGATGGATCCGACCGACTGGTACTGGTCGAAGGTGAAGTCGTCGGGGCTGAAGGGGACGATCATGTCGTGCCAGATCCAGTCCTCGACTTCCTCGTAGTCGATGGTGTGGTTCGGGAAGTCGGCCGGATCGAAGTAGTGGATCTTGTCGAAGACGACGTGGGGGCGGCCCTCGGCGTCGATCTCTGTGTGGGCGAGGGCGACGCCGAAGCGGCAGTTGACGGAGCTGGGGTCGGCGTGGCCCTTGTAGGTGTAGGCGAGGATGCCCTGGGTGGTGGGCAGGATGAGCGGGCTGCCGTATTCGACGGGGCGCTCGTGCCAGGGGCCGAAGACGGATTCGACCTTGTCCGGATTGAGGTAGGCGTCCAGGACGGTGGCCCACTGGGCGCGGCGCTCGACGGCGAAGGTGTCGGGGTCGGCCTTCTCCAGCTTGCGCATCTCTTCGTCGAAGTTCTGGATGGCGCCCTTGAGGGGCTTGAAGCCGGGCGGGTCGCAGTCGGCGTACTCGCCGTTGTCGCCGGTGAAGCCCTCGGGGAAGAGGGGCAGTTCGTGGGCGATCTGCCAGTCGAGGTAGACGTCCCAGCTGGGGAGCTGGATCATCATGACGTTCGCGTAGGTGGGGGTGCCGTCGTCCTCGTAGCTGGTGGCGCGCAGCCAGTTGTCGTAGAACTTGCCGCTCATCTCCCACGGCGAGCTGGGCTCGACGATGAAGCCGTCTCTGCCGAACTGGTCGAGGGAGGGGGTGGAGGCGTCGTAGACCTCTCCGGCGGAGCGGTTGGCGCCGCTGTTGACGACGTGGGCCATCTCGTCGAAGCCGAGGATCATGGAGGCCGGGCCACGGCCCGCCATGACGGTGGATTCCTTGGGCAGGATGTGGAAGGTGGCCATGTCCATGGCGGTCTTGATGCCGCGCTTGCGCATGTCTTCCATGCGGACGAAGTCGTTCGGCGCGTAGACGGAGAGCTTCTCGCCGAGGCTGTCGGCGATGTAGGGGGCGAAACACGGGCCGCCGGTGACGACGTTGACGAGGTCGCGCCACAGGTTCTGTTTGGCCTGGTCGCGCTTACCGGCGAAGATCAGCACGGCGAGCTTCTTGTCGCGGTCGACGCCGTAGAACTCCTGGGGGTCGCCCTTGGCCATGTAGCACCACAGGACGTAGGCCATGGCCAGGGCGCTGATGTGGCCCTTGCCTGCGCGGCGGCCCATGACCAGGAGGATCTCTTTGAACCAGCTGTAGCCGAGAGCCTTGCAGGCGCGCATGCGGCCCAGGAGGTCCGGGGAGCCGGACAGGGGCATCTTGGGGGCGTCCTCGTTGCCCTCCAGCAGGGCCTGGGCGGCGATGGCGTCGAGGGCCTCGGTCATGATGCCGTCGACCTCGGCTTCGAGGGCGGCTTCGGGGCTGGTCTCGGCGAGTTCAGCGGCGCGCGCGGCCCGCTGTTCGTTGGAGGACTTGGCGGTGCGGTAGGACTCGTCCCACTCGGCGACGACCCGGTAGTCGTAGTCGGTGAAGAGGTCCTCGCGCAGGAAGAACACCTTCATGAGGGTGGCCTGGCGCGGGTAGAGGTTTGGCCGGTTCAGATACCTCGGCGAGACCACGAACGTAATCGGATCGGGCACCTCCAATCCCAGGAACAGCTGGTGAATCTCCGTGGGATCAAAGTTCGCCAGGGGCGAGGTGTCCTCGTTGTTCTTGCTGATCATGGCGGCGCCCTCCTCACCCCTTCTGGGGCGGGAGGGCGCCGGTGGGACAGCGACCGCTACTTCGCCGGGCTGGTGACCGACGGCTGGCCGTTGACGCCAGAGACCAGCGGCACGCCGTTGGCGCCGGAGGGGATGTACACCACCGAGGAGTTCTTGCCGCTCTTGGCGATCTCCTTCAGGGCCTCGGTCATCTCGAACTGCACGTACAGCGGTGTCAGGGTCTTGGCGATCTCGTCCTGGGACTCGCGGATGCCCTTGGCGTTCTCGAACCGGATCTGGGCCTGCTGCTTGGCGACCTGGACGCGCTGCTGTTGGTTCTTGATCTGGATGCCGGTGACGGAGACGTCGTTGTTGGCCTTGATCCGGGCGACCGTGGCCGCGTTCTTCGCGTCGGTGACGGCCTGGTAGCGGCCGAACGCCTTGAAGCCTGCGATGGCGCCCATGAACACGCCGACGACGAGGGCGAGGGCGACGATGGCGCCGACGACGAGGGCGACGGGGCCCAGGTTGATTTCGCGGTTGCGGGACATGGCGGTGTTCTCCTTCAACGGTTCAATGGAAAAATGGATTTACGGTTTCCGGTGGTGGTTCGGGCAGACCTTGAGGTGGTCCAGAAGCCGGGCCAGGTACTCGGATGGGTAGGCGGAGTTGCGCTTGCCGCCGCAGCAGGGCGTCTCGGCGACGGTGTGGATGCCGACGAAGCCGCTGCTGCCGGAGGCGAGGACCTCCAGGGACATGCGGACGCGGTCGGTGCGCTCACCGCAGTTCCCGCATGCCTGGGGGATGATCGCCACGGTGACGCTGTCGTCGTCCCAGTCGTGCAGGCGGCTGTCCCTCATCGGCGCACCTCGCGCACCTGCTCATACCAGCGCCACAGCTGGGCGGTGCTGTACTCCACGTGCCAGTCCGGCATGTCGTCGTGGAGATAGGGCAGTCTGAGCCGCCTGACCAGGAAGGCGCGGAGGTAGCTCATCAGTGGGGGTGTCCTCCGCGCGCGGGCTCCTCGGAGGCGATGACGCCCTGGGTGCCGAGGTCGAGGATGTCGCGGGTGACCTCGTGGACCTTGTGGTCGTGGTCGAACGCCTTCTTCTGGACGCGGCCGACGATCTCGATCTCGGGGCTGGCGGCGCCCTCGATGATGCGGCCGGTGCCGTCGGCGAGGGCCTTCCAGCGGATGTCGATGGCGAGGCCGAGCTGGTCGTGGCAGCGGTCCTTGGCCTCGCGCTCGAACTCCGTGACGTTGAAGGAGCGGACGCCGTAGCGGTCCTGCATGTCCTTGAAGATCGCCTCCAGCGCAAGGATCTCGCTGTCGAGGATGTCGCCCTGGGCCAGCTCGCTGCGCTGGTGGACGCCGCCGTACTCCTTGTCGAAGCGGTCGGCGGCGGGCCCGAACGGGCTGGAGGACTGGACGCCCGGCGGCAGGATCAGGCCGGACGGGTTGCTGGCGGTCATGGTGCTCCTCTGGCGGAAGGAGAGGGGGTGGTTACTTCTTGGGGGTGCTGGGCTGCAGGCGGACAGTGCCTGGCGGAAGTTCGTCATCCACGAAGACGGGGAAGCCCATCAGGCTGCCTATGCCGGTCAGGCCGGTCTGTTCCTCGGTGACGCCGAACTGGCGCCGGATCTCCTCCACGGCGTCCGGCGAGCAGACGAGTTCCTCGGAAGGCTCGATGATGGTGACCTTGAGTGCGGGCCGCGAGCTGGTGAGGGCCTCTCGGGTGGCACAGGGGGCCGCCGACTTGCAGGTGAGGCACAGTCCGCTGAGGCCGGAGACGTGCAGCGTCAGTGCATGCCTGATCCGTGCCTGTACGGCCTTCTGCTCCATCTCGACCTGCATGAGGTAGGTGGAGAGGTCGAGGGCCTCTTCGAGGGCATCGCGTACGGCGTTGCGGCCGTTGAAGGTCTGCAGCGGGCGGCCGTAGCGCTGGATGCCCAGCGCGCGGCGCTCCTTGATGCGCTCGATCAGGGCGTCCTGGACGTTCTCCTGGCCCTCGGTGGGCAGCGGCTGGTCGCCGTCTCGCTGGCGCAGGTTCTCGGTCATCGGGCGTCCAGCCAGAAGATGAAGGCGACGAAGGCGAGCCACGCGACGGTGACGATCGCCCTTCTGGCGTTGTCGTTCATGTTCACGGTTGTCTCCTGGTGGCGGTCAGGCGGCGGCGACGAGGGCGTGGCAGGAGATGCAGCGTTCGGCTTCGTCGACCACGACGGCTCCGGCGATGGCCTGGAGGGTGGTGCGCAGCTTCCGCTTGTCGGGGTCCTGCAGGATCTTGGGGGCGTTGGCCGTGTTGGCGATGGCCAGCACCATGTCGAGCAGGGTCGGCTGGTCGTTGCGGGAGAGCGCGACGGTGATGTCGGCGAGCGGCCGGACGGGCATCTTGTGCTCGGCAGCGATGCGGTGCAGGCGGATGATGCGGTCCCCGGCGATGGAGCTGTTGACCAGGCCCAGCAGGTGCTCGGCGTCCTTGTACAGGCGGGCGTCGGCGCGCAGGGCCTCGGCGGCGAGACGTTCGCCGATCTTGTCGATGGAGACGCCGCGTGCGTCGATCTTCAGGGAGGGGTCGGGGATCTCGATCACCGTGGTGGTGTCCTCGTGGAAGAGGATGGGGGTCACGGTGGGGGCGAGGTTCTGCTTACGGTTCTGGCCGAAGCGCAGTCCTCCCCAGACGCCGTCCTCGGCGTGGCGGCCCAGGACGTCCAGGCGCAGCTCGTCGGCGGTGACCCAGGCGTCCAGCACGGTGGAGGAGGCCGGGTAGAGCCGGTGGGCGATGCGGACGAACTCCTCGGCCTCCAGGCGGGGCTTGGTCGGCTTGCGGACGTCGGTGAGGCCTCGGTCGTTGTAGGTGATCGTCACCTCGCCCAGGGCGTGGGTCATCCGCATGTTCATCACGTAGTGCCGCTCTTCGGCGGTGATGCGCCGGAAGTACGCGGTGGGGACCTGGTAGAAGGCGCACAGCAGCTCGATGGCCTTCTCGTCCAGGGTGATCTCGTGGTCGCCGAGGAGGATGGTCGGCTCGACGCCGGGGGCCTGGGGGAAGTCGACGGAGGGGACGCAGGCGTCGGAGGTCCACTCGCGGTCGCGGTTCTTCCAGGCGCGGTCGAGGTCGGCGAGTGTGGTGGTTGAGGGCTCGCGGAGGTGCATGACGGGCTGTTCTCCTCTGGCGGAAGGAGTGGTGGTGGTTTCCGGGTGGCGGACCGGAGTTTTTTACATTTGTTGCTGATTGCTTTGTGACAGCGCGGTGAGTACTGGGCTTTGGCTGAGGGCTCTTGCGAAAGCCTGTCGGTTCTCTGGCGGGATGAACTCGACGGCTATCTTCATGTACTCCATGAGGATTCCGCGCCACTTCTTGTCGTCCAGCCCGCCCTCGACAGAAGCGTCGATCTTCTGCTTGAGGTCGATGGCCTTCATGAGGTCGGAGGCGCCGAGCTTGATGTTGCCTTCCTGGAGGGCCTGGAAGCCCTTCAGAACGACCATATCCAGGGCGGTGAGATGGTCTGCGACACGGCCGCCAAATTTTTCTATCTCCTCGCCGAGCGCTTCGGTCCGGCGCTCCAGGATGGCGGCCTCGGCGCGGGCGCCGAGCGGGAGGTGGCGGTCGGTGTGGCTGCGCAGGGCCTTCTCGGTGGGGTGGCCGAGGGGGCCTTCCTCCATGTCCTTGAGCCAGGCGAGGATGGTGGGCCGGGTGTAGCCCTCCAGGATCCATGCCTCGATCTGGGCGCGGTGGGGGGACTGGCAGACGCGGCAGCGGGAGCCGGTCTTGGCGGGCACGGTCCGGTTGCCGACGCGCACCATGACCATGCTGACCGGGCCGGAGGCGTCAGGGTCGAGGACCTCGGGCAGGTTGTCGCTCACTCTTCGGCCTTCAGCGGGACTCGGTGCTGCGGCCGGGCGACGCCCTCTGCTGCGTTGAGGTGGGGGTGCTGGCGGTTGATGGCCCGGTGGAAGCTGCCCTTGCGGACGGCTCCGTCGGGGGTGCCGCCGGGCACGAAGACCTCGCGCTTGAGCCGGTTCTGCAGCATGTAGGGCGTGAGGATCTTGGCCTTTTCCTCGGGATCGGGGTTGTCGAGGAAGGACTGGCGCAAGATCGCGTCGGCCTGGGCTTCGAGGTCGGCGTCGATGCCGTTGCGGATGCGGTCGCTCATGCTGCCGCGACCTCCAGCCCCTCGTCGGCGCTGCCGTTGCCGGGGATGACGCCTGCCTTGATCAGCTCGTTGAGGCGGACGAGGCCCTGGGTGGCGTAGGAGGCGACGGGGTTGTCCTCGGAGACGCCCATGAGGCGGGCGACTTCCCGCTCGGGCCGGTTCTCGATGAGGAACAGCTGAATTGCTTCGCGCTGGCGGGGGGAAAGCAGGTGCTTTCCGTTTTCGCCGCGTCTTTCGACGGCGTTCTTGTAGAGGTGGACGATGTCGTGGATGCAGTACTCGGTACCGTCCGGGCCAGTTATCGTGTCCATACCCTCCGTTTCATAGAGGGTGTTCCACGCCTGGAGATGCCGGAACAGTTCCCGGAGCACGCGCACGTCAATGGTCATGCAGGCGGGTTCCTTTACTGACGCGTGGCGGTCGCGCCTTCCCGGATGTGCATGTGGCGGCAGCACATCTGGAATTCTGTGTCAGCATAAGCAGGCCCCCGCCCGCAACTCCAACTTTTCGTCGATCGAAGTTGGACCACAGACAGGACTCAGGCCGTCAGGGAGTCCTTGAGCCGCTGCCCGATCAGCTCCATACTTCTGACGAGGGCCTCGGCTGAGCGGTTGACGGCCGAGCGGAAGATCGCGTGGTAGCGGTCCTCGGCGGCGTACACCCGACCGCGCTGCGTGCGCTCCTCGACGGTGACCCGGCCGGTCGGCGAGATGAAGCCGACACCCATGGCCTCCTCCCAGCGCCCCTTGGCCAGCATGGACTCACCCCACAGGTTGGCCGCTTGCTGGTGCCACTCCAGCAGGCCGGTGGTGATGCGCAGCAGGAAGTCGTCCTTCTCCCGGTCGGTGAGGCGGGAGTAGTCCTCGATGTAGGCGCCGGAGGGGAGCTTCTTCCAGAGCGGCCAGCCGAAGATGTCGGTCTGGATCTCGCCGGAGGCCTCGTCCACGACCGGTTCTCGTACGGTCATCCACAGCTCGTTCATGATCAGGTAGACGCCAGGGAAGGCCCGGTGGATGATGCCCTGGGCCTGCTGCATAACGCCTGCGACCTCGGCAGCCTCCCCAGGTCGCCACTCGGTGCGCATCCGGGAGAACCCGGCCGTGGCCGTCTCACGGGTGCGGTCGGGGTCGATGTCGACACTGAGCGGCTGGTCGGCCTCGCGGGCGAGTTCGCCGACGACCCGGGTGGCCTGCCTGGCCGCTTGATCGTTGTCGATCATGTCGGTGAGGTCGCTCATTCGGCTCCTCCCACGTGCTGACGGCGGCAGTGCTTCCGGTAGCGCTTCGCGGTCCAGAAGGGCTTCCAGCAGAAGGGGCAGCGCTTCTTCAGCAGCCCGCTGTAGAAGGGCAGCGGAACGGCCGGGCGCCAGACTCCCTCGCCTGTCATCTCGGAGTTCACGCGGCGGCCTCCAGCTCTACGACGGCCTCCTGGGCCTGGCGCTGCTTCTCGTCGAGGAGCCATGCGAGGGCGAGCATGCAGGCGTCGCGGACGTGCTCGTTCCAGGGCATGAGCTTGCCGCTGGCCTCGGGCGGGGTGATGTACGCCTCGACAGCTTCCTTGACGTGGGCCTTGGTGACGGGGTTCTGACTGGACCCGGCCCGGCCGACGACGAGCTTCTTCGCGTGCCGGTTGTCGACCATGACGGCCTTGCCGCCGGTGGCGCGGTGGACCTCGCGTCCGGCCAGGATGATGGACTCGGTCCGCTTGCCGTGGACCGGGGGGCGCTCGTAGACGACGTTCTCCACCATGGAGGCGTAGCCCTTGCGGTGGTAGGCGACGCCCTCGTAGATGTCCTCGGCGCGGGCGTAGTTGCCCTCCCAGCTCACCTGGTCGGTGGCCCCGGCGGAGGGGCGGATCATGCCGGTGGCCAGGAGGGTGATGCCGGTGCCGTACGAGCGCAGGATGACCACGCCGGTGTTGTTCAGGGACTGGTCGAAGGCCTGCACCGTGGTGACGGCGAAGTCCTCGAAGGACGGCGGTCGGAAGGCGTTGCGGCGGGCAATGCGCTCGACGGCGGGTATGGCGAGCTGGTTCTTCACAGGGGTCTCCGATGGCGGTCAGAGGTGGGAGGCTCAGGCGGCGAGCCCGGTCTTGACGGTGCAACGGGTGGCGGGGCACTTGCGGGCCTTGGCGCCACCGGGGCAGCAGGCGATGGGAGGCGGGGTCCCGGCGTCTACGTGGGCGCGGACGGCGCGGTACTTCGCTTCCAGGCGGGCGATGTACAGGTCGTCGCGGGGGATGGTGAACTCGCGCATCACCCAGCCCTCGCTCATGGCGAGGAAGAGGATGAGCGCCTTCTGCTTGCCGGTGCAGGCCATGTACTCCTGGGCCTGGCCGAAGTACTTGGGCCACTTGATCTTGAAGGCGTCGAGGTCGTTGTTGTCGATGCCACGGATGACGGGTGGGGCGCAGGTCTTCAGGTCGAAGATGCCGTCGCCGGGCTCGCACCAGCCGGGGATGTTGAGGAGGCCGTCCATGTGGCCGCGTCGGCCGAGGAGGTCGTCTCGCACGCCCCACTCGTCGCACTTGCCCCGGCCCTTGCCGTGGGGCTTGCCGCAGCACACGCAGGTGCCCCTCGGGGCGACGAGCAGGCCGAGCTTGGTCATGACGGTCTGCATGACGTCGTGCATGACGGTGCCCATGAGGACCGACATCCGGGGTCCGTACTCGAACTCCGGCTCGTCCCACTTGTCCGGCTGGGCGAGGTAGTAGTACAGCTGCCGCTCGTCCATGGTCGGGTGGGTCGAGGGGTGGAACCAGCCGTCCGGCTCGCGCTTGGCGGCGTACGAGCCCAGGCGCACCACGAAGTCCGTGGGGAAGGCGCACTGCTGGACGGCGTTCTCGACGAGCGGGATGAGCACCAGGTCGCTGCCGATGGAGCCGACCCGGCGGAAGGAGGGGGTGAAGGTCACGTCGTCGGTCTCACCTTCGTCTGCTCCGGGTACAGCTCCACTACCTTGAGCGCCTTGCTCAGCATGGATGCGGCCCGCAGGATCGTGAGTTCGTCGGTGCCCTTCGGCAGTCGCTCGCGGGCCAGCTCCAGGGCCAGCTCTTCACGCGTCTTGGGCTTGGCCTCGGCCTTATCGCTGCGGATCCAGGAGATCCAGTTCCAGGTGTAGACGCCGAACTTGACGGCCGCGACGGCGAGGAAGCCCCACTGGAGAGTGGAGACGGAGTACACCATCCAGACGGCCTGAGTGAACATCGCCCACAGCCAGCCCTTCGCGTCCTTCTTGCCGACGGCGCGCAGGGCGACCAGGCCGACGACGTCGATGCCGGAGAGGATGTAGTTCCAGTAGTCGTTCAGGTCACCGTGCATGATGAGGTCTCACTTCACTGATCAGCGTTGATGAGTTGCTGCGCGAGGCCCACGAGGACCGGGATGCAGCGCGGGTGGCGTTCGACGAGGGCCTGCAGGATGGGCTTGGCCTTGTGCCAGTTCTCGGCGGCCTCGCGCATCTCGGCGAAGTCCAGGAGGTCGCAGACGGCCAGGTCGGCGTGGACTTCCAGGGAGGCGTTGTTGTAGAAGCGGAGTGCGAGCATGGGGAGTTCGCCGCTGGCTTGCTCTCCGGCCTTCTCCCACATGGCGCGGGTGATGCTGATGGACTTGGCCAGGGTGGACTTGCCGTCGACTGCGAAGGCGAAGGTGCATGCCGTGCGGTCGTGCTTGGCGTCCATCTGGTCACGCCACTGGTTGCCGCTCCCCCGGGTCTGGCGCATACCCAGCACCTCGGCCAGCCGCTGCTCGTGCGCGTCACCCATGCGCTTGTTGAGGCCCTTGTCGAGGGTCACGGCTTGACCCCCGCAAACCGGCGGCGCAGACGCCAGGACGAGAAGCCGTTGACCGGCTTCCAGCGGAATCCCTCACCGGTGCGGTAGACGCGCTTCCAGAAGACTCCGCATCCGGCGCAGCGGGTGACGACGGTCATGCAAGCTCCCGGCGGGGGGAGGCGGTCGCAGACATGCCAGGTCACTTGGCGTCGCCCTTCTTGACGCAGACGAGCTTGGCGGGCTGGGGCCAGTGCCAGATCTCGGTGCCGTCCTCGATGACCTGGTCGTGGCAGGCGCAGCGCTCCGGCGCTCCTTCGCCCTGCAGGTAGACCATCTTGGTCGGCGGGAAGTCGGGATCGACGGGCAGGGTCGGCGGGAAGTCCGGGTCGACGGGCAGGGTCTTGGTCGGGCCGTACCGGCGGACGAGGTGGCTGGCGGTGACGCCCAGGAAGGCGCCCAGGACCACGGCGGTCAGGGCGGCCATGACGCCGAGCTTGTAGTGGATGTCCTGGCCGATCTGGTTGAGGTCGACCTGCTGTCCGACCACGTACCAGGCGTAGGCGATGACGAGGGCGCACAAGCTCATGACGATGTAGAAGAACCAGGGCTCTCCAGCGATGGCCCATGCGCGCTTCAGGCGGTTCATGCGGCGTCCTCCAGGATCTCGCCGGTGGTGGTGTCGACGCCGTCGGGGACGTCGTCGTAGGTGACCTCGTGGTCGGCCTTGACGTCGCCGGAGATGGAGGCCAGGGCCCTCTCTCGGATCACCTCGACCAGTTCGGGGCGCTCGGCGATGGCGGCCTCGACGCCGGGACGTCCGCCCTTGACGGTGCTGCCGTCGGGGAACTCGTACGACACGGTGGACAGGCGCTTGATGGCGCCGGTGGCGATGCCGAGGGTGATGGCCTCGTCGGCGCGGTCGATGCCGACGGGTCCGTACTTGTCGGTGGCGACGTTGCGGAACCAGAAGTCGGCGACCCTGCCCTGCGCGGCGAGCTTGTTGCGCTCGACCCTGGCGCGGATCTGGCGGGCGACTTCCAGCTCGGCCGGGGCCTTGGAGACGGCGTCGGTGATGGACACCTTCTTCGTCGGCTCACCGGTGCGGCTCATCTTGATCTTCGTGGTGGTGTTGTACTTCAGGGCGCTCGGTCCGGCGGACTTCTGGCCGCCGCGCGGGTTGCCGATGTCGGCCCGGTACTGGTTCACGAAGATCACGGCCGCGTTGTTCGCGCGGCACAGGCCCGCGACGCGCTTGACCATGCGGGAGATGACCTGGGAGTTCTTGCCCATGGCGGAGTCCTCGGCGCGCTTTTCGAAGGCGGCCTTGGACTCCATGCCGCCGACGGAGTCGACGACGACGAGGGAGATTTCTCCATCTCGGAGGAACATGCTGATCTGGTCGGAAACGTCCTCGGAGTGGTCCGGGTAGATGTGGACGAACCGGTCTTCATCGAGATCGAGGCCGAGCTTCTCGGCCCACTCGAAGTCGAAGGACTGCTCCATGTCGATGATCGCGACACCCCGGTCGGGGAACATCCGCTGGGCGTCGACCATGGCGAGGATGCACTGCGTCGTCTTGCCCATGCCCTCGGGACCGACGATCTCGTGGGTGCGCTTCAGGGCGAAGCCGCCACCGAGGGCGTAGTCGAGGGTGAGGCTGCCGCTGGATATGAAGGTGGGTCGGACCATCGCGTCGCGCCGGGTGACGCGGTCGCCGTAGACCTTGGTCAGGTCCGCGCGCAGCTTGGCGAGACGGCTCTTGGGAGGCATGGTGCGGGGTCTCCTTGCAGGGAGTAGCTGATGGCGGTCAGCTGTGGCCAATGGCGGTTGGCTCGATTTCGCAGCTTACGCCGCAGGACTGACAGAGGCCCGATTCTGGCCTTCGAGGATTTGGGCGGCCTGGCCCATCTCCCACTCCAGGGCCATCTCCAGCAGCGCCAGGCGCTTGAGGACGTACCTCTCGGACTGGTAGTCGCCAGGAGGCGCGGTGCGCGGATCGCCGTACACGCGGCCCTCTTCGATGCGCAGGATGCTCTTGCTGGTGGACTGGACGCCGTAGCCCAGAGCCCCCCGGCTCATGTTGAAGGACATGCGGGAGGCCTGGATGGCCTTGCCGAGACGGCGCCAGGCGGCCTGCGGGTAGGTGGAGCGGTCGAGGTTGGTGAGCGTCTCGCCGTCGACCGGCAAGGTGCTGGCGACGGTGGTCGGGAACATGGCGGCCGTCATGGCCTTCTCGACGTGGGTCCGGGCGGTGCCGTCGTCCCAGCCGAGGGCTTCGTCGAGGCGGGAGAGGCTCATGCGGCCGAGGCCGTCGGCGACATCGGGCGGGATAAAGCCGCTCTCCAGGGCCGCGTACTGACGGACGGTGAGGCCGGTGTGCTGAGCGACGGCAGCCTGGGAGATCTGCAGGCCGTTGCGGGTCGCCTTGGCGGCTGCGCCGAGGGGGGACCAGTAGGGGTGGTTGATGGAGGAGATGATCGACATGGCGGTACTCCTGGGGTCAGTCGCCGCTGGGGGCGTGGGGCAGGCTGGCGGCGTCCGCCACGGTGGTGAGGACTTCCTCGATCGCCTCGGGGTCTCTGTCGACGAAGACCCGCTCGATGAGGCGACGCTCGCGGTTCGGGTCGTCCGGGATGGGGTCGAAGACCTGGCTCATCCAGATGCCGCAGCGGGTACAGAATCCGGCGCCATTGGTGTACTGGCGACGCTCGAAAGGCCCGTGGGGCTCGCCGGTGCCGTCGCAGGCGGTGAAGACCTGGTACTGCTTCCAGCACTTCTCCTCGGCCTCGGCGAGGGTCTTGCCCTCGCCGCGCAGGAAGGTGCCGCCGGGGAAGGCCTCGAAGAAGGCTGTCTGGTAGGGGCCGTCCGCCGCGCCGAACACGACGCCGTGTTCGCCGCCCTGGATGTAGACGCTCTCGGGCCAGTCGTGTTGGGCCTCGGTGGTGGTGTTCTCGATCGTGCGGGTCATGGCGGGCCTCACAGGGGCTGGTAGGCGACGAGGGACAAGCCCCGGTCGTTCTTGCGGAGTTCGGCCAGGCAGAGGGCGCCCTTGACGAAGCGGCGCTGCTCGACGGCCCAGGCGTCACGGAACACTGCGACGCGAAGGGTGGACAGTTCGGTCTCAAGGGTCAAAAAGCCCATGTCGCCCGTCTTGTGGGGGCGGGCTCCGGCGACGATCGCGGCGACGTAGTACGTGCCGTTGGGTCCGGCGGCCAGCTGCTCAGCCTGAGCCCGGCAGACGGCGCGGTCGCCCGGGTCGAGATCGTCGAACGGCGTGCTGGAGAGGTAGGTGCCGAGCATCTCGTGCTCGATGGTGCGGATGTCCACCGGGCTGTAGGGCTCGACCGACTCGATCTGCAGCGGCTGCCGGGGTACGTACTGGCGGCACGCCTTCGTGCAGCGCTTCGCCGGGGCCTTCCGCTTGAGGATCTTGCCGGTGCGCTGGTTGACCCGGGCGGGCTCCGCGTGCCAGTCGAACCCGCAGACCTCCGGGGCGTCCGGGTGCAGCAGCTCCAGGCTGGTCCGCAGGCCGTCGTCCTTGTAGAAGCAGCGGGCGTCCTCGCCGGTCTTGACGGCGAGCAGCTTGGCCTCCAGGCCGCGCCGGTTGGGGACGAGGGTGTCGAAGGCGCCGATGCGTGCGAGGAGGGCGACGACTCCAGCGTTGGCCTTGGGGCTCCGGCGCTCCTCGAAGTCGTCCCAGGAGGCGTACGGCTGGGTCTCGACGAGGGCCTTGACGGCGACGTCGCCGACGCCCTTGACGGAGCCGAGGCCGTAGCGGACGGCGTACAGCTCGGGGTCGGCGGTGAAGCCGGGACCGGAGGTGTTGATGTCCGGCGGGAGGACCTCGACGTCCAGGCGCCGGGCCTCCTTCACGAACTCCGGGACGCGGTCCTTGTCGACGGTGGACATGGCGGCGACGAGGAACTCGCGGGGGTAGTTGACCTTGAGGAACGCGGTCCAGAACGCGAGGAACGCGTACGCGTAGGCGTGGGACTTGTTGAAGCCGTATTTGCTGAACTCGGCCATCTGGGACCACAGGCGCTCGGCCTGCTCGCGGGGCATGTCGACGCGGGAGAGGAACTCCTGCCCGGCGTCGGCGATGGCGCTGACCTTCTTCTTGCCGAGGATGCGGCGGACGCCGTCGGCCTCGGATTCGTCGTACCCGGCGAGGAGCTGGGTGACGGCCATGACCTGCTCCTGGTAGATCATCGCGCCGTAGGTGGGCGCCAGGACCTGCTCCAGGCGGGGGTCGGGGTAGGAGACGGCCTGCTCGCCCGCGCGGCGGCGCAAGTAGAGGTCGGTCAGGCCGGAGTTCATCGGGCCGGGCCGGACGATGGTGACCATGTCGGCAAGTTCGGCGACGTTCTTGGGCCGCATGCGCTCGCACAGGCGGGTGCCGGAGTGGGTCTCGATCTGGAAGACGCCGAGGGTGTGGGCGGCCTGCAGCTCGTCCCAGACCAGGGGATCCTCGAACTCGACCTCCCACGCCTCCAGGTCGATCTCGTACCGGCGCTGCTCGCGGACCAGGTCGAGGGTCTCCTGGATGGTGTCCAAGGTCCTCAAGGTCAAGATGTCGAACTTGACCAGGCCGATCGCCTCGACGTCGTTCATGGCCCACTGCGTCACCATCTGCTCTTCGCCGTCGATGGTGCGCATCGGCAGCCAGTCGGTGAGCGGGGCGCCGGTGGAGATAACCACACCGGCCGCGTGGCGGCCGTAGGACTTCAGGCGGCCGACCAGGCGCTCTGCCATGGCGAACAGCTCGGGGTAGCGGTCGGCGAACGGCTGGAGCTGCTCGCCGTGCTGGATCCAGAGGTCCTCCCAGGACATGCCGAGTCCGGCGGTGCCCGCTTCGGCCTCGTCGATCAGGGCGGAGACCTGGCGCAGGTCGGCGGCGGCGTTCTCCGGCAGGGAGGAGGCCAGCGCGCGGACCAGCTCGTTGATGACGGCCTTGTTCTTCAGGCGCAGTTCGGAGCCGATGGAGACGACGTTGCGCTCGCCCCAGCGCTCGCGGAGGTAGCCGAGGATCTCGGCCTTCTTCGAGGCGGGGAAGTCGACGTCGAAGTCCGGCAACCCGGCACGGCCCATGGTCAGGAAGCGCTCGAAGAGGAGGTCATGCTTGACCGGGTCGAGGCTGGTGATGCGGGCGAGGTAGGCGACGAGGGAGCCACCGCCGGAGCCGCGCCCGGGGCCGACGAGGATGCCGTGGTCCTTGGCCCAGCCGACGTAATCCGCGACCATCAGGTAGTAGCCGCAGAAGCCCTTCGTGACGAGCAGATCCATCTCGCGGCGGAAGCGGTCGAGATACTCCTGTTGCAGCGAGGTCGGCACCTTGAACCCGGTCTGGTTCATGGGCAGGCGATCCCAATTGTTCTGGCAGAGTTCGCGCAGGCGCCGCTCGTCCTCGGCCGGATCGCCGGTGAAGGACGGCATCGCGGTCTCACCCTCGATGCGGGCGTTGCAACGCTCGGCCAGCGCCGTGGTGTTGGCGATGGCCTCCTCGACGACGTCCTCGCCGAGGTAGGCGAGTCCGGCGCGAACCTCGGCCTCTCCCATGACGTAGAGGTTCAGGTCCTCGGCGAACAGGTCGCCTTCGTCCTGGACGTCCTTGTTGGTCTGGCAGGCGATCCAGACGTCGTGGGAGTGCGCGTCGCCCTTCGTCGGGAAGTGGGAGTCGACGGTGGCCAGCAGTGGCAGGCGGAACTGGCGGGCGAACTCCACGAGGATCTGGTTGAGGCGGACCTGGTCGGGCATGTCGTTGGGCTGCAGCTCGACGTACAGGCGGCCCGGGAAGAGGTCCATGAGGCGGGTGAGGCGGGCAGCGGCCAGCTCGACGTCGCCGTTCTTGAGCGCGACGGCCACGGGGCCGCGCAGGCAGCCGGTGGAGGCGATGACGCCCTCGTTGAAGCGGGAGAGGGTGTCCCAGTCCATGCGGGGGCGGCCGTAGAAGCCGTCGCGGTAGGACTCGGTGGAGGCGGCCCAGATGTTGCGCAGGCCGGTGTTGTCCATGGCGAACAGGCACAGGTGCCAGTAGTTGTTCAGGATCTGGCGCCGGAAGGGGACGGGGTTGCCCTTGTCGTCGAAGACCTTCCGCATGGGACTGTCCTCGGGGACGTCTTCGTCCTCGACCCGGCGGAGGTGCCGGTCGTCGCACAGGTTGGCCTCGATGCCGAAGATCGGCTTGACCCCGGCCTTGTCGGCTGCGCGCTGCAGCTCGGGGTGCCCGGCACAGGTGCCGTGGTCGGTGATGGCGACGGCGTCCTGGCCGTGGGAGGTGACCTCGCGGACGATCTCGTCCATGCGGGACAGGCCGTCGAGGGGGCTGTACTCGCTGTGGGTGTGCAGGTGCACGAACCCGGAGCCCGCCCTGGGCGGGTCCTGCTTGGCTTCGAGCTGGTCGAGGACCTCGTGGTAGGTGGGGATGCCCTCGTTGTCGCCGAAGATGGCGTTACGGCTGTAGGCGAGGCACAGCCTGCCGCCGTCGATGTCCTGCTCTTCGATCATGTGCGCCGGGACGGCAGTGACGCCGTCCTGCAACGCCTCCATGACTCCGGCCGCGCCGCCGTTCAGCGCGCGGCGCCATGTCTGCGGTGTGACGATGATGGGCGGGACAGCGGGAACGAGCAGCCAGCGGGTGCCGTCGTCTTCGTGCTCGACGAGGGCGGGAAGGTGGATGTTCAGGCCGCCGACACGGTGCGTCCCGCCGGGGAAGCGCTCATGGGCGTATGAGGTGATGAGGCGCAGCACGGTGGTGGTCCTTGCGCGTGAAGGGTGCTGAAGATGGTCCGGCCCGTCCCGGGGAAGAACGCAGCGCAGAACGCTGAGCGCCGTATCTGACGGCACCGGGACGGACCGGCGATGTGTGCGCCTGGATCAGGCGGCGGGAGTCTGCGGTACGCCGAGGTTCGCGATGCGGCTGCGCAGGTCGTCCGAGATGTCCGCCGGGCCGCTGGCGGCGTCGGCCGGGAGGTTCACCATGCCCCCGGTGGCCGCCGTGGCGGCGGTGATGGTGCCGTCCTTCTCGACCGACTTGGTCGGGTCGAAGAAGCGGGCGTAGTACTCGTCGCTGGCCTTGTCGGCGACGATGCCTTCCAGGCTGACCTCGCGCTCGGCGACGGCCTGGAGGTACTTCTCCCAGATGGGGGTGCCCGGCTTGATGAGGTTCTGGCCGGTCGCCGGGTCCGTGATCGGGTCGATCGGGACGATCTTGTACTCGGTGTCGGTGCCGGTGCCGCTGCGGGTGACGCTGAAGTCCCGGTCTACGACCGTCCCGTACAGGCCGTGGAGGGCCTTGAAGTGGGCGAAGAAGCCCTTCATGGGCTGGTTGATCACCAGGATGCGGGGGTACTTCAGCTTGAGGCCGGTGGGCTTGCCGTCGGGGCCCAGCTCGTCGACCTCGTCGATCTTGTCTCGGATGCCGACGACGACACCCTGCTTGGCCGGGCCGCCAAGGGCCTCGCTGCCGTCGCCGCGCACGATCTCCCGCTCGATGGCGAGGGCCCAGACGCGGGGGCGCGGGGTGGCGACCTTGCCGAAGGAGTTCTTCAGCTTGGAGTCGTCGATGTAGCAGTCCTGGTAGTGGCCGCCGAACGCCTTGTCGTAGCGGCACACCGAGGTCATGTTCTTGGGCCACTTCTCGGCGTCCTTGGGGCCCGGCTTGGTCGGCACAAACGAGTGCTGGTTGACCCAGATCCAGTCGTCGTGGTCCGTGAGGAGGCGGACGACTGCGGAGTCGCCGTCGTCCTTGAGGCCGAAGTAGTCGGGTCCGCGTCGGCCGCTGGAGGAGACGCTTGCCTCCTTCTCGGCCTGCTCGGCGGCGGTGCCGCCTCGGCGGAAGTTGATGACGGGGCTCGTGTTGGCGGTCACGAAGGCTCCTGAAGATCTTTGATGGCAGGTGAAGCCAGTTATGCGACGACGGCGGTGGAGGCTGCCGTAATCAACTCCCCGGTCACCGTGGCCTCTTCGTGGAGAAAGACGACGGGAATTCCGATGTCTCGCACCACGAGGAACGGCAGGTCGTTGAAGGCGTGGAATCCCACGGCGAAGTGGGAGCAACCACGGCCCGTCAGGGCCTGCGCGAGCCCTTCCCGCCACCGAGCCAGCCTGTCGACGTCGTCGCAGGTAGAGGCCAGAAGCAGGTAGGAGTACGGCCATGCGGCCGGGGGGTCGGATCGGGGATGGCGGTCCCTGTCTCCGTCATCATCAAAGCCTTCGGTGGAACCCGAAGCAAGAAATTGGAGGAGCGGATTTCCGGTCTCCTCAGCCAGAGTTCCAATAATGTCTCTGGCGGTCCTTCCGGTGCCGAACTCGGCGTTCTCCTGGGCGGCTTGGGCGGCTGCCTTGCGCAGAATGGCCTGCACGACCGCCCGGTCCACGAAGGTGCTGCCGGGCTGCTTGTGGTCGTACGCGGCCCGGCTCTCGCGGTTGATGAGCACCTTGAAGATCTCGGTCAGCTCGGCGTCATTGGGGCCGCCAAGGGCCTGGTACGCCTCGCGGATCTCCCGCTTGGTCGCGGTCGGCGATACGTCGAGCCTGGCGTAGTAGCCGTTGACGTCGTGGACGACCGGCGCGGGGCGCAGCGCCAGGGCGGTGCTGGTGGAGATGATGATGTGCTCGGGACGGCCCGCGATCCGCAGTCCCGTCATCGCCTACTCCCCCTCGCTGTCCGTCTCCTCGCCCTCGGCGAGGATGCCCGCGCGCTCCGTCTCGGTGAGTGCCACGGCGGTGCGGACCAGCTGGCCCTCTTCGGTGTCCTTCGCGACGGCGGTAATCGTGCCGGTGCCGAACTTGAGCATACGTGCCTCCCTGGGTCACTCCTTGGGTGGCAGGGAGCCGGGAGGACAGTAGTGGTCGTCGGGGTAGCAGAGGTACACCACGCCGTCCACGGTGTGGCGTACCACGTCTTCCAGGGGCTCGGTGCAGTCGCCGGGGCAGAAGTCGAACATCGAGTGGACGCCGGGAGGGCACTCAGCCACGGCAGGCTCCTGGGTGGGCGCGCTGGAAGCAGCGGTGGCAGTACAGGACCTTCGGCTGTTCCCAGACCTGCCAGGGCACCACGTACTCGGTGACGAGGACGTGGTACAGCTCGTCGGACATCTCGGCGGGGTCGGCAGCGAAGGGGCTCTGGACGACCCAGTTCTGGCACCAGCGGGAGGCGCGCTCGGGGGCGCCGGGAAAGAACCGGCCGTTGAAGGTCCGGCCCGCGACGGCGCGCCATCCGGCGGTGTCGTTGTCCATGAACCAGATGAGCTTCTTGCGGCCCCGCACCAGCTCCTCGATCTGCTCGTCGGTGACGACGGCGCCGAAGGTGGCCTCGATGCTGCTGTGGTGCTGGTGGCGGAGCTGGCTCATCGGCGACTCGACGACGACGACTTCGCTCCGGAGGTACTCGCGGCCGAAGATCGTCTCGTCGCGGGGGAACCCGGGGGTGCTCAGGTACTTCGGTGTGCTCGGGTCGGCGCCGGGCAGGCGGCGGGACTGCCAGCCGACGAGCTGGCCGTCCCAGTAGTGCGGGATGACGGCGCGCGGGCCGGTGCGCACCCGGGCTTCGGGCGGCCCCATGAAGCCGTCGGGGTCGAGGCAGATGTCCATCCGCTCGCAGGTCTCGATCGGGATGCCCCGTTCGCGGACGATGTAGTCGGGGACGCTTCGCCAGCGCTCCAGCATGCGGGGGCTGTAGACCGGCATCGGCGGCCGGGTCTTCGGCGTGTAGAGGGCGTCGAAGAAGGCGAGCATGTCGGGCAGGCCGACGGCGCGGGTGAGTCCGGCTTCGCCGAGGAGCCATTCGCGGGCCTCGTCGATGGTGATGTCGCCGCGCACCGTGGCGATGAGCCACAGGATGGTGCCGCTGGAGTCGCAGCCGAGGCAGTTGAACAGGAGTTTTTTGAAGTTCAGGGCGGCGGTGGGGTTCCGCTCCTGGTCGTTGTGGAACTGGCCGACCGGGCACGGAATGATCAGCTCGTCCCGGATCTGCCGCTTGAACTGGATGCCGAGGGAGTCGAGGACGTCCTTGGCGATCTGGGACTTCTGCTCGTCGGGGAGCGCGGCGAGCTGGTCGAGGTCAGTTGTCATGGGCGGCGGCGGCCTTGATGCGGGCCAGGTCGGCCGGGGAGGCCACGTGCTCGCTCCAGAAGTAGCCGCAGTAGCAGGCCCGGCACAGGTGCTCGGTGGTCTCGTCGGGGACGTCGTCGGGGTTATCGCTCATGGCGACGATGGCGTCGCGGCGCTCCTTGCACATGCCGACGACGACGGTGTCGTGCCACTCGGTCTGGGCAGCCAGGGCTGCGCATTTGGGGCAGCGGCTCTCCGGGTCGCCGGTGAAGGCGACGAGCCACGGCCCCAGGGCGGTGGAGGTCATGCGGAGACCTGCGCTTCCTTCAACAGGGCGCGTTCGGCGGCGCGCAGGGCTTGCCGGGCTTCCCGGCAGGTGCACTGGGGGTGCGGGGGGAGCTGGAGTTCGCTGCGTCTCAGGTGCGCGCGGTAGCCGCGTTCGGTGCCGCAGATCGGCCGGAGCGGGGAGTGGAAGGGGTTCACCCGGCTCCCGGGGATCTCCTCGGACTCGGTGCGCTGGCTCTTCTCGCTGGCGATCTTGGCGGCTTTGGCTTCCTCGTCGCGCTTGCTCTGCTCTTGCTCGCAGGTCTCGCAGGTCACGCCGAGGGACTTGTGGCGACTGAGGGCCTTCTCAGTACCGCACTCCTGCGGGAGAGCGTCCGACTCGACAATGCCGAGTGCGGCCCAGCGCTCGGGCTGGGTCTCTCCGCCCCAGATGCCGAACTCGCGGCCTTCGCGGCCAGCGCGTCGGCAGGCGAGCTGGACGGGGCAGGTGTCGCAGATCCGCAGGGCCTTGCGGACGACCCTGGTATTGCGCCCCTTGCCGGTGTCGAACAGCTCGGGCTTGACGGCGCAGGGGAAGGCGTAGGCGGTCACAGGGTCACCTCGCCGAGGATGTGCTGGGTGCCGTACCAGGGCTCCCAGGCGCAGCGCCAGTTGGTCAGGTCCATGCGTCGGGACGCGAGCATCTGCAGGGTGGCCATACCGGCGGCTACCTCGGTTTCTGAGCGGATGAGGCCGAAGACCCAGGAGCTGTAGCGTTCGATCGCGGAGGAGTCGGCGATGTGCTGCATCTCCAGGCGTCCGGCCTTCTGGGCGGAGGCGACGCCCTCACGGTTGATCTGGCAGTTCAGGAGCACCGATGGCATGTAGCGGCCGGTGGTGATGAGCGTGGACAGCTCGTTCATGATCTCTGCGATCGTTTCGTGTTTGGGGCGCCGGGGGTTCGGGCTGGGGTGCTGGATGTGGGAGAGCTGGTCGACGATGATCGACTTCGCTCCGTAGGACTGGGCCTGCCGAATAAGGGCGGCGGGAGTGCGCAGGCCGTCGTCCGGGGAGAGGACGTGCAGGCCGTCCTTCAGGTCCGTCTCGTTCTCGTCGAGCCAGGTGCGGACGCGGTCGACGTCCTCGGGGGTGGCGGTGCCCTTCTGGTACTCGCGGTAGTCGACGCAGCAGATCTGGCAGGCGAGCCGGTCGTACGTCATGAGCACGCTGTTCTCCAGCGTGGCCAGGACGGTCTCCCGGCCGCGCTTCCACTCGGTGTGGGCAACGTGGGTGGCGCTGAACGACTTGGCGCCCTTGGGGGGTGCGCACCAGGCGCAGATCTCGCCGCCGTGGACGCCCAGGGTGTGGTTGTCGACGGCCTCCATCCCGAGAGACATGCCGGTGACGACCTTCGGTGCGGCGGCGCGCTGGTCGTAGCGGGCGAGGGAGTCGCGCAGGCCCTGGACGCCTTCGACTTCGTTCTGCCGGTTGCGGACCGACATGGAGAGGTTGTGGAAGGCGGCCGAGGCGCGGTGGACGGCCTCGACGCGTTCGTGGGGCTCGGCGTTGGCCATCTCGACGGCGGCCTCGCGCTGCAGGCGCTGGGACTCGGCGAGGACGTACTGCGACTGCAGGTACTCGATCGCCGCGAAGACCTCGTCGACTTCCAGGTCCTCGTCCGGCAGCGTGATGTTGCACTGCTCCAGCCTGTGCCCCCACTGCTCCTGCAGGAGTTCACGGGAGGGCGCCTTGGTGCGACCGGAGCGGTAGAAGTACGAGACCGCCCACTCGACGACGTCGCGCATGCCGGTCGTCGGAATGCACGCCGGATCCAGGCCGGTGTCGGCCAACTGCTCCAGCGCGTCTACGTCGGTGATGCTGGCGTAGAGGGTGGTCTCTGCGTGCAAGGTCATGCGGTCACCTGTGGGAACGCCAGGCCCTGGGCGACGGCCAGGGCGACTGCGTGCGTGCGGTTGTCGGCGCCGAGGCAGGGGCGGATGCGGTAGCGCCAGTACTCGCGGACGGTGTGTTCGCTGATCGTCAACTCGGCGGCGATTTCGGGGTCTGTGTAGCCCCGGCTGGCGAGTTGGACGATCTCCCCCTCCCTCGGCGAGAGGGGGTCACCGAGGCTCTTGGCCGTCAGGGTCACGGGGTGCCCTGGGGGAGGCTGTCGACGTCGGCGGCGACCATGCGCAGTGCCACGGCGATCCCAGCCAGCTCGATGTTGCCGTCGGGCCCGGCGTGCTTCATGATCTCACCGGCCAGGTGGCGGACGGAGTCGCCCGGGGTGCGCTGGCGGATGAAGGTCACGACGTTCGGGGTCTCCGGGGTGGCCAGCGTCTTCTCGAACAGCTCTGCCGCCCGCTCGTAAATCGCGGGCCACGAGGCGCCGCTGCCGAGTCCGAGTGCGTTGGACACGGTGTAGCGCTGCTGCTCGGAGCGTTCCTTCCAGCGGCGGCACTCCGCGATCACGGCGTCGTTGCGCTTCTGCAGGTCGAGCAGGGCCTGGTTCGCCGTGGCCAGTTCGGACTCGGGGGCCCGGAAGTCGGCGACCAGGTCGCGGATCCGCTTCTCCAGCTCGTCGGCCTCGGTCCTCGACGTGCCCATGAGCTTCTGCAGGGTCTGGAGCTTGTGGTGGACGACGCGGACCTGCTCACCGGCCTTCTCGGCGGTCATGCCCGCCTTCGGGGTGTAGTGCCGGGTGACGCTGTTGTCGGCCGTGGCCTGCCAGGCGTAGGGAAGGCCGGGGGTCATGGGGACCGAAGTGCCGTGGTCCAGGTTGAAGGACATGTCGTCGATGCTCATGGTCATACCGCCGTGATGGGTCGGGCCAGGCCGAGGTCGGCTTCCTGGCGGGAGAGTTCGCGTCGCGCGGGCCGGTAGTCGGTGCCGGGGATCTCGATGAAGTCGGCGGACTCGCTGAGCAGGCTCATCGCGTAGACGCCGTAACCCTGCTGGATCTCCTGGGGAGATCGGTTGCTGGTGATGATCGTGGGCGCGGCGTCGGAGACGCGGGCGCGGATGATGCGGTCGACCATGTCCTCGACTACGTCGATCCGGCCCTTGTTCTCTTTGCCCATGTCGTCCATGGCGAGGACGTCCACGTTGCGCACGCGGCGCGTCCAGTGCTCCCGCTCGTCCTTGTCGCGCCAGGTGGAGGTGAAGAGGTCGATGACGTCGTTGAACTGCGAGAAGTGGGCCTGAAATCCGTTGGCCATGAGGAACTTGCACAGCAGGGCGAGGAAAAGCGTCTTGCCGGTGCCAGGGTCCTTGGACCAGAGGATCAGGTTGCGTCCGGAGGCGATGTTGCGGGCCGCCTGGAGGGCATAGCCCATGACCTGCTCAACGATGTGCTGCGGAACGGCCTTGATGTCGTCCCAGCCCAGGCGCTGATAGTTCAGTGGGATGCCCGCGTTGAGGAACCACAGGTGCATGAGCCACTGGTCGCGGCAGTCGCACTCGTAGGTGACGACCTCCTCGGTGCGGCGGTTCGCAGCGTCGGCGGCGTACCAGCGGTAGGTGTTGCCGTCCCGCTTGAGGCAGGTCAGGCAGGTGTCCTTGGGGCTGGTCCACAGGCGGGGGCGGACGGCCTTGAGCCGGTCGAAGTCCGGGTTGGACAGCGGCTGGCAGGTCGGAGGAGGGGGAGGTCGTTTCAAGGTGGCGGTCCTTGATGAGGGCCCGGTGGCGGCCGGGCGGTGATGGATCAGATGCGGTCGCTGAGCAGGTCCGCGAGGGGCGTGGATTCCAGCTCGAACGCCTGGAGGATCTTGTAGCGCGAGATGTGCTGGTCGAGCAGGCCCTGCTCCCACCGGTCCATGAGCCGATGCCAGTCCTCGCGGTTCTGCAGGACGTGCGCCTCCGGCTGGTCGCAGCAGACGTCAAAGCCGCCGTGGCGCGGGCACTCCATCTCCGGCGCCCCACCGCTGAGGCAGATGTAGGAGTCGGGGCAGCAGGTGGGCTCGCCGTGGGGAGACCGGTACGTCTCTGGGACGACGAAGATGAGTTCAGGCACCGGCCAGCCGCTCGGAGATCGGGCCTGCGAAGTAGCCGTCGTTGCCCTTGGTGAAGCGGGTGATGGTGACCGGCGCGTCCCGCCAGAAGCCGTCCTGCTGCTCGAAGGCGAACTGCGCGATCGGCCCGGCCTGGTTGCCCCATCGTGCGGCGAAGGACTTGAAGATCGAGTTGACCTTGGCGCTCTCGTGGCGCGGCTGGGGGCCGTGGCGCTCAGCGATGGAGCGCATGACGTAGTCGCGCAGCTGCTCCCAGGACCAGTCCATGGGGGCGTCGAGGAGGTCGCTGGCGGCCATGGTGACGGGCCCAGCGGTGGCGACCGGGCGGGCGTGCACCGGGTGTATGCCATCGAACGTCGGAGAGAGCGGCCGGACCACGGTTGTGGTGGCGGCCTTGCCGTAAGCGGCAGCAGAGAAGTCGAGCACAGAGGTCTCCAACCTGGCGGTGGCTGGGCACGGCAAAATGACGGTCTGCCGTGGAAGAGGGCCTCCTGGCGGGGAGGCGTTTTGACGCTAACCGCCGGTCCAGGTCGAGAGCAAGAAATCGCCCTACCAGAGTTCTCCGGCCATCAGGCGGCGCTCGATCTCGCGCAGCTGGTAGCGGTTCAGGAACGCCCACAGGGCCTTCCAGGCGGCGTCCGGGCCGGGGGTGACGGGCATGAACGGGCCGGGGCCGGTGGGGATCATCTCGTACGGGACGTCGCGGAGGTCGACGAGCTGCCGGTAGACGGCGATCTCGCCCTTGTCGCGGGCCTCGACGATGGCCGGGTGCTCGACGGCGTCCAGGTCCCAGTCGGCGGCGGTGAGGTGCTTGAGGGCGTAGACGTCGCCGATGCCCTTCACGCCGGGGATGCCGTCGGAGGCGTCGCCGGTCAGGGACATCACGAGGGGGCGCTGGGCGGGCGTGCAGCCGTAGCGCTCGATGACCTTGGCCTCGTCCCAGCGGTCGGTGGGGGTGTTGGCACTGGAGACACGAATCTGTGTGCACGGGTGCCCGGTCGGGGTCTCGCCGACGAGCTGGAGCATGTCCTTGTCGCTGGAGAGGATGACGACCGGCTCGTGGGCGTAGCGCCAGTGCGCGGCGATGAGGTCGTCGGCCTCGAACCCTGGCAGGTAGGTCCAGGGCACCCGGGCGAGCTGCAGGAACTCTCGGACGAGTCGGCGGGTGGCGCTGCGGTACTCGTCGGTGACCTGGGGCCGGTGGGCCTTGTACTGCTGGTAGATCTGCTTGCGCCAGTCCGGGCCGCTGTCCCAGAGCACCATGACGCGGTAGGGCTTCTCTTCGCGTATGTAGCGGGAGATGGTCTTGATGAAGACGACGAGGGCGCTGGTGTCGGTGCCGTCGTCGCTGTGCATGGCGGAGCGGCGGGTGGCCTCGACGGCGCGTATGAGGAGGTTGTTGCCGTCGATGAGCAGGAGCGGGCGCATCAGTCCTCGCGCTTCTTGGTGCGGGCCCAGTACTGGCGGGCGACGGCGAGGAGGATCTGGCAGACGCGCTGGAGTTCGTGGCCGTCGATGTCGCCGCGCTCGTACAGGGCGCAGGCGAGGCGTTCGATGTCGGGCAGCGTGTACCGCTTGGGGGCAGTGGCTCCGCCTCGGGCGACGCTGCGGAAGGTCAGGACCTGGTCGTTCAGCAGGAGGGGCCAGGTCTTCGTCTCGCCGGTGGTGAGCTTGTAGGGCTTGCCCTTGAGCTGGCGCTTGAGCCAGTCGAGCTGTCCGGCGAACACGAAACAGGCGACCTCGCCGACGCCGAAGTGCGGTACAGCCAGCGGCCGGAAGCCGGGGGCGACGGCGTACTTCGGGTCGGTCTCCACGGGGAAGTCCGTGTCGTACAGGATGAACCGTTCGCGCTCGGGGTCGGAGACCCGGGCGGTGAGGTCTTGGGGCTCGACGATGATGGGCTCCAGGGTCAGGGGAGGCATATTCGTCCTTCCACATGCCGCGAGCCTCCGCCCGGGTCACGGGCGGAGGCGGCGGGGGCTGTAATGGTGTCGTAGGGATCGCGTAATGCCTAGCGCAGGTTGATGCTCAGCGTGCCGTGCTTCACCGTGCTGATCTGGCTGACGATCTCCTGAAAGCGGGGCATCTTGCTCTTGAGGGTGAGCACGCGCTTGACCTTGTCGAGGTCGATGACAGCCTGGGTGCTGGTGATCGCACGGAATTCGGCGCGGGTGATCTTGCCGCTTTCCAGGAGGTCGAGCAGGGCGTCCATGCTCCACTCGACGGTGTCCTTGGCCTTTTCGCGGGTGAAGTACTTCAGGCCGTCCTTGACATCGGCCCGCTCCGGGTTTCCGGGAGAGGCGATCAGGTAGTGGCCCTTCTTGTTCGTCGGGGTCTTCGTGGGGTCGATCCCCTTCTGCTGCTCCGCGACGACGTCGAAGTGGACGGAGACCATGGTGTGGATCTCGTTCTTGCGGGCCGCCAGCGCCTTCATGGCGGTGTCGATCTGGATCTTCTCGGCCCGGAGCTTGGCCAGCTCGGTGGTGTTGAGGACGCGGCGGCTGGCAGGCGGCTTGACCTTGCCGAAGACGTCGGGGATCTCCTCGATGGCGTGCATGAGTTCGCCGGTGACCAGCTCGACGACGGAGGCCATCTTGACCGGCTTGTCCGGGTCGATGGGCGGAATGGTCGCGAGCCTGGCCAGCACGTCGGAGATGTTGAGGCCGGGGTCGTTCTTCAGCTCGACGCCGAGCTTGTCGAAGTCGAACGGAAGGGAGGGAACGAGTTCGGTGCTGGTGGATTCCGTGGCGGCGGCGGAAGTCACGTTATTGCTCCTGTGCGTGTGAGGTTATTCGCTCTTGGCGGAGAACGTGGTTTCACCCTACCCCCTGGAGGGGGTGGGTGACAAGAAAAGCGGAAAACAGGATTCTCAAGCGGCGGCGGGCAGTTCCACCTGGAATCCCTTGTAGAAGCCGACGACGTCTCCCAGTGCCGTGGTGACGGGCGCGGGCGGGAGAGCCTTGACGATGCCCCGGCCGTAGCCCTTGCTGGCCAGGCGCGGGTCCATCAGGGCGACGACGCCGGAGTCACCCACGCTGCGGATGAGGCGGCCGTACGCCTGCAGGAGGGTCAGGGTCATGGACGGCACGACCAGGTCGGCGAAGGCATTGCCGCCCTGGCGCTCGATGGCCTCGCTGCGGGCCTTGTGGATGGGGTCGCTGGGGACGGCGAAGGGGAGCTTGTCGACGACGACGAGGCGGCAGGTGTTGCCGGGGAAGTCCATGCCGGTCATGAAGGACCTCAAGCCGAACAGGACGCTGTGCTCGTCGGCGCGGAAGCGCTCGGCCATCTCCTTGACGCTCATGTCGCCGCCCTGGACGAAGGTGGCGTAGCCGTCGGCACGCAGCTGGCCGCCGACGACGTTGTATGCCTCGGTCATGGCCTTGCGGGAGGTGTAGAGCAGCAGGGCTCCTCCCCCGGCAGCGCGCACCAGGGCCAGGGTGGCAGCCGCGACCCAGGTCTCCCATTCGCCTCGGGTCTCCCCGGCCGGGGCCGGGACGTCGGCGGCGGGGTGGAAGGTGAGGGCCTGAGCGCGGTAGTTGAAGGGGCTACCGACGTCGAGAGTGGCGGCGGTGTCCTTCAGGCCGAGGCGGCGGGCGATGTAGTCGAAGCGGCGCTCGCCGGTACCCGCGCTGAGGGTGGCGGACATCAGGACGGCCGGGTAACGGCTCCACAGCTCCTCGCGGAGGTAGGGGCCGACGCCGATGGGCGCGGCCTTGATCATCCAGCGCTTGCCGATGGTCATGCGCTCGTTGCCGTACATCTCGGCCCAGCGGACCATCTCGTTGGGGTCGGCGAGCATGACGGCCTTGATGTTGGCCAGGAAGTTGCGGCCGACGGTGATGATCCGGTTGCGGATGGCCTCCTCCCTCTCCTGGTCGGAGGAGTCGGCGATCTTCCGCTTGACCACGCGCTGGCGCAGGACTTCGAGCGCCATCCACAGCGCCACGAACCGGTCGGCGTGGTAGCCGATGAAGTCGGCGTCGATGGCGCCGGTCTGGTCGTGCTCCAGCTGGTCGGCGATCGGCTGGGTCAGGGCCTCGATGGCGTTCACGACGTCCTGGTGGGCGTCGAAGCTCTTCCCGGCGCGCTGCTCGTCCACGTCCTCGTGGACGGCGAGGAAGCTCATGGCCTGGTCGGCCCACTTGAGCAGGCCGCCCTGCTTGATGTCGAACCCGAGGTGGCTGGTCGCCTGGTCCTCCAGCTCGTGGGCCTCGTCGATGATCAGGCCGTCGTACTCGCCGAGAAGGACGTGGATCCGGGGGCCCTCCCCGTCGTCCCCGGCGGTCTCCCGGGCGATCTTGGTGTCGGTGAGCAGGACCGCCATGTTGGTCGCGACGATGTCGGCGCCCATGGCGGCGTCCTTGTGCCGCAGGCCGAAGCACTGCTCGGCGAACCCGCACTTCCCCCGGCCGGGGCACTCGTCGCTGGAGGCGGACACCAGCGGCCACTCGCGGCGCTGGTCGACCGGCGTGGTGACGTCGTCGCGGTCGCCGGTGTGGGTGAGCTGGCCGTTCTCGTCCGGCGCGATCTCCTCGCGCAGCGCCTGCAGGTTCTCGATCTTGGGGCTGTCGGCCATCTTGGCCAGGCAGATGAAGTTGCCGATGCCCTTGAGCGGGGCCCAGGTGAAGTCGATGCCGACCTCGGCCAGGACCTCCTCCAGCCACGGGAGATCTTTTTTTGTGTACTGGGTCAGGAGGGCGTTGGTCGCGGTGGCGACGACGAACCTCTTGCGGGGTACGTCCTCTCCCCCGGCGCGGCTGGCGAGGATCGCGGCGACGAGGGCGGCGTACGACTTGCCAGTGCCGGTGCCCGCCTCAGCCAGGAGGTGCATGGGCTCGTGCGCGGTGAGGTCCTGGGTCAGCGTCAGCTCGATGGCCTGCGCCAGGTGCTCCTGCTGCGGACGGCGTCGGTAGCCCGGGAGGTGGCGGGCGAACAGCTCTTGCAGGGACAAAAAGGTCGCAGGCGGAGCGGACGGCATGGAGGGCCCCTTGAAGGTGGTGATGCTGCTCATGGCGGTGAGCAGGGCAAGTCTGGCGGCGTGCGCGACGCTACACAGCGGCCAGCGGCGAAGTCGCGTTTTTGCTCCGGCGGATTTCCCGACGGGGTGTCAGCGGGGCGCGCCTGTAGGTTTCGTGCGCAGGGTCCGTGCATCTGGCACCACAGAGGTACTAGGGTGACCCACGCGACCATCGTCGGTTCCGCCCACCGAGGGTCGTGTCTGCTTCACCTGGCTCCAGAAACACCAACGGCCGCGTCATCGGGATCCCCATCCCTCGGCGGCCGTCCGACAGAGACCTTGGCCGGTCATCTTCTGTCGGTGGGGCCAACAACCTCATACCCACTTGAAGATCCACGTCCAAGGAGGTCGCTGGCATGAGCCAGCCTACCCAAAAACTGCCCTCGGTGTACACGACCCGAGGTGCAGACACGCCGCCACAGAGCAGCGCCTGCAATCCGTTCGGAGGGCGGCTGTCCATTTCTGCCCCCGATGATGTTCAATGTCTTCCGTACCGGGCCCGCCAGCCTGGAGCCACCACCACAGACCACCCCCGGGCACAGGCGTGCCCGAACCCGCCAAGGGGGCTGACGATGCACGGACTTCCTCAGAAACGGCTTGAGGGGCGCCCGGAGACCTCCATCTCCGTGACGCCCCTCTTCGCTTAGCGGCCCGTAGGGCCGGTGGGAGTCTCTCCGCCAAGAGTGCACTTCCCACAAGGGATTACCAGTCCCTCAGACGACGCGACCTAGTCGGTCTGACCATCGCCTCCACGGTGGTTGGGCCCTTGTCCACTACCAATAGAGAGGGCACCTCCCGCCGTGCCACGCCAGTTTACGGGCCACGCACCCGTGCCGCACGCCACCCAAGGCGAAAAACTCGCCAAAATTCAGGGAACCGCCGCTTCCGCGAGCGCGTCTTCCCGCCTTCTTCACCCGCAGCACTGGATCCGTCGCTTCCCGCAGCTGTCGCCGAACATGACGACGCTGATGGTCGACGGCGACACCGGCCAGCGCTACGGCTCCTCCACTTCCTCGTCCAGCAGCCGGATCAAGGCCCAGCACCAGCACGCCGTCATGGCTGCTGTAGCTGCAGGAGCCGTCCGCAGCGGCTGGACCCGGGACCAGTTCTCCGAGGCCATGATCGACTGGCCCTCCCGGCCGGGTGGGTTCGTCCGCGAGATGAGCCAGCCGGGCGCCGAGCGCTACCTGGACAAGATCTGGACCCGCGCGCAGCACCACGTCAGCACCACCCAGGTCATCGACTCCCGTCAGGGTTCCGTGGTCGACCTGGTGGCCCTGCGGGACTCGATCGCCTCCGCCAACTGCTGGCGCGGCATGGCCGGTTCGACCGCTCTGCGGGTCCTCATGGCCCACTGGCACACCGCGAAGAAGTCCGGTGGCCGGATGTACACCCTGTCCCACCGCGAGGCCGCAGAGATCGCCGGGTGCACCGCCCGCACCGCGTACGTGGCCTCGAAGCGCCTGGTCTTCTGGGGCTGGCTGAACCTGGTCGAGGTGGGTACTCCCGACAAGGGATCCACCTGGTACCTGAAGGACGGTTCTCACCAGCGACACAACCCCAAGGGGGCGCAGCCTGGGGGGGCACAGTCGAATGTGTCAGAGCTGAGAAACGGTGAGCTGGACGGCGCCGTCATCGAGCGCCTGATGGGCCTGGACGCCTTCGCCCACCGGGGCCTTGGCGCCTCCTCCCTGAAGATGCTCGCCGCCCTCCACCTGCGGGATCCCCAGTCCGTCGCCGAGCTGCAGCAGACCGCCATGGTCAGCCAGGCGACCGCGTACCGACACCTCAAGCGCCTTGCCGAGTACGGCCTGGTGACCCGCGAGGACAGCCTGTGGGCACTCACTGAGACGGCCGCTGAGGCCCTCGCAGGAGCCTGGGAGGGCTGGGACACCGTGGCGGCCGAGATCGGCACGTACGGGACCTCCTGGCGCCGTCAGCAGGCCCACAAGGACCAGCGTGCGGTCTGGCACGGCATGGTCGTCCCCCGCATGCGCGAGCGCCGGATGCCCGACGTTGTCCCCGTTCGGGGGGACGAGGTCGACCGGCGCTGCAGGTGGGGCAGCGAGGTCATCGACCCGGTGACCGGCGAGATCGTCGAGGACTTCGTCGTCGCGTCAGATGGCCGGTACCTGATGCTCGTTGAGGACCTGGACTACGACGAGCTGGTCCGCCGCAACGCCCTCGCCTGCGCCGCCTGACCCTTCCAGTACGACTGTTCTTCCTGCTCAGGCCCCGTACATGGTCTTGTCAGGTTTTTCTGAGTCGCTTAGCGTGCCCCCATGCAGCGACCGATTCCCGCCACTCGGAGTCTGCCCTTCGATGAGGCCAAGGCAGCCCTCCGCCGCGTCCGTGATGACCTCAAGAGCCAGGGCTTCACCCGGGCGCCCTACGACATGTGCGCCGAGATCGACAGGTACGGCGCCGGATGGGCCGTCTACGTCGGCTTCCAGCCCGATGCGAACCTCTCCAAGGCCAGCGCAGCTCTCCTGCGGTCCTCCAAGAAGCCCAGTAAGAGCAGTCTGACCTGGGGTTTCTCAGCTTTGACACATTCGATATGACCCCCCAGGCTGCGCCCCCCTGGGGTTGTGTCGTTGCTGAGAAACTGGGTACCTGACCCACCGAGCGGTCCTCCTCCAGCCCAGGAGGTCCAGCCGTCGGGAGCCCCAGGGAGGTCATCCACGGGGCTCCCGGCCCCTTATGCCACCAGGTAGCTGCGGCGCCGCTGCACGGCCCCCACGTGGCCCTCCGCGCCGGTGTCGCCCAGGAATCGGTCGGCCATCTCGTTGCGGGCCAGCATGGACTCCACGATCCCCTCCTCCACGGTGCCCTGCAGGACGAACGTGGTGCAGGTGATCGAGGCGGCCTGCGAGGTGATGCGGTCGATCCGGCCTAGGCGCTGGGTGCGGGTCTCGTAGGTCAGCGCCGACTCGTACTCGACCAGGTAGGTGGCCTCGGGCAGGTTGATGCCGTCCTTGCCCGCGTCGCTGGTCAGGAACACACAGGGCTCGGGGTCGGCGCGAAAGCCGGTGCGGGCGCGCTCGCGCTCGGGGCCGTCCAGGGCGCCGGTGTAGAGGTAGCTGCGGATGCCCTCCTTGCGCAGGGCCTCCTCCAGCAGCGGCAGGACGGACGGCCCGAACTGGGAGAACACGACGGCCTTGTCGCCCTGCCCGTGCACGATGGATGACAGGTACTCGACAAGCTCCTCGGTCTTCCTGGACGGCAGCGACTGCAGGTGGTCCACCCCGTATGCCCGGACCAGCTCCATGGCCAGCTGAGACGTTCCGGCGGACGCGGAGTGGGCCAGGGCCATCGGGTGCGCGGCGATCTGTCTCAGGGCCGCGTGCAGGCCGGGAACGGGCTCCTGGAAGTCCCCCTGGAGGGACGCCACTTCGTCGTAGAACCGCTCCTGCTCCCGGCCCATCTGCAGCGTGCGGAACTCCTCGATCCGGCGAGGGAACAGGTCGCGGACGTCGGGGTCGGTCTTGCGCTTGCGCCAGATGTGCGGCCGGGCCAGGGCGACGAACTGCTCGACTCCGTCGTCGGCGTAGCGCGGGCGGCCGTAGTCGTCCCGGCTCTTGATCACCGCGTCCTCGAACACCTTCACCGTCGGCATGGCGGCCGGGACGGCCAGGCGCAGCAGGTTGAAGCCGTCTTCGTAGGAGCGGCTGATCGGTGTGGCCGTCAGGCCGATGACGCGGAGGTCCTTCTGGTGTCGGCGCAGCTGGGCGAGGGCGTAGCCGTGAGATTTGTACAACTGGCTGGAGCGGTTGCGCAGCTTGTCGGACATCTCGTCGTAGACCACGAGGACGCGGCGGCCGTCGGCCTGGGCGGCCAGCAGGGCCTCCAGGACCGGCCCCGGGGTGGGGACCCGGGACCGCTTGCCCTTGGGGATGGAGAAGCGCGCCAGGTCGGCACGGAGCGTCTCGTACGTGCTGATCACGACGCGGGGCAGGCCGTGCCGCAGGGCCTTCATCCGGCTGGGGCCGTGGTGGACGGTGGCCGGGAGCGTGGTGAAGGCGCCGAAGTCCTCGTGCCACTCGGTGAGCTTGTTCTGCTTGCACACGAGCAGGACCAGGTCCTCGGCGCCGTCCTCGGCGAGCAGCGCGGCGAGCGCCATGGCGATGACGGACTTGCCGATGCCGGTGTCCGCCACGAGCAGGCCGGAGCGCTGGGCGTAGGCGAACCCTGTGCCCTCCTGCTGGCACGGGAACAGGCCGTGCGGGCTGTGGAAGACGGGCGGGGCGTCCATGCAGGTCACCGTAGGTATGAGAGAGGCGGGAGGTGAATTTAGAGATTTATCCATCTGCCGATGGATCGAGAAAAACAGAAATCCATTTTTCCGTTGAAGTGTTACTTGATTCGGTCGAGGCGGATCCAGCTGCTCGCGCCGAGGGTGGCGGTCTGACCGGCCGTGGCGGTGGCGAAGGTGACCACGAGGTTCCCGGCGGTGGCAGCGGTGATCAGCGTCCCGTGCAGGGTGACCGCCTTGTTCGCGCCGGAGCCGGACCAGGTGTCCACGCCGGTGATGGTGGCGACGAAGGTGGCCGTGTTGTCGCCCCAGACCATGGTGGCTCCGGACGGACCGGTGAAGGAGTGGGTGAAGCTCACGCCGGACGGAGTCTGGACGACCAGGAACGCGAACATCTGGTACGTGGCCCCGGCTTCCACGGGGATCGTCAGGGAGGTCGAGGCCTGCTGCGTCGTGGTGCTGTTGGTCTCGGCTGCTGCAGAGAGGGCACGCGCAGGCACCAGGCCGCGCACGTTGCCGGAGACGTCCCGCATCCGGAGCGGAACCCCCGCTGCCGACTGGCTGTAGATCACCGATCCGCCGGAGGGATTGGTGGTGGGGACGGTCGCGGCGTCGGCCAGCTGGATCTCGCCGACGCCGTTGTCCCCGAGCGTCGAGGCGGTGCCGACACGGAGGGACTGGGCGAAGGAGGGCACGCCGGAGAAGTTCGGGTTCCCTGAGTACGTCCCGGACATGGCGCCGCCGTTTGAGGGCAGCGCGTTCGTGATGCGGGAGTCGTTGCCCGCCGCATAGGTACCGGCGGCGGTACCGGCGACAGGTATCTGGCCGAACGCGGCAGCATCGTTCGCCGCAGCCCCGTTGGCCAGGTTGATGATCTTCTGGCCGCCCGCGCCGACGGAAGCGGTGGGGGCGACCAGCTGGTCCAGCCTCTTGTTGGTGATCTGGCCCTGCAGATCGGTCAGGGCCGCGTTGAGCGGCACGTCCCAGTTGAGGGTCCCTGTGGGGACGGTGGTAACCATTACTGGCCTCCAAACTTGCCTGAGCCGTAGGCGCCGCTGCCGAAGCCGGTCAGGGGATCGTTCCGCGAGCGGACGAGGACTCGTCCGAGCTGCGGCGTGAAGATGGCCGAGTTGACCTGCAGGGTCAGGCGCAGGTACTTCATCCCGCCCGGCAGCGGGCGGGCGTTGGCCAGCCAGGTCTGGTACCAGGAGGCCGTGGTCGCGGTCATGGTTTGCCAGGCCAGCGGGATGCTGGTCCAGGTCGCGTTGTCCGGCGAGACCTGGGCGACGACCTCGGTGGCGAGGGTGGCCGGGTCCGGACCGCTCGACTGCCAGGAGAAGACGTGGGCGCGGAAGTCCCGGATGCCGGTGGCCATCAGGTAGGTGACCCACCCGGTGCCTGCGGCGTTCCGCTTGGCCCGGTTGAGGTCGCCCGCCTTCGAGCCGTCGCCGTCGCCGGTCTCCAGGACGAGGTTGGGGTCGTGGGCGTACGACTTCGTCCAGTCGGCCAGCTCGTCGTCGATCGCGCCGTCGGTGAGGTAGACGAGCCCGAGCTTGTCGAGTGCGGACAGCAGCGACAGCAGCGCAGTCCGGCCGGGCGTGGAGGTGGTGACGCCGCTGCTGCTCGCCAGGGGCTGGGGGGTTCCGGCCGCGCCGAACACGCCGACAGGGCTGGCCGTGCCGCCGAGGACCGCGTCCTTGCGGGCGGCGAAGAACCGGGACATCACCGCGTTGCCGAGGATGGCGACGCTCCAGTTCAGCCAGCTCAGGTCAGGCAACGTGCCCTGGCCGACGATGACTTTGCCGTCGGAGGTGATCTGGGCGCTGGAGCCGACGGTGACGGTATTGGCGGCCGGGGCCGTCACGTTGGAGCCGACCACCACGGCGCCGTCAGGTGCGGCGGCGGCCGTGGCGGCCCGGCCGAGGACCACCTGGTTCGGCTGGCCGGTGTTGGTGGCGGCGCCGAGGGCGACGCTGGAGCCGGTGGCGTTGGCCGTGGCACCGGCGGCGACCGCGTTGGCTCCGGCGGTCGACCGGCCGAGGATGACTGCGTCATCGCCGCCCGGGTGGGCATCAGCACCGAGGACCGCCGCGTCCTCGCCCTGCGCGCCGGTGGGGGTCCGGCCGAACCAGGTCTGGCCCGGGTAGATGTCGGTGAGGTCGGGGCTGCCCAGCACCGTGGAATGGGGCGCGTCGCCCTCGTGCTCGTGGAAGCGCAGGACGTCCAGCACCTGCCAGACGGCCGAGCCGTCCGGGGAGACGGCCAGCATGGCCTCGCTGGACAGGCCGTCGGCCGAGCCGATGTGCACCGGCTCATCGCTGCGGACGGCGGCGGCCGGGGCCGGGACGATGTCGACGCCGGAGCGGGTGAAGGTCGCGCCGCCGGGCAGCAGCGCCTGCACGGTCACCCGCAGCGGGTTGTCCGTCCAGAAGTTGATGACGGCCGAGTCGACCAGGATGGGCCACTCCTGGGGCGCGCCGCCGTACGGGTCCAGGTACACCGGCTCGTCGATCGGGTTGCCGGTGTCCAGGTCGAGCAGCGTCACCTCGGCGTACGGGTAGGGCGTGCCGGAGGAGTCGACCAGCGGCATGTACAGGTGGCAGCGGTCCACGAAGGCTCCTCAGGAGGTGGGCATGGTGGGGTCGGACACCAGCGGCTGGAAGTGGATGTAGCGCCACTGCGAGGTGCCGGTGGACGGACTGCGGAAGCCGACGCCCTTGCCATTGGCCAGCGTGGTGACCAGGAGGAAGGTCTGAGAGACACCGTTGACGTACACCCGGATCTGGCCGGGCCAGTTCCTCACCGCGACGTGGTCACCGGCCGCGATCGGCGTGGTGAAGGTGAAGAACTTCGTCAGGGTGCCGCCGATGCACGAGTACAGGCCGGTCGAGGTCATCTGGTAGTAGTTGTTTGCATCTACCTTTCGCCACACCAGGCCGCCCTCGGCCGTCGCGGTGCCCCAGCGGGTCGTCAGCACCCCGTACTGCCAGTCCACGTTGAACGAGGCCGTCGCGTTGGCGGCGAGCAGGATGCCGTCCTTGCTGGCCGTGACGGTGCCCGACAGCGACCAGGTCTCACCCGACGGCGTGGTGGTCGGCGTGTACGTGGTGGCGGGAGCGGCCTGCACGGCCGTGGCGCCCATGTCGTACAGGAAGAACTCGCCGCTGGCGGCCTGCAGCGCGTCCCACTGGTACAGCGCGGTGTCAGTACCCCGGTAGTCGGCACCCATGAAGCTGCCGGAGGCCGACATGTCGGAGAACACGGCGGTGTTGGTGGTGCCGTTGGCGTTGCGCTTGTAGGCGCGCGGCGCGCGGAACGGGAAGCCGATGCAGTTGTCGATCAGGCAGAAGACGTTCTGGCCGAACGTGGACAGCGTGTACGAGTGGGGGTTGCCGTCCCACGGCTTGATCGCGGTGGGCAGCGTGATGGCGGCCGAGTCGGCCTTCTCGGCGTCCCACGGACCGACCGCGTTGCCTGCGCCCGGGATGGTCTGGCGGACGCCGATCGTGTTGTTGCCCTGGGTCAGCGCCACGTACGTACGGGCGGCGCTGGTGCTCTGCCAGATGGTGCCCGGGTGGCGGACCGAGAAGGCGAAGTCGCGCGGCCCCCAGGTGTAGTCGGGGTCGCGGGTGCCGTCCGGGCTGGCCGTGATGGTGCCGGTGCTCTGCGGGATGACGGAGATGCTGGCCGCTCCCCGCACGCCGCCGGTGTCCCGAAGGACTCCGTAGCCGTCCGGGCTGCCCTTGAACCCGGCGAACCGAGCAAAGCGGTACTGGTCGATGAACCACTGCGGAGTGGCCGTCTCGTTGCCGAGCATCTGCGAGTACGTGTAGGGCACGAGGGAGTAGTCCGGCAGACCGAGGGTGCCGTCGCCCTGGTCGTCGCGGAGGAAGCCGTCGATGGTTCCGGCGGCGACCTGGCCGGTTACGGAGTTGGCTGCCATGTCTCCCTGCTCAGGCCGTGGTGTTGTTGGTCAGCAGGCCCAGTCCGGCCAGCGCAGAGATCAGGTTGCGCAGCGCGAGGTTGCCGCCGTCGGAGCCGGTCACGGTCGGCTTGACGGTGCCCTCCGCGCCGAAGAAACCCAGTCGACTGGTGGCATCCGTGCCGATGTTGACCGTCGTGAGGGCGTACAGCTTGTTCACCACGACGACCGCGTTGAACGGGTAGTCGGGGTTACCGAACGTGGTCTGCTGGGCCGCGCTGGTCTTGGAGGCGTCGCCGATGGCCGAGGAGCCGTTGTGGGTGGCGGCCACGACGGTGTTGGCGCCCAGGGCCAGCGCGGCGGGAGCCAGGGCCTGCGCGTTCTTGCCGATCGCCACGGCGTTGGTGGCGCCGGGGCCGACGTAGGCGGTGGTGCCGATGGCGGTACCGGCGGAGCCGTACGCCTTGGCCTGGCGGCCGATCGCCGTGCCGTCGGTGGAGTCGACGTAAGCGTCCGCGCCGACGGCCGTCCAGCCAGTGCTGGCCAGCGAACCGGTGGCACGCGCGCCCACGGCGACCGCATTCTGGGAGACCGCCTTGGCGCTGGGGCCCACAGCAACGGTGTCTATGGCCGTGGCGTTCGAGCCGTTACCGAAGGCCGTGGCGTTGGTGTACCACGCCTGTGCCCAGGTGCCGACGGCGATGGAGTTCAGGCCTGAGGCGTTCGAGTTCGCGCCCAGTGCTACCGACCCGGTGCCGGACCCGGCGTGGGTGTGCGCGGGGACCGTGCCTCCGTACATGACCTGCAGGCCGGTCATCCATGCCTCGTGGCCGGTGCCCGCGACGAAGGTGGCCGCGCCCTTGAACTCGACGGAGACGGACTGGTAGGTGCCAGCGGCCAGCGGGTAGCGGTAGAAGCCCCACGGCCGGGTCTGGGTGATCGTCTCCAGGACGGTCTTCGTGCCGCCCTGCGTGGTGGCCGCGATGATGACGCTCTCGCCGGTGGCCAGGGTCGGCCGTACCCACAGCGAGACGAAGCCTGCCTCGGCGAGGGTGAAGCCCGGCGTGAGGACGACGAGGTCGGCTGCGTTGCCCGTGTGCCTGGCGTGCAGGGACCGGGTGAGGCCCCAGTCGGTGGGCGCCTCGGCCGGGTAGTCGCGGGTGCTGGTCGCGGCCTGAGTGAACGACCATCCTGCCGGGTCGCGGGCGAGGTCGAAGTCCTCGTTGATGACGGTCACCCTCGGCGTGACGCCGGAGTTGGCCGGGACCGGACCCCATACGGCCTGGCCCGGGGTGTCACCGGCCAGCAGCACGTTGCCGGGCACCTGCTTGCCGACGATCAACAGCGGGCTGTCGGTGCGAGCAGTCTCCTCCGGCGGCGGCGGCCCGTCGAGGTAGACCAGGATGTCGGAGAAGCCGTCCTTCTCGACCAGGACGGACACACGCTGCGGCTCGTCCATCCAGAAGTCGATCACGCCGTTGGCGGTGACGAACGGATTCGTCAGCTGATCGTTGCCGGTGGGCCCCGCGTACAGCGGCTGGGCCACCTTCACCGACTGCCCGGCCTCGCGCACGGTGACCTGCGCGCCGTACAGCAGGTCGCCTGTCTCGCCGGTGATCGGCCGCATCACGTGTGCTCGCGCCACTTCGCCTCCCTCGTCACCCCTTCGGTCACAAGGGAGGCGTGGCACAGCAACCGGCGTCAGCCTCCGCCGGTGTCACCCGGCAGCGGGTCCCCGCCGTCGCCCGAGCTTTCACCCGTGCCCTCGTCCGGCTCCGGCGGCGGCACATAGGTGGGCAGCTGCTGGGTGTACAGCAGCCCGTCGTCGGCGACGGCGAGCATGAAGGTCAGCCCGCTGGGGCTCTGCAGCGCGATCCCGCCGGGGAAGAAAGCGGTGTCGGCCGCCGTACCGAAGACGATCTGGTGCGGCCGGTCGGTCTGGGCGCCTGCTCCGATCGCGACAGAGCGGTTGAACATCGCCCGCGCCGCGTCGCCGACGGCCGTCGACTGGGAGCCCTGAGCCAGCGCCGACTGGCCGATGGCTACGGCCCCGGGCGCCGTGGCGTCCGACTGGGAGCCTGCGGCCAGCGCGCCGATGTCGGAGGCCGTCGCCTGCTCGCCCAGGGCCACGGTGGAGTCGGCGGTCGCCTGGGTGCCCTGGCCGAGGGCGGTGGCGTGCACGCCGGTGGCGTTCGCGCCGACGCCGATCTGGAGGGACTGGGCCCCGGCGCCGGGGTGGGTGGAGTCGGAGTTGACGGCGGTCACATCGACGTTGTCCCAGAACTCCTCTGGGTCCGTGCCGACCTGGACGCCGATCCGTACGCGGTCCGGGGCGTCGAGGTAGAAGTCCACCTCGCCGGTCGTGACCGTCCACGGGTTGGTGTAGGTCGTGCCGCCGGTGGCCTGGGCGTAGATGGTCTGGCCGTAGAAGGTGGTGGTGCCGGGGACCAGGAGCCGCACCGTGGCGGTGGGCACCTGGTTGCCCTGCAGGTCGAGCAGGGCGCGGTTGAAGTGCGCGCGCACGTCGGCTCCTTAGCGGTTGAGGACGAAGGCGTCGGTGAGGATGTGGCGAGCCAGCGCGGGCGGAGCGCCCTCGTTGGTGCCCTCGGCCACCGCGTCGGGCAGGGTGATCGTGGGCAGCGGGTCGGTCTTCGGGGCGTTCTGCTGCATCCACTGGCGGAACGCGAGCCACCAGTCCTCGGGGATGGGGCTGGTCCAGCCCTGGAACAGCGGGTCGGAGTCCACCGGCGGGTAGTAGTCGGCCAGGGAGCTGGCGGCCCCGGCGGCCTGCAGAGTGTCCTGATAGGGCACCGCGCCGCTCAGCGTGGCGTACCAGGGCCGCAGGATGACCGAGGACAGTGACAGGTCGGAGGCGTAGCCGGTGGCCCTCCAGCGCAGCTGCGTGCCGCCGGAGCGGTCGGTGTTGGGCAGGTCCGGGAACTGGAAGACGCCGCGCGGGTTGTTCTTGATGTCGATCATCTCGTACCAGTTCACGCCGCCGTCGCGGGAGATCTCCCAGATGATCGGGTCGTTGAAGACCGCCAGCGAGTCGACGTGCCACACGCCGGTGCCCGCGCTGCCCTCCTGGATGACCCGGACGCGGACGTCGTGGACGTCGTCCACGTCCCAGTCCTGGGCGACGTCGCCCCACATGCCGAGGGTCTCCATCTCCGACCACTTGCGGGTGCCATGGACCGACACGGCGTCCCAGGTGAGCGGGTTGGGCGGGCTGGTGTCGACGGTGGCACCCACGTACCACTCACCGATCTGCGCCGAGTCGAAGCTGTGCGAGGACGAGGCGATGATCCGGCCGTCGCCGTTGACCAGCTGCAGCAGCAGCGGCGCGGCCAGCGGACCGTCGGTGTAGACGCGAGCCGCCGCGTACAGACGGCCGCGCGGAGCCGGGGTCACCGGCCGCAGCGACTCGATGCCGCCGAAGTCGGCCTGCGAGGTGGCGTTCTCGATCTCCCACCACAGCGGCCGGTTCGGCAGCGGGTCGGAGTCCTCGAAGTCACCCCAGGTCGGGAAGCGGGACTCCAGCGAGCCCCAGGAGGACGCCGAGTGGCCGCGAGCGACCTTGGCCATGCGGCCGATCGTGGAGGCGAACTCGTTCGAGGACTCCGCCGTGGCGTCGCCGACCGGCCGCCAGAAATGGAGGCTCGGGTCGTCGAAGTCCGGGTCGGCGACCAGCTGCTTGGGCTGGGACGTCTGCGAGGCGAACTGCACCGCCAGCACACGCCTCTTGGACACGAACGTCTTGGAGACCGCCTGCGCGCCGTCGGACGACGGCTGCTCGGTGGTGACCATCGCGGTGCCGTTGTGCTTCCAGCCGCCCTGCTGGGACGCGTCGTAGCCGGACAGGTAGGCCGTGTCGTGGAACAACTCGACGTACTGCTCGGTGTCCCGCTGCGCGACCGGGTCGGCCAGGTAGGCCAGCACCTGGCTGATCGCCACGGTGTAGCCCACCTTCGTGTCCATGGCCATCTGCACCACGTGGTAGCGGTGCACGCCCGTGCTGGTGAAGCGCGGCGCCTTGGTACCCGGCAGCGGCATGTACGGGAACCGCTGCCCGGAGCGGCGCAACTGCTGCGCCGCGAGCGGGTCCGGCGCGTACAGGGCCTCCGTGGCCAGGTACGGGACGTTGCTGGCCGTGGAGGACACGATCCGGTTGGCGTCCACGTACTGGTAGACCGCGCCCTGCTCGGTGGCGACCCGGGCGCCCGCCGGGGCCGCGCCAGAGACCTCTGTGCCGGAGGCGACGATGCTGGAGCCCTTCTGCCCGGTGTCGGCCGGGAACAGCCTGGTCTCCACCAGCGGGCTGGCCTGGGACGGCGTGAGCACCATCGGCTGCAGGTTGGTGAACTCCATCTTGAGGTGCCGGGCCTTGATCGGCCGGAACTTCATCAGCCCCTTGCGCAGGACGAAGTCCCCGGGGACTGGCGTCCACACCAGGTCGTCCAGGGCGACCGGCGGCCCGCCGATCAGGCCCCACGGGCACACCGAGTCCTCCCCGGCCGTGATCAGGCTGGGGTCCATGCGCAGGATCGCGCTGGCGCTGGTGTGTGCGGTGGCGTCCTTCCCGTAGCCGGGGCTGAGGGCGTAGGAGGCCGGGGCGTCCCAGTACTCCTCGATGGTGTCGACGTCGGCGGCCCGGCCGAGCGCGAGGAAGAGGTTGCGCAGCCGGATCGAGCCGCCCGGACCGGAGAGCGGGCCGCCGAGCCGGATCACGTTCGGGGGCGCCTGGTCAACGACGTGGGTTGCCTCCTGGATCCGGGTCAACCACGGGGTGCGCACGGTCAAGGTCGACCCGTCGTAGGCAACCGCCAGTGGGATGCGCTCGTTGACTCCGAAGGTGAGCGGGTCCATCTCCATCGTGCGGTCGCCCAGGCGCACCTTGACCGACCCGGACTCGATCCAGACGGTCAGGGCCGGGGTGTCCAGGACGGTGAACTGTCCGGTGTCGCCGGAGGTGAACTGGGGGTAGACCACCATGCCCAGCAGGAAAGGCTGGGTCGGGTCGAACTGACAGGCCCTGTTGTCCACGTCCAGGTAGGAGTTGACCGAGTCAAACAGCACGCCCTCACTGTCAACGGCCGGGGTGTCCGTGCTTGCCCGGACAAGAGGCGAGGTCAGCGGGGTGTCGCACGGCTCGAACCGCTCGGGTACCACCGTGGCGTCGGTGTAGTACAGGTTGCACGAAACCCCGGACGTGACCGGGTCAAGGTACAGCCGGTCGACGACTTGAGCGCTGCCGTCCGAGGTCCGCAGGTCCAGGTACAGGCTCGCCACGGCGTTCGGGACCGGCTGCGGCGCGCACCGCCACACGCCGGACGCGGGCGGCACCAGGTTGTCTGCCCGGTTGCGCCGGAGCAGGTAGTCAACCTGGGAGCCGAGCAGGTCGGTTGACCCGGCGATCGGCACCGTGTGCTCGGCGTCCTGCTGAGGTAGCCACGGTAGGTCAGTCAAGCTGGAGGCACGGTAGGACACCAGCGCGTCCTTGACTCCCAGCGAGTACGACACCGGCTGGTTGTCCGAGCCGCGCGGGTACGCCGACGACGGCAGGCGGGTCATGATGATCCTGAACCGGCTCGCGGCGACCGGCTGGACGTCGACCTCCTGCGCCATCCAGTGCCCGGCGCCGAAGTGCTGCGGGTGCAACTTGAGGTTGTCCGGTACACCCGGCGGGATGACTGCCGGGACTGAGTCCAGGATGCTGATCTGGACCGGGCCGCCCAGGCGCGCGTTCTGCAGTGGCTGCCACAGCCCGTCGGCGTCGCGGTACTGCACCCAGGCCCGCTGGGGGAACCGGGCCAGGGAGAACGAGATGCGGTTGACCGGCCGGGAGGTGGACAGGGAGAACTCGAAGACGTCCCGTGTCGGGTCACCGTTGTCGCGCGGCGGGCTTGACCAGAACCGCTCCGTGTTGCCTGCCGCCTGACGCTGGGTTGACAGGCGCAGCGCGTCCTTGAGCGAGTCAAGGGGCATGCCGTCCACGGTCAAGGGAGCCAGCGCCGGGATCCCGAAGTCACCCGACGCCGACCCGGTGCCGGTCACGGGCTGGGCAACCCGGCCCTTCCACGCCGAGCCGACAGCCTTGCCCGGTACATCCAGACCGTTGAGTGCCGTCTGGATCGCGGTCATGTAGGAGTAGAAGTCAGAGGTGCGCGCCCCGCTGTCCCGCCCGACCCGGGTGAAGTCCTCGAAGAAGGACTGTCGCTGCGCCAGCGACAGCTCCATCTGCACGCCCATGAGCCGGGCGTCCTTGTTGGTGATGTTCGCCGGGTCGCTGCCGTTCAGCTCGTCGCTGCCAGCCGCAACCGTGAACCCTGCCTGCTCCAGGGCGTCCTTGATCCGCTCGCCGGTCTCCGTGTCCAGGCCGCCGACGAAGGTGACCGGGTCGCTTCCGGCGGCGCCGTGCCAGGAGATGACGTAGTCGGCGGCGGCCACCAGGTCCAGGGCCTGCGGCTCGTCGTAGTTCGTCGAGGTGATGTGCAGGTTGCTGTTCCCCGAGGACAGCATGCCGTCGAAGGAGTAGAACCGGCTCGCCGACCCAGCCAGGTAGTCCGCGATCTCCGTGGTACCCGGCTCGATGCCACCGCCGTGGATGGCGATGTGCGCCAGCCGGGAGCCGGGCGGCGTACGGACCAGAATGCGGTAGTCCACACCGATCTGCCGCGCGGCTGCCAGCGCAGCGTAATTCGGGTACAGGTCAGCCACCGGTCCTCCTCAGCTCACCCCTTGAGGGCGGCTGAGGAGGACCGGACAGGGTCAGTCGGTCGTCAGGACGGTGCGGCGGTCACCGGAGTACGGGTTGGCGATGAGCACTCCGTCGCCTCCGGCACGCGCGGCGTGGCTCAGCAGCGGGTCGAGCGCGCCGAGGGAGGCCCGGTAGACGGTCAAGGTGCCGTCACGCCAGACAACCGTCTGGTCATCCGAGTCAAGGTCGGCGTCTGGCACCGGTCCAGGTGTGGTGAAGTCGGCCGGGTCGTCGGGGTTGACCGCGTAGGAGCGGCAGGTCGGGACCTGCTGGCCGTACGACCACTCGTCCCCGAGCCGGGTGGTCAGCGGCGGCCGGGGCAGCACCCGGGCCGAACTCGGGTTCACCCCGTCCTGCTGCTGGATCGCCGACAGCGGGTAGGGGTTCGTGCTGGTCGGCACCTGGCTCGGGGTGACTTGAGGGACGATCTCCCAGTTCTCGCTGTCCGAGCGCACCCCGGCGATGCCGCGCGCCACCAGGGCTGAGGTGCCCTGCGTGTCGACCGTGAGAAGCATGTGAGCGGGCTTGATCCGCTCAAGAACGCGCACCAGCGCCGACTCGTCGCTGGCCTGCTGAGCCCGGCCCTCCGGGGTGGTCGGGTAGTCGCGGTTGACCCGGACCAGGACCTCGGAGCGGGTCAGGGAGCCGGAGCGGCCGTAGAACGGCGTGCCCTCCAAGGTGCCCCAGATCTCGCCCTCGTAGTCGCTCCAGTGACCGGCCTCCATCCAGGCCCAGTCGTGCGCGGTCTCGTCCGTGTCCCCAGCGGCGTCGAGCAGCGCCCAGGACTCGTAGACGTCGACCTCGACGCCGGTGATGGCCTCGGCCGCAGCCTGCAGGCCCGGCACGGTGCCACCCATCGCGATGGCCTTGGCCAGCGCGGTCATCCGGTCCCGGAAGGAGGCGTCGGCGGCCTCGATCGAGTCCCACTCGGCGGCCGTGGCGGTCGCCGTCTCCATGGGGTTGATCGGCAGGACCTCGGCGTCGTTCCTGGTGGCGTTGAAGATCGCCCCGTAGAACCGGTCGAGATCGAAAAACCTTGCCCCCGAGACGGACAGGCTCTGCATCTGGGCCACCAGCAGCCGCTTGCGGAGCTGGCCGACGCCGGAGTCCCCGAGGAGCGCCTGCATCAGGCGGACCAGGTGGCTGGTGGGCCGGAGGTCGTAGACCTCCTCGGGGAAGTGACGCAGCTGCTCGGCGACGGCCGTGTCGGCCACGAGCATGCCGGTGCCGCTGGCCAGCGCGGTGGACTGCGGCACGGTGACGTCGGCCTGCAGCGGGATCAGGCCGCCCGGGATGACGGCGGTCCCGAAGGTGCCGTCGCCCTGGTGGAGGAAGTCGTCTGCCATCACAGCACCCCGAAGGAGTTCCGGGCGAGGGTCTTGAAGACCACGCCGCCGAGCACGGGCAGTTCGTCGTCGCGGAAGTAGATGTCCTTGGCCCGGCCGGTCGGCGCATCGACGTAGGAGGACAGCGCGGCCGAGTTCGGGGCCGAGTTCGGGGCGATCTGCTGGACGCCCACGATCGACGCGTTCGGGTTGGCCGAGCTGTAGCCGGTCACGTCCGCGCCATTGAGCAGGCGGCAGTTGTCCACGCCGGGCACCTGGTGGATGACCGCGAGGACGTCGCTGATCTGGACGTTGCTGTTGAAGTCCATCCGGTTCAGGTAGTCACTCAAGGCGGACCGGATGGCTTCCTGGACCGAGTCAACCGACCCGGTGGACGACACCGTGTACATCACGCCCAGCGAGAACCGGAGCCAGCGCTGCTTGGCCTGGTGCACCTTGGCGTCGATGCCGGTCAACCTCCACCGGTTGACCGCATCCTGGACCGAGGACGGCACCTCGTTGTAGGTGTAGTCGCCGTTGCCACCCACGGAGATCGGCGAGCCGTCGGCGGGCAGGTAGGTGTGGTGCCACTCCAGGCCGAACCGCGAGGTCGGCGTCCAGCCGTCCACCGTGTCCTCGTGGACGACCGTGTAGGCGTACGTCACGCCGTTGGCCACCGTGCCCAGCGGGTGCGCCGTGGACGCCAGGCCGTATGTCGTCCCCGCGACCGACAGCGTGGACGGCACGGTCACGATCGGCCCGAACGGCAGCGGCACGAACACGTTGCTGGCGACCGGCCGCGTCTGGTCCGACCGCAGCCATGCCCCGGTGTACAGGTCCAGCGTCGAGACGGTCTGAAACACCTTGCTCTGCTTGAACACCAGCGCCGTCTGCGCCGACTGCGCCCGGGTGCCGCCGACGAAGAGGTCCACTCTGTTTGTGATGTTGTTCGCCGGGTCGTTCCGGCTCACCACCGGCAGGTACTGGTACGCCACCGTGAGCAGCTCACCGGCCGCAGGGAACGACGCCGACAACCCCGCGATCTGGGGCGGGTTCGCCGGAACCCAGGTGTAGTCGTAGTCCTTGATCAGCGGCGTGCCGTCGGACTTCGTCACCTGCACCGGCGAGGAGTAGATGTAGCGGGCGTCCGTGATCTGGCAGACCGTGTTGCCGCTGACGGGCACCTGCAGGATCTCCGACCGCGTCCGCGAGGAGCCGACGACGGACACCGCGTAGCAGTCGCCGTCGTCCAGTGCGACGCCTCGGTACATCTGCTCCGTCCCGGCCAGCGACCGGAACACCGTGGACTTCCAGCGGGTCCGCAGCTCCGAGTCGGTCTCCCGCGACATGCCAGCGGTCAGGGCCGCCGTGTTGGTGACGGTGTTGACACCCTGGATCGGGGAGGTGATCTGGGTAGCCATCCCGGCGCCCAGGTTGCCCTCGGGCCCGGCCGTCACGGCCTGGACCGGCACCGTGACCGAGGAGGCGCCCGGCATCAGCGTGCCGCCGACCACCGTGGTGACCACGATCGAGGAGTTCGACGAGGACGCGATCTCCGTGCCGACCGGGATGAACACCGTCGGGGTCAGGTCGCCGGTCCGGGAGAAGGTCACCGTTCCGACCGAGCGCCGGGCCGCGATCCGCGCGATGCCGAACAGCTGGCAGAAGGAGTCCAGGTCGGCGTCGGTCTTACTGTCGATGTCGTAGGCGTACGACAGCAGGTGGTTCTCCACGTACGCGTCCGCCAGCGACGCGGAGACCGCGTCCAGGATCTTCCGCGCCGGGGTGCCGATGGACGTGTCCAGCTCCGGGTCGGAGACCAGCAGCGCATCCCGCATCTGCGAGACGATGTCGTCCCTGGAAACACCCATGCGGCGCCCTCCTTCTCGTCACCCCTTGAGGGCGAGAGGGAGGCGCCGCACAGCAAAAGTCAGGTGCTCACCGTCCGCAGCACCCGGACCGTTCCGCCGGACTGCGTCTTCAGCGCGATCGTCACCTTGATCGTGTCGTACTGGATATCCGTGTTGATGGACTGCACCGACTGCACTACATCCTGGAAGCTGAACCGGCTCCGGGAGCCGGACAGAGCGTCGGCCGCGATCTGGGCCTGCTGGCCGTCCACGTACTGCTGGACCACACGCACGACCTCGGCGCGCACGAGCAGCTCCAGCTCTGGAGTCAGTGGCTCGCCGATGTGCGAGGCCAGCACCGACCCGAACTGCGGGTGGTAGGTGTCGTGGCCGTACGGCTCGGCGAGCGCGAGTGCCAGGTCCTGTCGGATACGGGCCGCGCCGGTGAGCGTCCGGTAGCCGCCGTCACCCAGTGCCAGGTCCCCGCCGACGAGCGCCAACGTCTTCATGAGCCACCTCCTCACCCCTTGCGGGCGCGGCACATTGCTCGAACACGGCTCCAAACGACGAAACAGGTGCCGATCATGCGGCAAGATAGGCCCCGACAACCCCGCCTAGGAGCTGAGAGCATGTCCAACTGGAGACACGAGCCGAAGACGGAGAAGGAACTTCGCCGCCTGATGGCCCCGGTTCAGTCCATCGTCAAGTGGGTCAAGACCCGTAGAGGCTTCATCATCGGGGTCGGCATCCTGAAGGGCGGCACCGGCAAGAGCACCTCTGTGCTCTACCTGGCCCTCTACTTCGCCCTGGTGCTGAACCTCAAGGTCGTGGTGGTCGACACCGACGACAACTCGCAGTCCATCGCCCGCTGGGTCGCCACGCACGAGGCGCTGGGCGACAAGATCCCCTTCACGCTGATCGTGCACCCGACCAAGGGCGCGGACGCCATCCCGCTCAAGAAGCGGCTGAAGCCCCTCAAGTCCGAGTACGACGTCATCATCGTGGACCTCGGTGGAGGCGACAAGGAGACCTTCATCGACCTCTGCGCGGAGGGGCGTCTGCTCTTCATGCCGAGTGCGCCGTCCGGGTGGGAAACGGACCGCATCCAGGCGACCCTGCAGACGGCCTCCCGCGCGGCAATCCTCAACACCGAGGGGCTCGACGTCTACAACTTCTTCGTGAAGTGCGACTTCAACAGCACCCTGCCCGAGGAAGAGCGGGAGGCGATGGCCGAAGACCTCAGCGACATCGACGAGGACTTCGTGCCGCCGCCGTTCCTCCACCCCTACTTCGACATCAGCAAGGCGCCGCACCACGTTCGGTCGTGGAACACCGTGCCGAAGAGGGCCGACCTGGAGGAGTGGGGGCTGCTGGTTCGCCACGCCATGAAGGGCATCATCGAAGAGGAGGACGAAGCCGCGTGAGCACCACCGCGAAGGACACCAAAGAGGGGAAGACCCCCGCTCCGAAGAGGTTCGGAGGCAGGGGCGCCACAGCCGCCGCCGCCCGCAAGGCCGTCGCCGAGAAGGCCAAGCCCGTGGCCCGCCGGGGCGAGAACGACCCGGGTGAGGACAATGGCCTCGGGGCCGCCGCAGCCGCCGCAGCGAGCGCCCCGGCTGTAGAGCCCCAGGTGCCGCACCAGGTTGCCTCGGCGCCCATCGAGGGGATCGTGCACCCTCGGGAGCCCGACGACCCCTTCCAGTACGTTCCCGCGCCGGACGACGTCAGCGACCTGCAGCACCTCGCCCACGCGGAACGCCAGATCCGCAAGATCGGAGAAGCGGCGGGAAACGGGTTCGCCCAGATCGAGACCGACTACTGGACCCTCACCGGCCGCTGGCTGGCCGAGGTCCAGGCGAAGGGCAGCTACAAGGCGGGCGGCCACAACTCCGTCGACAAGTTCGCCAAGGCGATCGGCATCGAACGGCACACCTACTACCGTGCGATCAAGCACCACGTCGTCTACACGGCGCTCGGCGGGCTGGTGACTGCTCCTCTGGCGCAGCTGGTCGTCGACCAGCTCTACAGCCTGGGCAAGGATGATCGCGACCTGCTCCGGACTGCGTACGTCGACCTCACGAATGACGGTCCGGTGACCGTTTCGGCAGTGAAGAACCTGCGCCGCCTGATGGACGCGAGCGAGCTGGCCGCCAAGGAGCCGAAGGCCATCGGTACCCGCGAGCCGCGCCCGGTCGCCGACCGGCTGAAGGAGGCTCGGGCCGCCGGGAAGATCGACCTGGGGCTCCTCAAGGAGCTGGTCACGGTCGACCGGCAGTCCGCCCAGGAGTACGTGGACGACATGAAGAAGAGGCTGGCCGAGGCAGAAGGCATGCTCACCGGCTGACCTCAGAGCTGTGACATGCATGTCACAGTTCCAGGAGGGCCCGAACCTGTGACATGCATGTCACAGAATCCGGGCCCTCCTTTTTTCATGTCAGGTCGACCCAGGCGGCGAAGCTCCACACCCCGTACGTGCGGTCGACAAGCCAGTCCTGGCCGACCACCGGCGTGATACCGGTGCGGTGGATGGCCGTGGTGACCTCCAGCTGCTGGCCCTCGGTGTCGACGCACAGGGCGAACTTCTTGTCCGTGAGGATCGAGCTGACCTTGACCTGCTTGACCGTCCAGCCGATCCCGTGCGTAGCGGCGTTCCCCGGACCCATCATCAGTTGCCTCCCGCCATCGGCAGGCCGAGCAGCCGCTTGTCCTTGTCGCCGGTGAGCCGGGCCGGGGCCGCGATCTGCACCGAGGTCTTGAAGTAGCCGCCCTCGCCGAACTTGAAGTCGTGCTGGACCGTGGTCACGTAGCCCTGGAAGTTGAAGGCGGGGAACTGCAGCAGCATCCCCGGCCACAGCTCCGGCATGAACGTCAGCGGGATGTTGGCCTGGTACTGGAAGGCGAACTGCCGCATGAAGAGGAAGATCGCCGAGAACAGTGCGGCCTTCGGGCCGATGAGGGCTGGCATCTGCTGGTAGTCCGGCCGGGCGCCGAACCGCTGCTTGATCCAGTCCGCGTACGCCTTCGCCTGCTTGTCTGTCTTGTCCATCCCGAACAGCGCCTTCCACACGCCCGGGAAGTCGATGGTGACGATGCCGGTGGTGAAGAGGGCGTACTGGGACAGGTAGCTGTCGGAGATGGACTGCTGCACGGTCCCCGTGGCCGGGTCGAAGAGGTTCCCGCTGACCGGCGACGTGACCACGAACTGGTGGGTGACCATGTAGTCGTCCGACCAGGACACCTCGAAGTCCTGCACCTCGATGGGCTGGATGACCATCTTGGCGGCCGTGCCCCACATCCCGTAGTAGTCCGGGTACCAGGCGATCAGGTCGCCGTTCGGCGCGGAGCAGAACGACCGCATCGACGAGTTGAACAGGTTCTTCAGGTACGGCAGCAGGGGCTGGTCGTTCAGCAGCGCTCGCGGACCGGCCAGGGACTGCGCCAGCGCGTAGTTCGGGTCGTTCTGCGCCGTGGAGATCGGCATCCACGCGTTGTCGCCAAACATCTTGTCGAACGGGTCCTTGGGGTTGTACCCGGGCGCATCAGCGCCGGTGGCCAGCTCGACCCCCGGGTCACCGCTCATGTCGTTGACGCCGCCGCTGGTGCCGTCCGACCCATCGAAGATGACCGTGCCCGCGCCGGTGGTGTACGCGACGCGCGGCAGGAAGCCGCCGTAGTCCCAGTACGACGGCGCCGACGGCGGGTTGATGCCGACGTCGTGCGGCTTGGCTCCAGCGCGGTGCGCGCCGACCGTGCTCTTGCCGTCGCCCAGGCTCATCTCCACGTGGTAGATGCCGCCCGGCGAGGAGCCCTTGAAGACCAGTGCGCCCGGCGTCGCCAGGGCCTTCGCCACCGTCACCTTCTTGCACACGCCGTACTGCGCGTTTGCCACGCGCGGCAGGTCGTACAACGAGCCCAGGGCGCGCAGGTACATGGCCTGCACGAAGCTGGAGCAGTCCAGGCCGGGCGGAGGGTTCTGCGACAGCACGCCCATCTGGGTGCCGCCGTACTGCTGCGTGTACGGAATGTTCGGGTACTTCTGGCAGAAGTTCACCGAGAGCTGGGCCAGGTCGACGCCGGAGATGGTGCCCTGCGGCTTCGTCTTGGAGTCCAGCTTGCCCCCACCCTTCTCCAGGTCCCTGACCATGGCCGTGGCGGGCTTCTCGTGCTTGGCGTACTCGTGCGGCGCGCCGGAGCGCTGGACGGTGTCGCAGACCTTCCACAGCTCCATGCTGTTGCGGTTCGTGACCTTGAAGAGGGCGTCGAAGAACTTCCCAGCCGCGTACCGGGGGTCGGTCACCTGCTCGTGGGTGCCCCAGCCCTGGGAGGGGCGCTGCTGGAACAGGCCCGCACTGTCCCGGTCACCGCCCTTGAGGTTCCGCAGGCCGGACTCCTGCATCGCCGTCATGATGGCGATGATGCAGTCGCGGGTGGAGCCGCCCTTCTCCTTGCCGACGTTGTAGATGATCGCGGCGTTGGCCTTCTGGTCCGGGTTGTTGAAGCCGCCGTACGTTCCGTTCAGCGAGCTGGCGTCCGCGCCGCTCGTGCCGCCGACGGACGCGGTACCGAGCTGATCCAGCAGGGCTCGCGCGATCTCGTCGGCGCCGGTGAGCTGGGCGTCGATCTGCTTGGCCAGGACCTCGATGACCGAGAACCAGTTGTTCGGGATGCGGGCGATGTGGGCCTTGGACTCCGGCCAGCCCACCACCTTCTTCAGCACAGTGAGCGCGACGTTCGTCATGCCACCGTCGGAGACCCCGGTGTCCTTGTTCGCGTCCACCAGGGCATCGCGCACCATGGACTGCGACGCTTCGGTGTGGGAGTCCCAGTACCAGTACTGCAGCCGCTTGAGCGAGCAGGACGAGGTCAGGTGGACGACACGCGGCCACGCCGTCACGAGCGGCACCTTGTTCAGGTAGCCGGTGAACACCTGCACCCACTTCAACCGCTTCATCTGCACCGAGATGCGGTCGTTCGGGGTCAGCACGCCGTCGTACTTCCGGCGGGCGTTCTGCAGACTGAAGTTGAAAGAACTGACGCCGTCCGAGCGGCGCGTCATCGAGCCCTCGACCAGGTCGTCCGAGACGTCGATGATCCCGTGCTTCTCCGTCGCGATGTAGACCTTCACGCCCGGGGCCAGGACGAAGTTCGGCACGAGACCACCTCCGCCCCTTGGGGCGAGTGGCAGACACAGGGACACGAGCACAACTACGCTGACCACGCATCGCACCCATGGCGGCCCGCCCGTGCTGATTGCTCTACCCGGGGCGGGCCGCTCAGTTCCCGTAGTCGTACCGCTCGTTCGGCGGGGTGCCCTCGTTGGGCATCGGGTTGACCGGGAGGTCCTCCAGCTGGCCCGGGTCGGAGCCGCCGTCCTTGCCGGGGTCGACGGTCTGGTAGTTGCCGGACGGGACCGCGTTGCCGCCGAGCTGCGTGCCCATGGGCCAGAAGTACTTCATCTCGGGGTCCTGGGCGTTCTTGAAGCTGCTCGCGGAGAGCGCTGTGACGTCCTGGGGCTCGCGGGTGCACTCGAAGGTGATGACCGGCGTCCAGACGACAGTGCCGATGGTGTCGCCCCACTCGAAGCCGGACAGGGGCACGCCCTCGCGGTAGAAGTTCCGGTTCGCGAGCATGACCCCCATGTCGGGGAAGGAGTCACCGGCGGCCAGGCCCGGGTTCATCACGAAGTTGGCGTAACCCTGCATCCAGTCGGCGAACGCCTTGCGCTCGCTGTACCCCTTGAGCAGCACCCGAAGGTAGAAGCGTGACGGGGTCGGCCGGTGCGGGTAGTACGCGCGGGCGTTACGGGAGCTGGAGGAGTCGGCGACCATCGTCATGCCGTGCCCGAGGACGTCGGCGCGGACCCGGAAGCTGGCGTTGGTCTTGCTGTCCTTGGGGTAGAACAGCAGGCAGTTCAGGCCCTTGCGGGTGTCGGCCATGGCTCACACCTCCTCGTCGGGATCCGGCACCGTCTCCTCGGTGTTCCGCAGCGGGTTGTGGGGGGCGTAGACGGGCGTGGCGAGCCGCTCGTGGTCGGCGGCCGACATGTCCGGGTAGAGGCCGTCGAGGGTCATCACGAAGCCGTTCATGGGGACGATGGCCTCCTGGTCGGCCCGCAGCGGCTGCGGCATGGAGATGGGCACGTCGGCGCCCCACTGGTTGGCCACTACTTGTCCTCCTTCTGACCCTTGTCGCTGCTCTTGTCCTCGGTGCCGTCGTTGAGCGGACCGTTGTACTCGGTCTGACGCCAGCCGATGCCCTCGCTGATACGGGCGATGTAGGAGGCGATGGCCTTCTCCTGGGCGGAGTCGACCGCGTTCTTCGAGGTGCCCGCCTTGACCAGCGAGTCGGAGCCCACCTGCACGATGAACAGCGTCAGCTTGTAGCCGTGGCTGTACTTCCCGGTGCGGTGCTCGATCGACGCCTGGCCGTCGATGTCGGAGACCTCGGTGAGATACACGCTCCAGCGCCAGCCGTGCGGCGGGTAGTTGAACACGGCCGGTTCGTGCATCTTGCCGGGCGTGCTGGAGTCCCGGGACTGGTGCTCCATGATGGCCCGGCACTTCGCGATGAACGCCTCATGCAAGCGCCAGCTGGCTCCGGCATGGTCCTTGTTGCCGTCCGGCGAGGGCCCGGCCTTGCGGTTCTCGCCGAGGTAGCCATTGATCGTGACGTCCCGCAGGGTCGCGCCGGTGATCTGCACGACCCTGCCGCCGACGGTCGGGGTGACCGACGTGTGGATGTCGAAGCCCCAGTCGATCGAGTCGGGGTTGATGCGGAACGTGATCTGGGGGCCGCCCGCGAAGCCGAGGGATGCGAGAGCCATGGTCTACTCCCCGCCGTAGCTGGGGTTGGACGCGTACGGGCTCAGTGGCGGCGTGGCGGTCGCGGAGGACCCGGCCACGCCGGTGGAGTCCAGGACGGTCAGCAGGCGCCGGGCCTCGGCCGACAGCGTGACCTCCAGCTTGTCCCGGCCCTTCTTGTCCTTGGTGGTGTGCTCCTTCTCCCACTTGGCGTACGTCTCGCCGGACTTGTCGGTGCCCTTGGCTTCCTTGGAGAAGTCGCGCAGCGGGTCGACCTTGTCCTTGCCGAGGATCTCGGAGACCGTCTTGCCCGCCTGGTCGCCCTCGACGACGACGGCCTTGCCGGACGCCAATTCGTTGCGGTGGTTCTTGATCGCGTCGGCCAGCGACACCACCCGCTTGCCCGACTTCGTGGTGACGGCGACCTTCGTCTTGTCGTCACCCTTGATCTTGTCGAGCAGGTGGTAGACGACCGGGTCCTCCTGGCCGCCGTTCTTGTCGTGCCACTTCTGGTACGCGTTGTAGGCGTCCGAGTTGTGCCCGCCGAAGCCCAGGAAGTCGCCGGACTTCTCCTTGTCCAGGTCGCCGAGGATGGACTTGCCCGCGTTCGGGCCTCGGTCGTCCTGGGTCTGGCGCATGTTGTTGCCGACGCCGGTGGAGACCGCGTTCTCCTTGCTGGCAGTCTTCTGGGCGGCCTTCTCCTTGGCCGTCATCTTGTGCGTCGTCTCGGCGGTGCCCTTGTCGTTGTACTGCTGCACGAGCCAGAAGGCGGCCTTGACCGGATCGTTGGCCAGCGTGCTCTGCCCGGAGATGGCGGCGATGACCTGCGCCATCGCCGGAGAGTCGTTGGGGTAGAACTGCCGGATCATCTGCTCGGCGATCTGCTGGACAACGTCCTCGTTGAGATTGCCCGCGCCACCGGCCTTGGAGATCTGGTCCTTGATCCAGCCCTCGACGCCGGGCTTGAGCACGGCGCTTGCCGTTGCCTGGTCCAGCTTCGCGTCGGCGGCGCCCTTGGACGTGACGCCGGACGTCAGGTACTGCGAGACGCTCATCCCGGACATCGAGGCCGCCATGTAGGCGTGGTTGAGCGTCAGGCGCCCGGAGACGTCCACGTCCTGGTAGGACCGGCCGTAGGAGTTCTTCGTCTGCTGCTCCAGGGACGCCACGTCCGCCGAGGAGGAGCCGTAGCCCTGCTTGATCGCCTGGTCCATCAGCTGCGTGAACTCGGCACGCGCTGACTGCGCGTTGACCCCGGCCTTGCCCGCGCTGTCGGAGACCGCGTTCAGGGCGTTGCTGAGGTCGTTGAGCGACCCGAGGGCGTTCTTGGAGTTGACCTGCAGCTGCTGCAGCGACTCGTCCACGGTCTCACCGCGACGTGTCTTGCCGTGGTAGATGAAGTTCAGTGCGTCCTGGCGGCCGACGCCCCCCTCCACCTTGGAGTTGTAGCCCAGCTTCGTGACGCCCTTGAACGCCTTACGGGCCTCATCGGAGGACAGCACACCGAACGTCGACCAGCGGTACAGCTCCTCGGAGGCGCGTTCGCCGAACCCGTCGAAGTTGGAGCCGCCCTCGATCGACTGGTAGTAGGCGTTCTTGTCGCGCTGGCTGCGGACCTCGGCCGGGATGTCGGTGGCGGCACCGATGGCGGCGCCTGCCACGGCGCCCCAGGGGCCGCCGATGGCCGCACCGACACGGGGCAGCATCGACTTCGTCCAGGAGCCGATGCCCGAGGCGTGGCCTCCGCTGCTGCCCGGGTGTGACGGCGCGACAAGGGGGCCGCCGTAGCCCGGCATGGGGCCCGTGTAGGTGTACGGCATGTGCGGGTGGCCGTACGGGCTGTACGGGTACGGGTACGGCGGCAGCGGGGTCGCCGGAGTCGGCGCAGGGGTCGGCGGCGTGGGGCCGGGCGGCGTCGGACCGCCAGAGCCGGAGCGGCGGTTCTGCGGCTGGTTGAGCACCACCTGGCTCAGGAACTGCGCGGCTGTCTGTTGCAGCCACTGCGCGTTCGGCGCGACCGGCGTCGGAACCTGGCCGCCCAAGAGCGCCGTCGGGTTCAGCACGTTCTGCCGCGCCTGCCGCAGGGCGTTGGCCGTGCTCGACGGCAGGTTCTGCAGCGTCTGGTTCTGGTGCAGCAGGGCCTGCAGTTGCATAGCCACCGACTGCAGAACGCCTGTGAGGCCGCCCGGCGGAGTGCTGCCGCCCGGGGGCGGCGTAGGGGTCGCCATTACTGCCACTCCCGATCGAATCCGTCGTCCATGTCCGGCACCGGCGGCTCGTCCTCCGGCTCCTGGTCCCCGGACACCTGCACCCGCGAGGTCGAGAGCGCCTGCTGCATGCGCTCCCAGTCGTCGGTCGAGCCCTGCTGCCAGCTGACGGCGGAGTAGTCGTAGTCGACGTCCTCGTCGTCCGGGACGTCAGCGGCGTCCCTCGGCCACAGATCGGTCGCGTCCACGCCCGCAGCCACCAGAGCGAACTTCAGCTGGTCCTCGAACGCCTTCTCGTCCTGGTCGGTCGCCTTCCAGCCGTCAGCGAGGATGAGCAGCTCAAGACCGAACTGCTGCACCCGAGACAGGTGCCGCCCCGACAGCAGCCCCCGCCGCTCAGCGATCCGCAGACGGCGCTCCAGCCACGGATCTATGCGGCCGGGGCGAACGCTTTTCCCATGGCCTCGACGACCTGAGCGACCGTGTCCTCCAGCTCCAGGTAGCGCTGGAAGACCTGGTTGATCGTCGGCTGGTACCAGTTGGCCTTGACGTAGGCGAACCGCCGGTGCGCCCACTCGGCCAGCTGCTGGTCCTCCCCGATCGGCGTGGGCAGCTCCTCGCCGTCGACCGTCACGATCGCCATGGCCACCACGGCCGCGACGTACGCGAGCTGCTCGCCACCGTCCTTGTACCGGGCGGTGACCTGAGCGACCGCCAACTGCTCGTCCACACCGAGGGTGCGGATGGTGAACTCGTGCCCGAGCCAGGAGAAGCTCTCGGTCAGCGAGCCGAGGAAGGCGAGCCCCTCGAACGCCTCGGTGTAGCGCTCGTCGAAGCTGGGCAGCTCCGTACCGTCCTCGGCCTGCAGGGTCGGCTTGGCCTCCGGCGTGGCGGCCTTGCGGCCCGGCCGGTCGGCAGGGTCGAAGGTGCCGTAGGTGTCCGTCATCGCTCGCTCCTGGTCAGCGCAGTCGGGTGGAGTGCGTGTACGCGGCGACCACAGGCTTGGCGACGTCCAGACCGCCGACCGTCAGGGTGTCGCCGTCGGCGATGTCGACGATCGTCACGTTGTGATAGATCTTGCCGCGCCACTTCGAGGGGTTGGCCTCGGTGCCCGGCGGCTTGATGATCGTCTGCGCCGTCACGTAGTTCGGACTTCCGGCCAGCCGGTCGAAAATCTCGACGATGTTGTTCGTGCCGGACAGTCCGGCCAGCTGCTCCCAGATCGCCTGGTTCCACAGCTCCTGGATCGTCATCTGCAGCGTGCCGCCGCCCAGGACGCGGGAGGTCGCGATCTCAACCGGTGTACGCGAACCGAGGGGCTGGATGAAGCTGTACGCCTGCCCCTTGTCCGACCAGGCACGCTGCCCGGAATCCTCCACCGAGTTGAGGAACGCGATCGGCTTCCCGGCGTACACAAACGTGCTGTAGCCGGAGCCGGTGACGCGGACCTTGCCTGCAGGCATTGCTCACCACCCCATCCGTAGGTCTCACCCACTGGTGCGGGATGGGCGGCCACGGACAGCAGAGGACCCCCGGCGCCCTCACACCGGGGGTCCTCCAGAAGCGCGGCAGGCGGCCCGTCACAAGCGCCTGCCGCGCGGGCTCAGGCGGTCTGGTCCGTCTCCGTGGACGTGTCGCCGGTCGTGAGGTCGACGGCGAACTTCACGACGACGTAGTTCATCGGGATCGGCGGCTTGTAGCTGAAGGTCCCCTCGATGACCGACGGGTCCGCCGACTGCTGCCGCACCTGCGCGTTGGCGTAGGAGACGATGATCGCGTCGGAGACCGCCTGCTCCAGCAGACCGATCAGCGCCGACTTCACGTTGATCGTGGTCTCGGCCGTGATCGGCTCACCGATGAGCCCGGCGTTGGACATGCCGACCTGGATCATCTGCAGCAGGACG